TGTCTCCCGTATATTAAATTCTCCATAAACTTTGCAGTCTTTTGGTATTTCTGTAATCTGTGTTTTTTGAATTAATAAATTTCCCATAACTGTTAATCTATTTGGTAAAGTAGTCGCATTAGTTTCAGAAAGATTTAAATTATGTTTAACAAGTAATCCATCAGGTAATGTTGGTGCTAATTTATTTGGATCATACTCTAAATTATCTACTATGATTTTATCAGGTAAATCTTTATTGTTTTGTAAATAAATTGTATCTAATATTTGATAAGTATTCTTAGTCTTAAATATAATAAATCCATACCTCTCTAATTCACATTCTTTTAAATTTAATGAAATATATTTAGAATTAACAAAATCTAAAAAGTAAGGTCTATATTTTTCAGCTAATTGTGTATTATTCTTTCCTTGAACTTGAGGAATTGTTTTATAAGATGTAGAATATTCAACTGTAATATGAGGTATATTCTTTGAATCTCTTAAACTGTAAATACAAGTATACCCATCTCTAACTCTTTTCCAATAATCAGCAACGCAATGATTCATATTAGCTCCCTCATAATCGAGAGCTCTTGCACTTAATAGTTTAGCCCAATACATTCCATCATCATATTTATGTATTATTTTTATCTTACCATCTTCAGATTTATGGCGATTTGCTAAATATTCATCCCAAGCTTTTACTTGTTTAAACACTTCTTCAACTGCCATATTAGAAACATTATTTGTCCGAGTATTTAAATAATCTATTATATGGTCAAGATTAGTTACATCTGATACTATTACTTTGTAAATCTTTTCTTTATCAAATTTTTCAATTAGCCATTTAGGAGCTTCTTTAGGTATACTATTTAATATATTTAATTCTGCTTTATTAATTAACCAATTTGTATAGTTAGACTTTACCCATTTAACTACGTTAGCATTGGCTGCACGTTTGACTATATTTTCTAAATAATCTTCAGTACGCTTTGTAAAGTATACGTTTCTGCTTGTTATTTCAATGTATTTCATATGGCCCCTATAATAATTTTATTGGAATAGTTTTTGGTGCATCAATTAGATAATCACAATCTCGTGTTGTTTCAATTATATTTATTTTTGTACCTCTATGAATCCATAATCGTTTATTCCTCATTTTTGTAACTACTAAACTATTAGTAACTAAATCTCTTGGGATTTCTGTTATATACCCACCTGAAATACTAATATAGTTATCAGCTACTAAACCTTTTGGCATATCTAAACCTGTATTAGTTAATGATAAGAATTTAACATGCATATTATCTGGTAACTCACATACAGGACAATTACTAATATCAATTGTTGCACCTTCAAACTTATTAAAGGGTTTAAGAATTTCACTAAAAATAAGTTCTAATTTATTTACTTTTAATGTATCAGGCATATAAATTTTAGAGTTATTAATAATTAATTGATTTGCTTTAAATGTACTTGGAAACGTAACATTATTTTTATAAAGAGATAAAATACTAACAGCAAGATCATTTGGAATTTGGTTAAGATTTTTACAAAAGGATATTTCTAATTCAGAAACTTTTAATTTTTTAGGTAGTTGTTTAATTGGAGCATTTTTTATTCTAATTCTTTTACATGATAAATTATCGGGTAAGGTAGTTAACTCACAATCATGAGCCTTTAGTTGTTTAATCTTTGCTCCATTAGGAATTTCAAGTATTTTGGTATTAGAAATATCTAAATCCTCTATTTCTAAATCACTAGGTAATTTAGTTACATTTGTTAAACCAAGATCTAATCTTTTACATTTAATTTTATTAGGTAGTTGACTTACACTAGTTGAACTTAAATCTAAATCTTTTTTATTATCAATATCTAAGTTTAATTTAGTTATCTTACTTCCACTTAAATTTAAGTTACCATCAACTTTAAAATCTTTAGGTATTTCTTCAATTGAAGTTACTGCTAAATCACAATCACCCTTAATTACAGTATTTTTACCAACAGAGGTACATTTACTATATTTAAGTATTGCATTACCTAAAACTGTTAAGTTATCAGGAAGTGGTTCTTCATCATAATATGCAAAAAAGTTTCCTTTAATGGTAGTATTATTAGAAATAGTACATTCTGATTCTCGTATATCTAAATGTTGATTAAATACCATATTTGGAGGGAATTTAATTTTTGTATCTCGTATAAGAACATTACCTTTTACTTGCACAGTATTAGGAAAATCATTAACTACACAACTATCAATAGTTAGATTTCCACCAACTTTTAAATTAGCAGGAAATGATTTAAATTTGCAACCCATAAGTATTAAATTATGTTTTATAGTTAAATCATCAGGAAAAGTTAATTCATCATAATTGAAATCTATATCTAGTGAATCAATTACGATACCAGAAGGTAAATTATTTATATTAAATAATTTTGTTTTTCCTTTAACTTTTATAAATATGTATCCTGAATCTTGAAGATTACTAGGTAAAATCTTTAAGGAAGTATTAACAAAATTTAGAAAGAGTTTGTCATATTTTAATGGTAATTTTGTATTTCCCTTAGCTCTAACCTGTACGATAGTTTTATTTGGAACTGAATATTCAACTGTAACATGAGGTATATTCTTCTTATCTCGTAAGCTGTAAATATTTGTATTACCAGAAGATACTTTAGTCCAATAACCGCCTACACAATGGCCCATATTATCACCTTCATATTTCAATGAAGGTTCGTTCAATAACTGAACCCATTTATACCCAGAAGAATATTCTTTTATTATTTTTATTTCACCATCTTTATTATTCTTTTTCTGTTTTAATTCTTCATCCCAAGCATCAACCTGCTTAAACACTTCAGTTACAGACATATTAGCAACATTATGTGTTAATGTATTGAGATAATCAATTACATGACTTAAATTATTTAAATTTGGGCGAGAAACTTCAAAAATGTCTTCCTTACCGAATTTATCAACTAACCATTTAGGTGAATTTTTAGGTAACTGACGCATTTTAAACAATCTAGCTTTGTTTGTCAGCCAGCTACGATAATTGGATTTTATCCATTTAGCCACGTTGGCATTAGCTGCTCTATCTATCATTTCCTTTAAATATTCTTCAACGTCCGGATTAAAATAGACATTTCTTGAAAGTATTTCTATATATTTCATGCTGCTCCTTATACAATTTCGATTTTTACACTACTTAAATTTGTTATTAAACTCATATAATCTTCATTTCTTACTCGTATAAGTTTAATCTTTACATCCTTAGGTATAGTTAATGGTTTAGTTAATTTAGTTAGATATAATAAATAAGCTTCCATATCATTTGGAATTTCTGTAATTGGAACATTTATTAAAACAATATTTTTCGCTTTTAAATTACTAGGTAACTTTTTTAAAGTTACCTTTTCTAATTCTAATGTAGTTAAGGATAAATCATTTGGTAATGAATTTAGTGTACTATAACGTATAATTACTGATTTACAATCAACTAAAATGTCAGGAGCTTTAGAAATTTTACAATTACTAATTGTAACTAATTTAGCAGATAAATTATTTGGTAATTTTAAATCAGTTAAATCTTCTAAGTTAAGTGTATGAGTTTTAAATGTGGTTGGAAATTCTATAGCACCTTCATATACTTGTAAGGATTTAACTTTTAAATCTTGCGGTATATGTGTAATTTTACATGATTCTATATATAACTCAGATACTTCTAATTCTTTTGGCAAAGTTTTCATAGGTAAATTTTTTAGTGTAATTCCTGCACATTTAATACCATCTGGTAATTTAGATAATTTACTGTTGCTACATAAAAGTTCTCTAAATTTAGTTTCATTAGATATTTCAGGAATTTTTGTATTATTTATACTTAATATATTAGTAGATAATTTTGGTAAAGTTGTAATAGGTGTATCTGAGACATTTAGACGTTTGCATGTAAGGTTATCAGGAAGTTGTTTAATATTAATACTTTGAAAATCTAAATTAGCATTTTTACCAAATTTTGGTTCAATTGTTTTTATTGAACCCCTATAAATGCTTAAAGTTCCAACTTTAAATGTACTAGGTAACACATTCACTTCTAACTCAGAAAATTCGCAGACTTTAGTTATTGTAACATTTTTACCTATTCTTTTTATTCTAGTATTAAAGTCTGCACAACCATTAACTGTTAAATTATCAGGTATAGATTCAACTTTTTTATTAGTTATAATTAAATCTCCATTAATTGTAACATTCTCTGATATAATCACATTGTATAAATCAGCCGTATTATAAGTTGCATAATTTGGAGGTATAACAATATTATTTGACGGAGAACATATTATTTTAAGTAAACCCCGTACTATTAAATCTTTTGGAATTTCAGTAATTTTACAGAATTTAATTTTTAAATTTCCGTTAACAACTAACTTATTAGGTAATTTAGTTATATTAATATTCTCAAGAATTAAATTATGTAAAACTGTCAAATTATCTGGTAGTATTAATTCTCTATCATTATCTTCATTATCATTATCATCGTCATCCCATTCAGAAAAATTAATTGTATCAATAGTTGAATTTTCAGGTATATTATACATACTACATATTTCAGGTTTTCCATTTCTTGTTATAAAAGTATATCCAGAGTCTTCTACGCTACTTTTGTTAAGCTTAAAATAAGTATTAGCAAAATGCAAAAACATTTTATCATATTTTAAAGTTAGCTTTGTATTTCCTTTACCCCGAACCTGCTGTATTATATTTTTCTTCGGTTCATACTCAACTGTAACATGAGGTATATTCTTAGCATCGCGCAGACTATAAATAACTGTTTTACCAGATTTAACAGCATTCCAATAACCACCAACACAATGGTTCATTTTAGAACCTTCATATTTTAATGAACGCTCGTCAAGCAATTGAACCCATTTATATCCATCAGAATATTCATGTATTACTTTTGTTTTTCCATCCGTAGATTCTTTTTGCTTCTTTAGTTTCTTATCCCAATCTTCTACTTGTTTAAACACTTCAGTTACAGACATATTAGAAACATTATCAGTACGAGTATTTAAATAATCTATTATATGACTTAATTTATTTAAATAATGAAGCGGAATAGTAAAAATTGGTTCCTTTTTATATTTGTCTTGCAACCATTTAGGTGCATCATTAGGTAATTGACTTAAAGGAAGAAGTTCAGCCTTGTTTGTTAACCAATTACGATAATTAGAGGTTAGCCATTTAACAACATTAGAGTTATCACATTTTAACTTCATTTCATGAAGAAATTTTTCATTATCTTTAGAGAAATATACATTTCTCGCAGTTATTTCTACATATTTCATTTATACTCCCTTAATTATAATATTGATGGGATAGTAATTTCTCTAGCAGGTATATGAGTAATAGTAACACAGCATTGTACTGTTGAATCAACTGCAATAACAGTAAATGTTCTAATAAATACATTATAAGGAGCTTCTTTATTTGGAATATATTTACCATAAGGACTATGAAAATTAGCTTCATTAAATGTTCCTATAGTAAAAATGGGACTCCTGACTATTTCTAATTCAGGAGTCCCACTATCAGGAAAATACGAAGATACGATTGAGCGTATGTACGCATTCTCCTGTTCTTCAGTTAAATTATAGGAGTTCATCCGCAATCTTATTTAAGCATAATGTAATAAATTGTGTAGACTGTTTATCTGAATTAGATAATGATATTTTAGGAGTACGAGAACCTTCACCTTCACCATTACCTGTAGGTGCAGATAAAGTAAAGATAATGTCCCCATAACCATTTAATTTAAAATCATACAAAGGAACAAAGGGTAAAGTTTCATCATACTGCTTATCCACTTCTTCAATGGACTTGGCATGTTTCTTCAACATTTTATAAAACTTGCTGTCACCATCAAACTTCTGTACATTTGAAACGCCATCTTCGGCTGCAACCATAGCTAGTTTGGCAACAGTTGCCGGGACAATAACTTTCATGTTTGACTCCTTTTTGAAGTTAATCTAACGTAATAAATAAATTAAATTTAGCAACAAATCCATTAACTCGCTTCATATTAGTTTTTGTACCGGGTTTAGGAAGCATTAATTTATTAACAGCTTTAATAGGCTTCTGAAGTTTAGCAATATTAATCTTACTCAATTGTTTAGTTACCTCATCTGCTGATTTAGTAGTAGATAACACAACAGTTACTTCAAAGTAACAAGACTTTAAAGGAGATTTAGATGAAGCTTCTCTATTAGAAGTTTTATTTGGCATAGTAGTTGTTTTAAACTGTACTGTTATATCTTCTATTTTAACTTCTTTATTAGTCATAATAGCTTTTCTAAGATTAGTAACATTTGTTTTTACTGCATTAGATATTTCTTTAATCTTAGCTGCAACATCATTCATTTTAATCTGAGTATATGTATTCGCAAATATATCAAGATTTAAGTTAATTGCACTAGTAACTTCAACTTTTTCAGCAGCTAATTTAGCAACTGAAGCTGGAACCATAATTTTAGCCATGTTTTGCTCCTTTGTGTGGGGTAGAAGTTTTAGGATGTGATATTTTATGTGAAGTAGGTGACTTCATTTTCATACCGTGACCCGCTCGCTTTTCAGGTTTATCATTATCCTCTTCATTATTTTGATGAATTTTGCTAAGTTTATGTTTAATCTTTAACTTATCTTTAATACTTGTTTTCTTAGGGCCACCACCAGGTACACCAGCAGTGACAGTTCCAGTATCACCATATAATTTTCTACGAGTTTTCCATGATTTAAGAGCACGTTTAATACGTTCGCTCTTACTCATACTTTTAGCACCCTTTTTAGCCGCTTTAGATCTTGCAGAATGTCCAGATTTCTTAGCATTCTTTTTACGAAGCGCAGCTTCTTTCTTTAATTCAGCAGCAGTCTTCTTCTTTATAGGGTTCTTTTGCATAAGTTCCTCCTAGATTTTTTACTTTTCTTCCAATCTTTTTTAGCTCGTTCTTGTTTCTTTCTCATGGGTTTCCTACCTTAGTAAAGGGTTAATACTTCTCTAGCTGCATCAATAATTTTTTCATTTTATTTCTCCTTATTAAGTATATACTTAAACTGCTTACTTTTGCTTAACTGTATTAAGAAGAGGTCTGATTGATATATTATATTTACCTTGTTTATTCTTAAATACAGATAAATACCAATTTTTTGGTGTATATGGTAAATCTTTAAATGGAGAAATATAAGTTGTACTAGTTGTTATTCCGCCAGTATTATTAGCACTCATTTAATCCTCCAAAGTTTCAAGTATTTTAAAGGGTAATGGTGAATCTGGAAAGAAAGGGGCAACTAAATTCATATGAATAAGATAGCATAATTCAAATAATAAAGTATGAAACATATTTATTCCAATAACACGATATACATAATCTTCTGCATCTTCAATTGAACAATAGCAAGTGGCAAAGTAAAATTTAACTTTATATTCAGCCCAATTTGGTATCATTATATCTCCTTAATATAAAAAAGCAGGGTAGGTAAAGCATAGTTACTTTACCTACCCTGCTTTACTGCTTTCGCGGCGCCCAGAGTGGACTACTTCTTGGTGGTCTTTTTCTTGGCCGGGGCCTTCTTCGCAGGCTTCTTGGCGGCAGCAGGCTTCTTGGCGGCAGCAGGCTTCTTGGCGGCAGCAGGCTTCTTGGCCGCAGGTTTCTTAGCGGCAGGCTTCTTGGCAGCGGGCTTGGCGGGGTTCTTCGCTTCACCCTTGCCGCCGTCAACACGACCAGACGCGCCGTACAGCTTTTTGCGGGTCTTCCACGCCTTTTCAGCGCGCTTGGAGCGTTCGCTCTTGCTCATGCTTTTCGCGCCCTTTTTGGCGGCTTTGGACTTGGTCTTGTGTTCAGGAGATTTGGCGTTCTTCGCCTTGGTCTTCTTTTCCTTAGCCACATCGGCCTTCGTTTTCTTGACGGCCTTCTTCTTGGGAGCAGCTTTCTTTTCAGCCATGATGCTAACCTCGTTGAAGTTAAATATTGCGATAGATTAAAACTATCGTGAAACGGTTGTTGCCGTTTTTGTATATACTTAAACTGTATAAAAATGTAAAAAAGTGTTCATATTTTTTATGAATTTGAGTTAGAAAGTAATTTACTACTAAGCATAAGCAATTTATTTGCTTGATTTGGCTGCATTCCTGCTGCTCCGACCATAGAAGCGCATATTCCAGATAATATAAGCTTATTTGATTCTATAACATCTGTAGTTGTAGCAGCGTTTGATGCCACTGTCTGCATACGCTGTACAGCCCTTAATAAGAAAGAGTTCATATCAACCTTAGTTGTATTACGGACGCTTTCTATAGTAGTTTTCTTTAGCTGTTTTCGTATCTTTTTAACTTGTTCTGGTGTTATTTTAAAGTTTTTATCTACTTTAACTATCTTATATAGAGAATCACTAGGTATTATATAGTATTCATCTAGTATATCTTGTACAAGTATATCTTCTTTTGTAATCTGTATAACAGTAACAACCTCATATTTATCTAATATTATATCAGGTAATATACATTTTGTATCTTTTAAAAGTTTTATACTTGTACCTATATTCATATTAATAACCAAAGGTGAAGATCACACTGATACCTTTGGAATCCTCACCTAAGTTTTCTATACTAACAAATAAGTTATTAGGTACTTGGTTCATATCATGATAAAAGAATAAAGGTTCTTGAGATACATAACTAGAAATTTCATTTCCAAATTCTTGCTGTATAATTATATTACGAGGATGTGGATTTTTATTATCGGCTTTATATACATCCTGTTCACACAAAGTTACTTTAACTTTACTACTAAATGATCTAACACGAACCGCACATAATGTACCTTGCATATCTATAGGAAGAGGAATAGAATATACACTTTCACCAGCAGCAAGATTAACAAATACTTCTAGATGTGAACGTCTATAGTCACATGAAGTTAATCCTAAATTTTTTACCTGCCAATTTTTATTTGTAGTAGCATTGGATTCAGTATAAGAAGAAGTAGGAGTTGCTGGTTGATTAAATTTATTGTCCATTGTTCCCATTAGTTTTCTCCTTTGGTTCAGCTTGTATATCGTATTTATCCAAAGCTCTATTTAGCAAAGCATTATTATCTTTTAATCTAATAATATTTTCAGTTAATCTATCGACATTATCATTGGAACCTATATGCTGATTTGGGTCTAGTTCAAGAAGATTGGGTGGGCCGGGTCTTTGAATTTTGTGTGTGCCATACGATGGATAATACTTTACATTTGAACAACCAAATAAACTACTTAGTATTAGGAGAAGAAGCAGGTTTCGCATTGTTTAGCTCCTTATTTATTTCCTGAATATAACGTGTACTTGTTTCCATATCAACTACAGTTGGTTCGGAAGACACTGGGACAGATTTAGCATTACGGTATCTGTCTACACGTTTATCACAATCACTGCGTATAGTTTCAACTTTAGTATTTAATGTTTTTACATCATTTTCATATGAAGTAATTATTCCATCCGTTTTTAATTTAAAATCATTTGTATCTACAACAACTTTTTCTAATTGAGATTTAGCATCAGCTAAACTAGCAGTTAAATCTTTAATTTCTCCAAGACTATTATGATATAGCCAACCAACAACACCTAAAGCTACAAGTAAGCCTACTACAATATAATTTTTAAAATTAGTAAATAAAGTGGAAACAAATGAAAACATTTATTCACCATCAGATTTAAAGAAATTATATATTCCTGTACAGACTTTACCAACAGTAGGAGCAATTAAATTTATAGTATCAATAATAGAAGATATTTTGCTATCATTTTTTGCTTTCACTGCTTCCTTTAATTCATCAATTGCAGCTAAAACTTGCTTATTATCTGTTAACCCTTTTACTTTATCAAGGTCATTAAGAGTTTTATTAATTACATTATTATCATTGTAAGATATTTTAGATTCTATATTTGTATCTCTACCCGAAGAAATACTTCCTATATGAGTTGTCATGGTTTGGCTCCTTCTTATTTTATATTTGTATCTTTATCAGATTTAACACTACCAACAACAGTAATATTATTAGGATTATTATATTTTATATCTTTTAATGACGATAAAATTTCATTAATCGCAGCGATATTTTCATTATCTGAAGAGTTCATACATATTAGAGTTGTGCAAAGTCTTTCAAGTACATGAGAAATAACTTTTAAACTGTTTGTAGTATCAGCGACTACAGGATCAAGTCCAAATAATTTTAATTTTATTTCAGAACATAATTGATAGATATTAGCAACTACCTTTACAAATTTTTCCTGTTTCTCAATTAATTGTTTTTGGTAGGTTATTTTTTCTTGTTCAAGACGAATTTTTTCTTGTTCAAGTTGACACCTATTATTTTCAATACGAATTTTCTTTTCTTGAGCCGCTAATAATCGTGCAATCATTTCCTGAGTACCTTGCAGTGATTCAGGAAATGAAACAGACTCCATATCTTTATCTTCGTCTTGGTTACTCATACTACCTTCCAACGCAAAAGATAGGCCCCTTTATTTTGAAGCTACTTTCATTTGCTTTAATTGTTTAAAATTTCGTATTTCTCTATCATATAATTGTTGAGATGCTTGATTTTCTATTTCCATAAATTTTAATAATGCCGTATGCATTTCTTTTACTTCCTTACGGGTTTGTTCTGATTGTTCTAAATTTAAATGAATAGTTAATATGAAGTTAACAATATTTGAAATAAGCTGAATTATATTTTTATCTACAGTTTTGATTAAATCCGGATTATAAATACTAAAACTTATTATTCCATATACATCATTTTTATAAAATATTGGGGCTATTATTTTAGCAACAACATTAGTTGTTACCCATCTATTTTTTAATACTGGATTCTTAATATTATCTTGATATAAAATATAATAAGGATAATCTACAATATATGGTTTGTATTCATCATATGAAATAATTGCACCAACATCCTGGGGATAATCTACATTCTCTTTCCAAAGGGAAGTTAATTTTAATTCGGTATCAGATATTTTCCTATAAAAGCATGCGCAGTTAGAATGTAGAACTTTAGCTGTAAATTTTAGAACTGTTTCAATATCAATTGATAATGTAGTTTTGGACATGTAACTATCAAATATTTGAATTAAACTAGTTAACCTTTGTTCAGATGATTCACCTTCATTATTTAATTTAGGTGAACCTATACAGTACCAATTTCCATCATTGTTTAAAAATATGGCACATTCTAAATATCTAGTTTTTGCATTATTCAAATATAATTTGGGAATATATTTATATTGTTTTATTTTAAATAAATCTAGTGTTTTATTATGCAATACTATATTTTTAAGCACTGCTTCTTTTAGAAAATCTTTAGCTAATTTGTTTTTATATAATATTTTCATATTAGAGTTAAATGTAAAAATAATAAAAGGAAATGAATCTAATAAAGATTTCTGTAAATTAATATATTTAAAGGAGTTTTTGGTTTTGACTGAAACAATTAAGATTGAAACTAATAGTAGTAAAAATAATATACGAATGTCTGATATAATCATAAAACTCTCCTGCTATGAAGCGCACACCAATGTACCTTTGGCATCTCTGTTAGAAACAACTTGAGTTGAGATATCAATTGTACTGGTGTTCACAGCTATAACTTTAACCAAGCGGCCTAGTTCCAAGTTTGTGATGGCCGGGATTACTATACCTGTTGAGAGTAATGTCTTGTCTGTTAAAGATTGAAGTTTTTCTGCTAATGCTGCTATTAATGCTAAAATATATGGATGTGATGTTGGATCTAAATTATGAGTTTCAATTGCATCAGCTAACTTCTTAGCCCAACTTGGATGGGCATTAGGATCATTATTATGGTCAAATATTTCTTGAGCCTGTGTATATTTAAATACAAGTAAATCAACCATATCAAGATTCTGAACAGCAATTTGCAGCCTTAATTTAACTGTACCAGAGGGATCATATATTGCATCACCTTTTGATTGACCAATAGCCAATAAAAAGGGTTTGTTATTTTCATCTAAAGCTGTAATATAAACTTCTCGTATATAATTTGGATCTACAGTAGCATTAGGAGGGATAGTACATAAAAATTCAATTGTGTGAACATCAATAACAATTCTTCCGCTTATTTCAGCAGAAAACCAAGTATTATTCATAGAATCATAAGTTCTAGTAGCTAATAAATCACCAATAGTATCACTTACTGCAAAACCTGTAGGATAAATGTGCCAGCCACCATTAGAAGCAGCTTCAATGCATTTCATTAATCCTTCATTGGTTATTAAACCAGCAATTGCCATATGTATCTCCTTGCTTAACTAAGCAGTAATTTTGGTGCAGAATCAATTACTAAATAATTAGCACCATCATTTATTAATTTAAATGTACATCCTGGTGCTAAGGATAAGTTAGATATATCATTTAATAATGTCATTTCACCCCTAACATTTATCATTTTATCACCATTATTATAAATCTCACAGTTCCATCCTTCTTTTTCCATGTTTGGAACCGTGATGGTTATTTCGTTTGTACATGAAATAACATTATTTAACATATCTATTGTTAATCTAAAATCAGAGGTTTTATATTGAAGTTTTGTATAAAAAACACACAATGATGGATCTATAGCCGTAAAAGTTAATTCTAAATTAGAGCTACCATCCCAAGGGTCAGATTCAGTAACACAACCTGTAGATTTAACTTTAATTGCAGTTTTTAATTTACCTGTTGTATCTGAGTAAGAAATACTACCATCAATGTTTAAGTTCTTTGCAGAACATATAAGTAAATATCCAGTATTCACATCATTTAATTTTGTGTCATCTTGTACAAAATAAACTAAATTTTGATTAACTACAACTATATCACCATTTTGAACATCCTGAATTGTAAGTGCAACTTGTTCTTCTGCACTAGCCACATGCTTAACTGTGCATGTAGTAAAATCAGGCATACGGTCTTTTGTAAATTTACCGCTAGTAATATTAGATGCATCTAAATCAGGTATAATACTTAATGATAGCTTATCTCCAAAGCCGTTATTAACAAATAGTTTTCTAAGTAGTTTTGGTAATGCCATATGCTTCCTTTAAATAAGAAGTTCTATATCAAAAGTATTAGGTATTGTATCTTTAAAATATATTATATTTGAATAATATCCATCTGCAACTGATGGATCTTCAGTATATGTTTCAGAGTTACAAAGAACCCCATTTATATATACTTTTAACATTCCGCTACCTTTTTTATATTTAGGACAGAGAACTGCTGAATCAGCAACAACTCCATCTAATTTCATTCTTGTAAATGATAAAGTTAATTGAGCCCAAGCCAAACTTGATTGTGGCTGTTGTACTACAGAATTAGGCCCATTTGCCTGTTTAGCCATATAAACATTACCATCATAGATGACTAATTGGTTAGTAACATAGTCATCGAATATATTATAAACTGGTATACTTCCGTTGAAATAGCTTGAATATGTCAAGTTAGCTTTATTCATACCTATATAACTAATAGTATTTAGCCTTCCACCTAGATTTACTTTCCAAGTTTTATCCGTTGAAAAATAAATCAACTCAACTTTTGCACCAGACATATTTATTAGAAAGCTATTTGAGGTATTATCAATGGGATAATAACTAGAAATAGATATTTTATTAATATCTGCATAACCAGAACCATCAAAAATAGTAATTTTATCACCATTAGATAAATACATTTTAGGTAATGTTATATTAATTTGTTTAGCTACTGTATTGCAGAATATTATATCAGCTACGGCTGCTTCATAATCATCTGCTATATTAACAATATTACCTTTAGTATTATTGATTAATTCTATTAAATATGGGTGAGCCGCAATACTTGCATCATGCTGAGCTATATCTTTAGCTGCTGAATTAGTGTATTTAAATGTAGATAGAATATCAAAACTAGCAATATTAACAATTAACTTTATACTAATCCTATTACCCGTAATATAAGTAATACCAGAAGTTTGACCTAAACATAATAAAAATTCTTTATTATCTTTATCAAGTGCAAATAAATAAATTTCTTTAATAACTACGTCTGCATTATATGCATCTTCAGTTAAATCACAATAAAAAGCTAAAGTATTAGCATCAATTTTTTCAACAACTGAAATACCACCTTGAAACCACATTGGATTTGCACTAGTTCTTGAAGATGAAAAAATTCCAGCTACGTTTGAAACACCAAAGGTAGTAGGTTGAATATAAAAGCCAGTATTATTAGCTGCCTCCTGGCTTTTTTCTAAACCTATACTAGTTAAGGTACATTGAATTGTACTTGATACGTCTGACATGCTTCCTCCTAAATAGATTTAGATGTTTTAGCTGTTAAATATGTTGTAGCAGTACCAAAAGATCTACTAATATTTGTAATAGTTGTATCCATAGAACAAGATAATTCAATATCAATAAAACCACCAAAAACATAAAATTGCATATAATTATCTATCACCATTTCAGAAGGTAATTCAATATCAATAAAACCCGCAGAACTTGCAAGTACAGGAGCAATTGAAACTTCAGCAGGTAATTCAATATCAATAAAACCACCTAAAATAATTGCAAGTTGTGCAATATTCATCTTATATGTTATTTCAAAATTTTCAATGACAGGATATACGTAATTACGAATAAAGTTCTTTAAATTAGTCATCATATTTAATGCTACTTTATCTATATCTACTTCAATCGCCAAATCAAAAGTATGAGGTGTACCTTGAGGTGCTTTTTCCCACCATTCAACCATGTTATATTTTATACCTATCATATTAAATACCACTTCTAAGCCAGATAAAGATCCTTTCAAATCATTAATTACACTGATATATTTTACTAAGGTTTCTAATTCATGGCGAGTTAATGATAAAACATCTGCTACATATTTAAACCCTTCTTCCGCAACAATTTCTTTTAAAGATTTTGTTCGTACTTTTGTTATATCTTTATATTTTTGTACAAAGTCATCAAAATAAATTTTTTCATGAAGAATTAAATAATCCATCATTAATACAAATTCATAAAAGGTTTCTTCTTTTAATCTTTCAGCAGGTAAATAATAACCAATACTTAGATAACATTCCCAAGTAACTGTATTATCAATTTGATATGCACCCGCAACTTTAGGCCAATCATAATCAAGTAAAATACTAGTTAACTGAAATACATATTGTACATCATCAATAGTAACATATGTTCCATCTTCATTAAATACATATGATCCAACTGTATATATTGTAGAGGATTGCCATTTTCGTATATTTGTAGAAGTAACTTCATCAAGTTTAACTGCATTCCAAACTAAAACATTATCATAACAATTTCCAGTTATTGCCCAAGTAGGTTCAATTGTACCAGATTTACCAGAGGTAGAACTCTGACTTCTACCACTGACAACACATTTATAAAAATAACCAGGACGTTTATCTTTTAAATATACATAATCACCTACTTCATAAATAGTATCACTAGCCCATTGTCCTTTATATGATATGAGTTCATCTAATGAATCAGCCATTTACTATACCTGCAAAACTGAAATAGTTTACTCCATCACAAATTAATAATACTGTATCTAAGTTAGAAGAAAGAACTGTTGTAGTTTCATCATCAATTAAACTAGTTCCATTAGATGTAGTAATAGAAACTACCTCTGTATCTGAAACAAAGTTTCGTCTAATATAGACAGAGAAACCTTTAACTATAGGTAAGGTAATAATTACAGGCGCAGTTACTAAAAGAAAATCATTATCCATTATATTTAATGCATCTGATTGAGTAGTTATTGTTCTAAAGTTTTTAGTTACTTTACCTTCCAAAATTATATAATTAGTTCCATCAAAAACAGCATGAATACTAGAATACGGTAAAATTATGATACTAGATTTACCATCAAAAGTAACTGTATTATCTATACAATTAAGAGTGCTTACATCTGTACTACTATTCTTTATATAGAAATGAAAACCATTATCTACTAATTTTGGGGCTGAAATAATACAACTAGAAGTTATATTAATACATTTTCCATTATCGTGTGGTTCTATAATTGTATTAGCAGTGATAGCAGAAACGGCATTAAATGGATTAGTATCTACATTATCAATTGATATAAAACCAAGTGAAGTATTAACAATAATAGAAGAATATTTAGGAGGTATTATACAAGAGGTATTAACTAATTTTATAGATACATCGGACATATTTTTAATATAGAAAAAGAAACCAACTGGAACAGTTGAATCCATTGTTAATACAATATCATCAAGGATAATTAACATTGTATTTCTATGTGTCAGAGATACAGTAGTATTATCACTTATTTCATATGAAGTAATGAAAGGAGTTTTAAAATAAGTAATAATACGCTGAAAGAAATCTAAATTTAATCTTTGTCCGGGTGTAACGGTAAGATCTGTTGCCATTTAACTATCCTCACTTCTTAGTATATTTTTCATAATCAAAGGTATAATTAAACATATAGTATTCATTCCATCCAAGCATTACAGCAGTTTTCTTTGGATCTACACAAGTCCAATATATTCTACCATCCAGTACGCTTGAACCTACTTTGGTAGGCCACTTAGGTTCAGAATAATCAACTTTAATACATTTAGCATAAACTGTACAATTAGTTATTGTTGTAGGTAAAACGCAATAACCAACTGGATAAACAGTATCCGGTTGCCAGTATTCAGGAATAACTGTACCTAATTCATATAGAGGACGAATTTCCCATGTTAATTTTTTATCAACAAAGGTATCACCAACTTGAACATTGGCTTCATCCCATTCGGGTTCATCATAACCACTATATGATCTATCTGTCCATTGGCTATATCCATAGCCACCAGTTTCAATTCTATTTGCTACATATACATATCCATTAGCCGTAGGTGGTTGAACCACATCTTTTATTCTATATAATGTACCAGCGGCCCATGTCTTAGTTTTAGTATCACCTGTAAAGGTAACACGAGCCACAACAACATAACTTAAATCTTCTATTGCATGCTCAAAAGTTTGAGCATCTACATATGTATTTAACACTCGCTGATAATAGTTTAAGATTGTAAATATATCAGAATTAATTGTAGTAGCATTTACAACAATATTAGTAGTTATATCAATATAGATTGATTGCATAACAATAACTGGATCATCAATTACACAAGGAGATACGCCGTATTGACGATACTTAGTTAATGCATCTAATGTATTATTTTTTACATATTTTACTGCATCTACTTTATCATAGCATTCCCATTCTACTTCATTATCGTAAATAGAATCACATATAGCGCAAGTCCATGCGGGTTCAGTAGAACCGGATTTACCAGCTTTAATACATTTATAAAAATATCCATTATCAACTACGGGTGTTACAAATGTACCTAAAGTAAATTCGTGATCCTGCTTCCAATATTCAGATTCATAACCATCAAAGTAAATGGATTCAACGCAAGTCCAAATAACTGCATTATCTGTTACACTCTGACCAATTGTAGTCGGCCAACATGGTTCTGTATTACATTTTTGTACTTCAAAATATATATAAGGATTAGAGGTAATAATTATATCACCTACATAGTATTCGGTATTAGCTACCCAAGTTTGAGTTATAGCTTCATTACCTTTATACTTAGCAACCCAAACAAGTTGGTTATCAACTACCTTAGGAACCGGAGCGTATTCACCATCTGTTCCTTGAGTAAGTGTAATATCAGAAGGAACCCAAGTAGGAGTTGTTGTTCCACTCTTACCCTTCTTTCTTAAACCACCATAACCTGAAGTAGTTGCTTTATAGATATATCCATTACCAGAAGTGGGTATTACTTCACTACCATTTTCATAATAAGTATCAGGCATCCAAACTTTATTTGTATGATCTTTAATATAGGTTAATTCTACAACAGCAGGAATGGGGTCAAATCCATTAGTATCAACACAATTAGTCATTAACATTTGGAAGATTTTACGATAATCTTCTCTACCACGAATTACATAACGTGTTTCATTATATAATGGAGCATTTTTCTTTATTTCTTTTAGACTTTCAATATCCTGAAAAGTATTTTCAACAGAATAGCTATTAATCGTACCAACATCTAAAGCTAGGCTATCAGCAGAATAAGTCAAATCATCTAATTCAACATATGTTAATTGAAGTGTACTACCTGTATTATAATAGTATTGAGAATATTCATATGTAGCAGAACATATCCATTGTAAATTACCATCATTAATTTTTTCATTTACAGATATAGGCCACACAGGTTCTATAGCACCACTAATATTTACACCACCAGTTATATCTTTAAAATAAAGCTGCTTTGTTAAACGTCCAATGCACTTCCATTTTAATGAAAGGCCATCAGAGGTAGTTGTATCTACTACTTCATTCCAAACAGGTTCTTTACTATTTGAAGTACCTTCTGCAATACATTCATACATTATAGGTAAGGCATCTGTAGGACTAACTTTACAAACATGCTGACCCACATAATAATGGAAAGTAGGACGCCAGTCGTAAGTAGGAAGAACATAATCTAAGAAAGTATACTTTGTATATTGATTCCATTTATTAGGTTGGTATCTATTTAAATACCTAACATCTATACCACCAAGAGGATTAGATAATACTACAAATTTATCATTAATCAAATCATATAACACATTACTTGTAGGAACAATTGTACCATCTAATTTTAACATAATATCATTACTGATTTTATCAGAAACAAATCTAAAGTCATAAGTACGAGCATCTGTAACAGTTACACTAGTAACTTTTAATACACCTAATACTACTGTTATGGTAATTTCAGTTCCATATTGTAAATCATAGTCATCAAGAGAAATAATATCATAGTTACCAACGGTTCCAATAATATCAAATTTATTTACTGTTACTGTAGTAGTAGGTGTAATAGTTAATGAGAGCTTAACATTATTACCACGAAATGTACTATATCCAAGAGTTTGAGCAATACCAATTGAAGAATCTATTAAGCGAGCCTCAGATAAATATGATTCTCGTCTTGCAACGATAGAAGAATAAGAGTTAAATTCACTAAAACCCGCAGCTAATTCTATTAATGTAGAACCAATACTACCAGCATAAAAGTCTTTAAAGTTATCACTTGTATCCTTACCTAAAACATACGCTTTAGCTTCATCAAATAATGCTAGATATGAAGTTTGTTCACGGTCAAATATGTATAAATCTTCACCAGTATAGGTATCATTTCTATTTGAGGGTGAAGTATTACCTAGATTTAAACTAGTTGCTGGATATGTTGCCATGCTATTTCCTCATTACATTTGACTAATTTTTTTAATATTAGGATATAATTCTTTACATTCCTTGGCATATTTAGTACCTAAATGTTCTAAATGAATATTTAATGGGAGAAGCATTTTTATTTGTTCAAGTGAATGTCTAGGCATTAATACCGTCTTCGCCTTTAATTTTTTAGGAATACAATATACGTTCGTATCACTTGGTGGATATGTTATATTAGAAGATAAATAAAGTTCGTCACATGTACCTATGCAATCAAAAATAGCAGTAGACTGTAAAATTTGAACATTATTACAAATAAGCGTATTTGGTGCTTCATTAAATCTATCATTTGCTGTATTAAAAACATAGCGTGGTGTATCTGTAACTATTGTTACTCCCTTACATTTATTTAATTCAATCCTACCTTTACAATCACAAATAATTTTTCTATCATTTAAATTATCCAGTAGTATTGTTTCTGCTTTAATTTTATTAACTACTACACCATAATGTGTGTTAGTTAGACGTACTTCATCACACTCTATAAGTTGACAATATACAGTACCTGAAATATCAAGTTTTTTACCTTTAATACCTTTACATTCCATACTAGTACCACTAACGGTCTCTAATTTTTCGCAATTAAAATACTCAACTTCAACTAAAGTATTTCCTAAGAAGGCGACATCAATTGTTAGTTCTTTACCTTTTATTATACAATTTCTAGCTTTTAAGCTTTTAATCTTACAATTCTTTAAATCATATACAGGTCTATTAGTATTACCTTTACCAAGTAATATTAGTTTTTTAATTTCTAATGAATCTGGAAATTCTAGTGATTCTTCAAGACTTAAATATGAAATCTTTTTAATATTTGGCAGTTTAGTTTGAAAAGTATCTTTCGTTACATAATCATCTTCTAACTTAATTAACTTTAAATCAAATATTACATCCTCAACTATTCTTTCATGTTTAATATAGTTGTTATTTAGTATCTCAAGAATATATTTTATATATTTAGTTGGAGGTGTATTATTCTTACCTTGAATTTGTTCAATGGATTTATATGCTAAATCTAGTTCAATCGTAACATGGGGTTTATTTTCTTTATCTCGTATGCTATAAATGGCTGTTGTACCTTGTTTAACATCTTTCCAATAATCACCAACGCAATGGTTCATGTTTGAACCTTCGTAACGTAAACCATCTTTATCTAGTATTTGTACTAGTTTAAATCCATCAGTATACTGATGGATTACTTTAATTTCTCCAGATTTATCTATCTTCTTACTGAAAGACTTTTCCCACTTTTGTAATTTTGACAAAAATTGAGGATAAGACATACGAGTTAAATCAGAAGTTTCGGGTAAAGTATTTAGGTAGTCAGCAAAGTGATTCAATTGATTTCTATCTAATTTATCAATGGTGTATACTTCATTATCAGAATCAAGTGATTTTTTAACCCAAGCGGGTAATGATGCAGTATAATGCGTTATTTGTTCTACATCAGAATATTCATTAATTAAGTATCTACGATATACAGTATCAATCCAATGCTTAGCATTCGCATTTCTACATTTACTTTTAAATTCATCAAGTTGTTTAACAATCTTAGGTGATATAAATACATTTCGTGCTAAAAGTTCAACGTATCTCATTCCTTCTCCTTAATCTCAATATTTGGGTATAGTTTTTTACATTGAGTCACATCTTGTGTGATTATGCTTTTTACTTTTAAATTTCGAGATTTCATTATTCTCTTTATAATATTTAGTGGTATTCCATCAAAATTAATAGTAGCTACAGTTAGATTCGGGAGTGACTCAAGACCTAATCGTACTGTAAAGTGTTTAATTATTCCATCAAAACTAATTTTATCTTCACTAATTACTTTAGCTATATTATTACCCTTAAATTTTATATTATTACAATTATATATCTTAACGGAGTTAATTATATTAAAGGAGAGGGAAATTTTAGAACAAGACATTAATTCTAGTTTTTCACATTTAACTTTGCTCTCAAATGATTTTACATGCGATAATACTAAATTATCACCCTCAAAGTTTTTACATGAAAATTTATGTATATTTTCAAAACTCTGATAAACAATATCAATATGCTTAGATTCAATTGAATTACAATTTAAACATCCTGCCATCTCAAAGAAATTACCTTTAAGTTTATCTGCAATAATGTAGCTATTAAACGCTTCAAATTCAGTAAAAGAGAGTTCTGTAAATTTAATAGTTGATTTAGAAATATCTATTCTATTTACGATTACTTTATCTGTAAATGTAACATTAGCATTATCAATTTCAAGTGTTTTAATTGTACAGTTTGGGAGGGTAAAATTATTTGGTTCACCAAACGGACTACGAATCTTTAATTTATTAATAGTAACGCCCGGAGCAAAATCAAGTTGCGAATTAATAGTTACATAATCAATATGTTTAGCGGTTGATATAAGTTTTGAATATTCTTCTTTTGTTACATACTTATTATCTATATTAAAAACTAAACCTGATATGTCAGCGAGAATTATTTTCTTAAAAGGGATATATTTATTATTCAATACTTCTAAAATATAGGATACATACTTTGTCGGTATTTTATTGCTATTACCTTTAGTTTGTTCGATTGTTTTATCTGTATTATCAAACTCAAACGTAACATGTGGAATATTAGCAGCATCGCGTATACTATATATTTTAGTGTTACCCGATTCTATTTCAGGGCCATAACTGCCAACACAATGGTTCATTTTAGAACCTTCGTAATCAAGCGCAGCTTCATCTAATAGTTCAACTAAAGTATAATTATCACTTAATTTATGGACTAATCTTGTTGTACCCACACCTTCAGCTTCCTTAATGAATGAATCTTCCCAAACGTAAAGCTTATCAAGAAATTGGTCAAAAGACATGCGAGTTAAATCTTTAGTGCTTGAAAGTGTATTTAGAAAATCAGAATAATGATGTAATCTATCAGCACTTAATTCACGCAGGCCAAGCACTTCTTTTCCAGATTCCAAGGAATCCTTAACCCAACTAGGCATTGAAGGTTTGTATTTATAAATTGGTTCAACTTGAGCATATTCATTGATTAAAAATCGGCGATAAACAGTATCAACCCAGCGTTTAGCATTTTCGTTATTGCAGTTATCTCTAAATTCTTTGATTAACTTTGTTTCTTCTGGGGTAATATATACGTTTCTTGCTAGTATTTCAACATATTTCATGTAGATACTCCTCTATATTAAACTGGTTTAATGCAACAAAAGCTCCTACATACCAAATATATGTAGGAGCTTTTGTTGTGCCGAGATAAACAATTTCGTTTAATGTTCATCAACAACGTATTTCATTGTCTTCTCTTTTTATTGAAGGTTAACTTGATTTAATCCAAAGGTATGCAGCACCTACAGCACTTAGAATCAATATTCCGATAGCACTTGCGGCTATAATCAAAGTTTGAAATAAATATCTATCTAACTTTTTATAAAACCGTTTAATTTCTTCAAATTCCTCTGAGTTATTAGTCACTGGCATACATTGTGTTTAATGCTGATTTAAATTTAGATAAAATTCCACTATATTCTATAGTTGTGTCAGTTAATCCAACTAGATTAAATACATAATAAAATTCATATGATTGACTATCAGGTCTACCGATAACATAAGATTTGGATAAATCAAGTTCTGCACGAGTTTCCCAAACACTAACTGCTGTATATACTTCTAATAATAATTTTTGAGCAGTAATATCATCTATTATTTCAAATAAATAATCGCTAGTGTTAACTCCATATTCAGGAAGATTTATTCTTTCACCTTTTTCAGTAGTCAATAAGTTAACTAAACTTACACCTATTGCATCTACGTTAATTGCAAGTAAGTCTTTACTTACATCGGGTGCAATATCAGCATATTTAATATAAACAGAGTTAACACTAAATTTTGGCGCAATACTAACAACAGTCAATGTACCTGAAATGTTCATACTAATTTTTCCACTAGTATATCTACTGAATCCTTAATCTCTTCTTTTAAATATGTAACAAATTTAGATTCAATTACTGGAGTTGATGTATTTTCTAAATCTAACCTAATTGTATTTATAATAGATTTAAACTTCCTCTTAATTGCTTCATCAATATTTTCATGATCTATTAAACGAGAAAGGGTAAATAATTGAGTTATTACATCAGATAAATTATCATAAGTTACATCAGATAATATTTCTTTAGCATTTTTTGCATGAGTATATAAAGTAGAATTAGGTAAATACTTTTCAATTGTATTATATATTGCATCTAATTTAGTTGTATCAATATTAATCTTAGTTTCCATTTCGGGGTTAGCTTTTAGATAATCAAGAATATTTAATACAATATGGTTTGAATCATCTGTTATCGTATTCAATATTTCTGTTGGATATTTAGAATAGATAGTATAATACCGATACATTTGATTTATTCGATAAACTAAATCAATTAATCCTTTACAATAACTAAGTTGTAGGGTATTCATCGTTGGTAGATTAGTATAAATAGAAGTAACTTGCTGTTCAGTTATTAAACCTAAATCTTGCAATACATATAAACTATTAGATAATGAATCTAATATATTCATATCTACTTTTTCTTGTACGGACATGACGTATCCAATTCCTCCTTACTCATATCAGTCTGGTCAATTAAACCAGCATTGGAGATAAGAGTATCAAAAATATTCGTTACATCTTTCTTTTGTTCAGCCATTGTATTTTTTATATCATCTGATACATCATCTAAAGCCTTGGTCATATTATTAAGATTTTGAGATATAATATCTCTATTTTCATCTGGTATATCTTTCATTTTATTTAAATCAGTTTTTAATGCTTCTAATTCATCTCGTAATTTTAATAATGCATCTCTAGCTTTATTATATTCAGCATCAGTTATTTCACCTGCTGCATGTTTTTGATCTAATTCCGCAAGTAATGAATCAATTGCAGAAATAATATTATTGATTTTATTGATTAAGTCATCAACACCTGAATTGATTTCATCATCAAGGGTTGTATCAAGTATTTCTGAAGCTGCATTGTTAGTTAATTCTGTTTTATTTTTATCAATACTATTAGTTAATTGATTAGTAGAATAATCAATATCAGCTAAAGCACTAGTTTTATTATTTGTAGTCTGCGTAGTTAAATTACTGTAAGCTAATGACGGATAAGTCTGACCAATATAATAATTAACATTACTAATATTTCCTAAACTTCCCATTCCTAAAATATTTAATAAGCTACTTAATCCATATGCACCTGAACCAAATAATGTATAAGCTAACCCAACCATGCTGAGAACTACAGCCATCATTTTCATACAATCTGTAACATTTTTAGTTAACCCACCAAGCAATGAAGTCATCTTTGAAATTTGTGCAACTACAGATTTAAATTTTTTCTCAATTTCACTATTAGATAAACCCAAGTTACATTCAGGTAATAAACTTAATACTTTATTTACTTCTTTCTTTACAACTTGAACAACTTCATTTGCAGCCGAATCTAATTTAGCTAAGGCACTGCGTTGCATTTGAAATAATTGACTAGTTAATGAATTTATATCTGTTTTCAATAATAAAGACATTACGCCACAGCAAGCTAATCCTATTGCTCCCATAGCTAATGCTGAATTAGTTAAAGATAATCCACTATTACGAAACAATGAAGTAGTTACTGCTGCACCTGTAATCATTAAAGACGGAGCTGAAGATAATACTGAAACATTATTTCCAGCTAATGCCGAAATAGTACCAATTCGTAATGCAGAAGAAGCCAAGGAACTTGAAGAATTAAATCTATTTGATATTACAGCAGCTAAGGCTAATTGGGTTGGACTAACAGAAGTTAAACCGTTAACACCACCAAGTAAAGTAGATGAAGAATTTGAACCTAAACCTTGGATTCTATCCATAGGACGTGACATTGATGCTAATGTACCTAAATATGTATTACTATCAATTTTACTTTGTAATGGATTCATATTTGTATTTAATCTTGTTGAAACAGTTGGAGTATTTAATAAATTATTAATTTGAGTACGAGTTAATGGAGATGAATTTATATCTCTTGCATTCTGTGAAGTTTGAAATGGTATAGTTAAACCCATATTATTCCTTCTTTGTACCCTTCATTGCATTTGCATATTCAGTAACACCTTCTTTTGAAGCTGTTCCTTTTGCATCAATGACGGATTTAAGTTGGTTTAAATCAGATAATAATGAATTTAAATTAGATATTGCAGAATCCAACACACTTTTAGCAGAGGAAGCTGTACCATAAGTAACTCCATCCTGCAAATAAGTATGTGTACCTTGTAATGCAATACCACCGCCACCCTTTAAACCTATGGTACTAGCAGCATCGACTCCAAATTCTCTACCCACAGTTATACCAAAATCACTACCTGTTAATATTGCAAATAAATCTGCAATTGAAAATATACATTGACCACCAATCTTTAATACAAGATTTTTTGGAATATTAATGTATACATTGCCATTCTTATCTGTTCGTACATAACGACCACTTGAATGTCTATCTTCAATCCAACCTTCTGTATCATCTTTACGAGTCCAAGAACCATCTTCTTTAATTTCACCTTCTACATTTGGATAGTTATTTGCAAACAATCTATGAATTTGAGCATCTGTAACTTCATCAGTATGGTCACTGTATACAGGAGTGTATATATCATTATTAGGAAATGAAATACTTACAGTTGAATATAGCTTAGGTACAGAAAAAGAACCAATATTAGCTCGTCTTCCTGTACCTCCACTACCACCCGCAGGTGATGCCCAAGGCAATCCATCCGGGTCAACACCTTCAAATAATCCCTCAATCTTTACTTTAACTCGGCGAAGCATAAGAGGGTCTTTATTATCAATCACTATACCTTTTAATGGTTTATCAAGTTGATTTATTGGAGAGCTACAGGTTATACTTGCGTCCATAGATTGTCCTTATACAATACAAGCAGGTTGTGTAGGCCAAATAATCGTATCTAAATCAAGTGTTTCATAGTTTAATGATTCAGGAAAATCTCGTAGTAGTTGAGCGTACATTGCACATTCAATTATTTGACTGTCAGTTAATGTTGTTGCTATATTATAGTCTTTTTGATTTCTATGTCTATCTAATACATTGACTACTTCTTTTAATTTTATATCTCGTATGCCAATGACTTGTATTTTTAATTCTTCAACTGTTAATGGTGGTTTTGCAGGTCGAGTTGTTACTGCATCAACTGGAATTGTCCCCGGCGTGAGCATTGTCCTTGGTGGAGAATAATATGTATCTCCAAGTTCAGGAAGCCAAAATTCAGTAGCATTAACTACAACACCATCTAAATGAACTCTATTTCTATGATCCTCAACATAATCCCAGCTAGTTCCATTCCAAACAGATACATAATCATCTTTAACTGGTAAGGGTTTAATTAAAGTACAGCCCAAACAATCTGTTATATATTCTCCATTAACAAGTTGTGCTTCACGAAAACCAATATCTTCAAAAGTTACTAAATCAAAGCAATACAAAATCATAGCAATACAAAATCATAGCAATACAAAATCATAGCCTTCCCTTTGAAATTTGTTTAGTTGAAAAACCTAAATATCCAATTACTGGATAACGAATACTATCGGGTCTAAACTCTGTATCGGTATTAACATACTTAGATGCATCAAAAACTAATTTATAATTCTTATTTGAACTTCCATCCCATCCACCTGTTAAAAAAGAATTTTGAGTACGTTGAACAGTAGAAAATACACCAGTTGTATCTGTAAAAGCATATGCTGAATCAAATCCACCATATGCACTACCGACAAGCATTGTAAAGGAACCATAAATATTCTTCATTGCTCCATCTTGATAAATACCGGGTTCAGAAGATGAAGCACATGCTCTTAGAAATTCCTTAGTTATACACGGTGTATATAATCCAGATTTATCCGTAGATAATCTAAACTTACCGCGATATTTACTTAGGTTATCTGTGGAGGAAGAGAGGGAGATAACCATATCTTTAAAACCATTTGAATCATATTTTTCTTTAAACTCTGGCCAATCTGTAAAACTAATAAAACTTCCATCAAATCTAATAAAATTATCAGGGATTGTTATACCGGTATAATAGATTGGTAAACCAATGTTGACTTTTCGTAGACGTTCCAATTCGTCCAATGTCATTTCTGGAGATATATCATCATGAGCTAAATCTTTTATCTGGCATGTCATTATTCTTGTTAACACTCTTCCTCCACATATTTAATAAGTTAATAACCCAATATTAAAACATGAATCTATTCTGTCGTCTTTGACGTTTATTATTTAAATGAGCAATATACTTTGCTTCTGTAGAATCAACAGATTCATTCTTGATTGCGTTATTAATTATAGTAGTTTCTTCAGGAGTAGGAATAAACAATAAGTCAGGGTTAATAGTCCATTCTTTAGCATATATATCACGAACAACGTATCTACCACCAGCCATTTTAGTAGCTATCTTACATAGTACGAACTTTTGATTTTTACCTAGGAATTTACAAGGAGTATATTTAGCAAAGCTAGTTAAACGATTTCCAGAGTCTTGAAGGTCTTTAATTTGCTGGCGTTTATCCTGCTCTTGTTTAGTTAATATTGCACCACCATCCAATGGTGTATATTCTATATTTTTCATACGGGCATTAAATAATGCGTCAAACTGATAAGATTTGAATGGTACTTGTTCAACTTCATAAACGTATTGCTTACCCATAGCTCTAACTAAACAAGCACGAACCATAGCTTCATTGTTAAATAGTTTAGGAGCTATCGCATATTCAAATTTATTTAAGCGGGATAGGAATTTTAAGTTATAGTAATTCCTAGTATTTTCACCCATATCTTTTGCTAATCTAATTAGCGGAGTTGATAACTTATTACCAAAACACTTCTTATTCAATATTGCGTATAATTCCTTAAGATATGTTTCCCAATTCTTTAGAGAGAATTGAGCTTTGATTTTTATGGTATCAACATCTACTTTAGCATTTGATTCTTTAGTGGGTTTAACAGATTTTGTATCTTTCACAGGTTTAGTTGGTTTAACTGGCTTTACTTCTTTAATAGGTTTAGTGGGCTTTATTTCTTTCTTTACTGGTTTAACTGGTTTGATAACTGCTGTAAAATCCTTTATTTTAGCCAATGGGATGGGAGATTTACGTTTTTTATCTACACCAATACCAAGAATACGTTTACTTTTAATTGGTAAAGTTAATGTATCATCGTCATCAAATTTTATAGATATTTTATCAGCAGCAACCCTAGAAACAGTTCCTAAGAAAGCTTCATCTTCATCAAATTTAATTAAAATACGCATTCCTTTCTTCCACTGAGTAGCAACAGCTACAACTTCCACATATTTCATGTGTTTCTCTCCTAAGTATAGTATATTATTAAACTGACTAAGAGTAACAAGTAACTAAGCCACTACATTTACACATTTTAGATAGAATACTACAAATTACTGCATGAGATGAGGTTAAATTGACTAGTTTTTGTATTGTATTATACGCAGGCATTTGAATATTTGGTAATAATAATAACTCATTAAATATATCTATATTTTTATAGGGTGTAACCATATATCTATCATAATATACATTAAATTTAATAGTAGAATACATAGTCATATAATTATATATTGTTTCTAATTGGTCATCTAAGGCTACAATTGAATATATTTTATTATCTTGTGGTACATAAGTAAAATCTGTTATATGACGCTCATATTTTATACCTTTTTCATAAATATCCATATTATTAGTACAGATAATATGTTGCTTGTTATATTTAAAAATTAAATCGTAAATAAATTCTATATCTTCAGTATCAAGAATGGAAAATTCACCACCTAAAATAACAAAAAAGTCAATGGTAGAAGTTTCAAAAGTTTCAATTAATTTTTCTCTATTTAAAGTAGTTTTGATTTTATCATGAACTTGAGGACAATGAAAACAATGTTTATTACAATTATTGTTTATTTGAAGAATTAAAGATTCTTTATCACATCGGCATTTAAAATTACATCCGAATTTACATGACATCCTTCCTCCAAATAACATTGTAGTTCTAAAGAACAACTACAAGAGGTATTTAAAAGCTTACAAATAAAGCTATGCATATTAGGTTTATTCAATAATTTCTTTATTATTCCATATCCTTGCATTTTTATATTTGGTAATTGAAGTATCCTAAATAGTGTTTCTTTGTTTACATAATCAGTCTTTTGTATTCTATCATAAAATAAATAAAACCTAATATTTGAGTAGAAATGTATATAATCATATATTGTTGTTAATTGTGAATCCAATGCTACAATTGAATAATCTTCTCCAACTTTAGGAATAGTGTTAAAATCTGTAATATGTCTGTTAAATTTAATACCGGGAAATTCTATATCCATATTATTAGTACAAATAACATGAGTTTTATTATATTTAATTAAAACATTAAAAATAAATTCTTGTTCTTCTTTTGTTAATAATGAAAATTCTCCACCCATTATAGTTAAGGTTTTAGTACAATATTTTACCACATATTCAAAAATATATTTAAGTAGATACGTATTTGTCGTTGAATGCGACTGAGTACAATTAAAACATGCTAGATTGCATTTATTATTTATTCTAAGTAATATACTCGGAGTAAAACAACTACATTCATAATTACATTCAAATTTACAAGACATTTATTTTTAATGTTTCAGGAATTATTAATTCAGGATTATTATGTTTCAAATTTGTAATTTTACAAGATTCAGAAATAGTTTTTATTGGAGTATCGGTCATATCAAGTGTAGTGACAGTAAGATTTTCAGGTAATTCAAGAATATTACAACCCGTAATATTTAATTCATCAAAAGTTAAATTGTTATCCAACTTAGTTATATTACTATTGCTTATATCTAGGATCTTAGCCTTTAAGGTTGTAGGTAAATACTTTATATCTGTATTAGCAGCAATTAATTTATATACATTTAAATTAAGAGGAAGCTTTTTAACATCTGTATTTGAAATATTCAAACATCCAGAGAGAGTTAAATTATTTGGCAAAATACTTAATTTACTATCAGATGCATCAACTTGTTCTGTAACAAATATTCCATCTAAATTCTTTATTAAACATTTTTTCATATACAGAGTAGTAACATACAAATTAGTTGGAAGATTTTCTAAGTTACTGTTACTTATATCAAGTATCCCCTTTACTGTTACGTTATCTGGAAAATAATCAAGTTTACAATTAGCTAAATCTAATGCTTCAAAAGTTGCACTATTAGGAATATATACTTTATCTTCTGGTTCAAATTTAACACTAGGTAAAGTTAAAATCAATTTACGAGGTAATGAAGTAATATTATAACAAATTCCATTATGTACTGTTAGGTTTACTTTGAGTAAGTTTACTAAATTTATAGATTCATATAATTTTAAATCAATGAAATCCTGAATAAATGGTAAATATTGAACAGTAGCTACATCTTTATATACTATATTCAAAATAATTTTATCTTGAACTAATATAATTGCAATTGGATTTTCTTGTATATCTCGCAGACTATATAATTTACTTTTAGAAACAAGTGAATTAAATGTAGTTAATGGAAATTTTAAGATTTTTGCATCTCTGGCTCTTGAACGAGTCCCTTGTAAATCAACCCAATAATGACCATTTTTGTATCGTTTAATTATTTCTATTTTATCATCTTTAAAAGGTTTAGCTAATTCCAATCCACTAATTACATCGTCTACAGATAATTTAGAAATATCTTGGATTTTATCTTGGTCGTTTAACCATTTAATCATTTCTTTCCAAAGTTCTTCATTATAACTTCGTATACTGTATTCTTCATTAGTTTTATTTATTAATTTAACTTCTTGGTAAGATTCTTGTAAATATACACGAAATATATTATTAATCCAATCCCTAACTTTAGGACGAGCATTCATGGATAATTCTTGAATCATAAGTTCATCATCTTCACTGAAAATAACAGTTCTTGAAGCTATGAATACATATCTCATGTTTACTCCTCAATTTCAATATTTTCTATATTTTTCCCAAAATCAAATTTAGTTTGACTCTTGTCTATCACTAAAGTTTTACATTTTATTTCTGGAATTACTTTTAATTTTAAATTTGAAATTTCAACATATTTCATTTCTTCTCCTGTATTTTTATATTGTTTACTGATAATTTAGGACAATTATTTATTGTTGGGAATAAAATTTTTCCATTAAGCTGTTTGATATCTAAACAAGATTCAAGTTTTAGTGTATTACAATTACATGTTAATTCCGTTAAATTGCAACTAGATATTGATACAACTTCCGCATTTAATGAAACCTTATTGGGTATTAAACATTGATTTAATTCCAGTATATTAATATTCTTAGGTAGTTTTGGAAGTTTACAAAACTCTGCATACATTGCCCGTGTTATATTACATTCAATCGTTAAATCACTATTAGATGTTTCAAGAACATGTATAATGCAATCTTTTAAGGTAACAGTACAATAATTAACTTCTAAATATTTTATTGTAATATTCTTTGGTAATGTAATATTATCAGAATAATAAAATTCAGATATTATATCAGTATTAGACAATTTCATTAAAGATTTAACTTTTTTATTTATTATAACCATATAATTAGCGTTTAAATTACGGATATTATAGTTTTTAACATTTAAACTATTAAGAAATAATACAACCATATCTACATATTTTGGATTAATTGGTTGATTGCTATTACCTCGAATTTGTGTGATATTTTTATTACGATATTCAACTGTAACTAAAGGTTTAGTATTATGACGTAAACTATAAATCTTACATTTATTAGATGCAACATCTTCATAATAACCACCTACACAGTGATTCATTAATTTACCTTCACGCTTTAATGAGCGTCTACCTGTAATCTCTACCCAAGTATATTCTCCAATTATCATAATTTCAGTTATGCCATCTTCTTCATCTTTAGCGTTTTTAAATGAGTGTTCCCATTCAGATAATTTCTTTACAAATTGGTCAAAAGACATACGAGTTAAATCTTTTGTTGATGAAAGCGTATTAAGAAAGTCAGCGTAATGAAGAAGTTCATCCAATTTTATATCAGATAATATTAATACTTCTTTGCCTTGATTGATATTATCATTAACCCATTTAGGGTATACTGATGAAGTCTTTCTAATTGGAGATGCATCATAATAGCCAATAATAAAACGTCTAAATACTGTATCTACCCAATGTTTAGCATTTTGATTTGTGCAAGCATCTTTAAATTGTGCTAATTTCTGTTGAAAAGAATTAGGAATATAAACATTTCGTGAAACTATTTCAATATACTTCATCTGACTCATAACAATAAGCTACGGGATGTTTAGTTCTATCATTTCCTTTTAAACACCTACAAGTTTGTAATATTTTTTCATCAAAATTTTTGATAGTTCCATGACCTTTAGCTATGCTATTTATGTAATGTTGTGCTTCTTCAAAAGAACTACAAATTTTTGCATTACACTTTACAAAAATAGGTGAATGAATCCTAGACGAACATTTACAAGTTCTGCCCATATTTCCATCTATATCTAAAATAGTTCCATGTCCACCATGATTATCTTTTAAATACTGAATGCATTGAGAAAAAGTATTAAAAACTGGAATATCACTAACTGAAGTGTCTGAAGAAATCAGAGTGTATTTCATTGTTGGTTTCCTTATTAAAAAAGGCTAGTGGAAAAATATCCACTAGCCTTTTTTAAACTAGACTATTTAAATTGAGTCTGAAAAGTTGTAAATAATGTATTAGCTGCATCAATAGTTGTAGTAGCATCCAAATTAGTTAAGAAAGTCTTATATAATGAATAATATTTATTATATATTGATAATTTATCTAATGCTTCTAAATACAAAGAAAGAGTATCTAACAAAGCAGCATCATTTTTATTAACTATTTCTAAGTATTTATCTTCCCTATTTTCTTCAGTAACAATGAAACCTGCGGCAGCAAGCTTATTGTTATTTATTACGAAATCAAAAAAGTAATAAGACATAGAATCATCTAGTCTAGTTTTTGTTAACTCAAGAGCTTTATTCTTTAAATATACTTTTAATACCTGCAAATCTGTTAAATTTTCATCACTAATAATAAGAATATCATCCTGTGATAATATAGCGGATCCGCTATCTTTTAAGGTAACTTTACTAACTGCCATCTCCATATCTTTAGTAGATAAATAATCGAACATTGCTTTAGTTACCATAACAAATAAATTAGGGTTCCAAGTTTCGATACTTGATACAGATCTAACGCCAATAATATATCTAACTGAATTTCTATCGCTAATAGGAGCTAAATAAATTGTATATAATGTATTTGCACCATCCACAGTATATGTATAATCTGTCACATTTTCAAGTATCTTTGAAGTATCAGTAACTTCAACCTTACCGGAAATTATTAAATCTGTAAGAACACAATAAATAGACTTAGTAACTTCAATGTCATTTTTACCTAAAGTATATGTATCTTCTTTAGTTGAAAGAGATTCAATTATATTTTTAGAATCAGTTGTCGCGTAAGTAGCAATGTATTTCATGGTTTGTTCTCCTTAGTTCTGGTTTAATTTGTGTTGTAAAAAATGATTAACTTGTTTAGAATACTTTAGGTAAAAGTTAGAAGCATATTCATAACAAATTTTGTATAATTCACAAATACAATTAATAGGTTTACTCTCTTTAAAGTTTCCATATTCAAGTTGTGAATAGTTGCAGCCCATATTACATTCAAGTTTTATTGAACATGTTGCACAATGTTTATTATAAACTGGATGAAACATACTAGATATTTTCTCAATTAATGAACCGTTGATTTTTTGTTCTTTATAGTTACCTAGTTTAAATACATTATTAGAAGCAAATCTAGCACAAGGAAAAATATCTCCATTCTCTTGAATACTTACTCCATGAGTACCAGAAAAACAAGTGAATGGACGTTTACCTTTAGTATTACCCATAATGCAATCTAATAAATATAATGAATATATACCGGGAATGGGTACGTTGCCAGTTTTATCTACATACTTTTCAATAATTTCATTTATAATATCTAACTGCTGTTTAAATATTAAAATATCTCCAAATTGCCAAATATTATCTCTTACTAATGAAAAATCAGGATATAATATTCCTTTTTCTAGGAAGAACTCAAAATTTTTACTAAATGATGAAATGTTGAGTGGAGAAAGCATACACTTAACTCCACGCATTTTCATTGTTTCTAATAATGAAAGAGGAAATACATCAATTGTTTTATTTACTCTTGTATTAGCATAAGGTCCATCATAACTAATACCATATGAAATATTTAACTCGTCCAATTCCTGTATATATTTAGGAAGTAAATAACCATTAGTTTGAACATGATGTGGAAAAGATGGAGTATATTTTGTTATACTTTTAATTACCTTCATATTCAAAAGTGGTTCTCCTCCAAAGAAAGCAATTTCTGTTTCCTTTGAAAAAGAATTATATTTTCCAAGTTCAGCGCGTATTTCAGGTAAATAATTTAATGCTTGTTTAAAGCTTTTTAAAGTTAAAGATTTGGTTTTAGTTTGATTTATATAGCAGTAAGTACAATTTAAGTTACAGGCATTTGTAACTATTGTTTCTAACTGAAACATTACTTTTTAAGTTTTTCTTGAACATTCTTGATAATTGAATCAACGGATTCAGCAACATCTTCGGGGATTTCAACATTGTCATCACCAAATTTTGCAGCCTGGGCTTCATTAAAAGCATTGACATAATCTGCATTTCGGGAAAGCATTAAATTAAGTACACCAGCCATAGCGGCACTACCAAAAGAATCATAGTTGCTTAATTCCTGAATATTTTTACCAAGATTTTCAATCAATTTATTAAATTTCTTAGTAGCTAAAATACGTTCTTTTTCTTCTATTGAAACAATCTTCTTTTCCATTTGCGTTCTCCTTAGAAATGGTCGAATAATTTTAAAGTAACCATATCTTCAACGACATTCTCACTGCCAGGTATACCGTAATTTTTCTTAGTAAATAGAGATCTATTGCATTTTTTACATATTGCACACGCATGCTCACATATTGAGATACGATAGCATTTATATAAATATAAACTGGTTTTAGTTAATTGTTGTTTAACTTTTGACAGTTCTTCTCTTCCAATTTCATCCATTAAACCTTGATAATCATAGTTAACTCTAATCTTCTTTTTATTATTATGTATTAGATTCTTATCTTTATTAGGATAAAATAGTTCTAACATTGTTACTATTTCTTCTAAAGAAGTTTTAACTGTTTTGGTTGTAATTGTAAAACTCAAACCGAATGGTATATCTAATGAGTTAAGCAAATTTAAGTTATCTTGAACTATTGTAGAATTTGGAGTACGAACATTTTGATATGAACCATCATAACTAACATCTAACGATACATGAACTGAATTACTAGTTAATATTTTCTTTAAATTAGAAAGATTCTTTTTAATTAGTGTTCCATTGGAAATGATGTTTATTGCAATATTCTTTCCAAGAGTTTGTGCAGTTTTTTCACAAAAATTATAAATATACATTATCTTTTTCATTTCCAATAAAGGTTCACCACCCATTAAACATAATGTACTATTATTTGATTTCTCAACTTCTATAAGAGTATTTAAATACTTATCAATTTCTTCATAGTTAATGATACGTTTTTCACGTTCTTTACCTTGTTGCTCATAACAATAAGGACAATGAAGATTACATTGATTAGTTAAATAAAGTACATTAACATTCATTCTTATGCTCTAATGAATGTAATCTTAAACTTAATGCTTGAATAGATAATTGTTGAAATTTTATTAAATCTACAAGTATAGGAATTAATTGCGTTGAGTCAATAAAATATTCAGATGAAGTTAGCTGTTTTAACATTTTAAATGATGAAAATTCATGTTCAAATTCCTTTAAATCAAATGTAATTGTTTTCTGCCCAAACTGATCTACATGTAATACACTAGATAAATTTAACACTTTATTCATTAATTCTGTTATTTGAAGTTTATCATTAATTTCTTTTAATTTTTGTAAATTATTTAAATCTGATAACTTATCCATCTTTACCTCCTAAAATACGAATGATTTCATCATTTGAATCTAAGTATCTATTAGTTAGTTTATTAACTACTAGATCACTAAATCTATAATATGAACCATCTTTTACCTTAGCATTATTAATATAATTAATACGCTTCTTATAGAAGTAACATTCATGAAATAACCGTGGATGTGGATCAAAGTATGCGGAATGATAATATACATATTCATCAAATTGTTCAAATAGATTATTTACATGTTGTTCCTGTTTAACAAAATAGGGTTTATTAAAACTAGCTGCATAATTATTTGCATTTAAGTTATCAATATCACCGGGACAATTTAAGTATAAAGCTTCTTTAACATTAGATAATGGTTTAAAAAATTCAAATGCAAACTTCATTATATACTTTTCATCACAGTATGCAAATGGCATTTCAGTAAAATATGTTACATTGTATTTACTTTTATCTAACATAACATGTGTAGAATCAGTTAACTCTGTAACTATTGTTATATGTTTCGCTCTTAATAAACCATGGATGTGTGTAATAGTTCCCCAATCTAATATTACAACTTCATCAAACTCTTGTTTTATTAGTTCAATCTTTGGTACTATTTTTATTTTATCACTTAGATCATATGGATAGTTATAACGGTTATTAATCAAATATAATAAATGTTGCTTATAATCTTGTATACTATAATGAGGAATATCTAGTAAGACTAAGTAAACAGGAGAAGTTAAATTAGCTACCATGAAATATTCTAAAGCATCAATAACACTACCTGTTACTTTATTATGGGTCATTTGAAAGATTACGTTCATTTCTTTTTATCTAAATATTCCTGATATTCTTGTTTAAATGTAGATAATAAACATCGCCTCGCTATTTCTGCATGAGTTATATTTTTATCAGATTGCTCACTTTCATCAAGTGCTTTACGTCTTAAAAATGTAATAAAGGTTTTCGGTAGTTTTAAATTATATGTAGCTGTATCTTGTAAGTAACTATCATATTTACCCATGTTTCTTCTCCTCAGATATTGAGTATTTTACAATAGAATGAATAGTTTTGACCTGAGTATAAATCCATAAATACATTAGAACTAATACAATTCAAACACATTTCAGTATCAGTATTAGGAAAGATATTTGTATTTTGAAGAATATTTTTAAGATTAACTTCTGTTAATTCAATTTTACTACTTTGCATTGAAACACAACATCTATGAATTGAATTAGTGGGAATATTAATCATTGTCTTTGTCATAATCTGTTGGCACTTTAATTGTAAGTTATTTACAAACTGTTTTTTATTTAAAAGTTTAATTATAAATTTAAGCCTTAACTTGATAAAATCAAACACATTGTTCCTATCTTTAATTATATTATATATTGTTATAAAATCTTGTTCATTCATAAAGTTAAGATCAGTCCTTCTAGGTTGAAGGAAATGAGGCAAGAACATACAATTGGGATTGTTATCCAACAATGTGGCAAATTGTTGGATATTTTGTTTATGTACAACAACGGTATATTGAATAGGAATACTAGTATCATTGTAATATTCAAAAGATTTATTCTCAATTTCAGGCATAACATGATAAAGTATATATCGTATTTTATCTTCATATTGTTTATGAAATCCATTCTTCATGAACAAACCATTAGTAGTAATACTATATTTATCAGATACATTTGAGTTAAAGATTAAGTCTAATATATTTGAATCAATTAATCCTATTTCACCACCTTCCAATAAAATTTCAGTATTTTTACGATATTCTTGTAAGTTATTTAACATTGTTATTACAGAAAGTAATTGCTCTTCAGTACAAGTAACAGGATTAACAATTGAAGGATGATCGCAGTAAGTACAACGCCATTGGCATTTTTGGGTTAAAGATATCCAAAGGTAATTACTAAATGAAAAACAATTGGAATAATCCATTTAACCTCCAAATAACTGCTTTAATTTTAATCGTTGCTGCAAATATTGAGAATGCAATGCGTATAATCCAAAACAATTTCTAAAACAATAAGAACAATTTTCAGTATTCTTAGCAAATATACTAGTTGTTAATACTGCTACTAGATTTTCATAAGTTAATGGAATTTGAATGTAAGAATTATAACAACTACACATTGCAATTGTATGTCTAGTTAAATTAATTGTTATATATGGTGTATAATTTCTACATACCATTCTATCTTTTTCAATTATAGAAATATCTGGTTTAACCAGATTGGGATAAGGCAAGTCAAGCATTGAATAATCAAACTGTTTTGTTAATGGATCGCCTTCAAGATATATTGCATCATATACTTCTGAAGTATATCTATTTGAATCTTGAATACTAGAAAATATTGTCCATATCTTAGCCTTTCCTGCATATTGTTTAGCTAAATATTCATCTTCTGGTATTGCAATATGTAATGAAGTTGGTAAATCAATAGAATATTTTAATATATCACCAGTTGTGGATAACATAGATATAGGTAATTTATCAAGAATATATTGTAATTTGTTTTCAGTACATAATCCAGGTTCACCAATACCGCCGAGTATAAATTCATGAGGAATATTTAATTTATCGTGTATTGTTAATAACAGTTGAATTGATTCATCTAATTTATTATCTAATTCGATTTGTCGTCTATCATCATAATTAGGTAAATTACAGTAGTCACAAAAACAGAATTTATTACACTTCTCACATATAGTTATTTCAAATGTAATCATGCATCATCTCCATAATTGAGTTGATAATAATAATGACATCCTTCACAATACTTTGGTAATTCATCTAAATTGAATAATTTATTTGTATATAAAGATATTAAGTTGTGCTGATTAATTTCTTGTGTAATACTTTTATTAAAGAGATTACCACATTGATATATAACTTTACGCTCTACATCAATAGCACAAGTATAATAAGAATTAGCACATTGTAATCTTTGTTCATTATATTTTTGAGGATTTAAAATACAATCTAGCACTTCATTACACTTTAATTGATACATATGATTTGGATACATATTAATAAAGGAACGTATATCCTGTACTAAATCAGTTACTTTTATTGAATCTACTTTATTATTAACTATTTTGAACTCTGAAAATGTACTTAGATAATTAGTTTCATCAGGATGATGTAATAAATATGCTAATATATTCTTGGTTAATATAACCAAATTACGCTGGTTCTTCACATAATCCATATTATAAAACTTCAACAATTCTGTTTCAGTTGCATCATAAATTAGATGTTCGTTATACCAAAGTTTTGGTCTATCACATATAGTTATTCTTTTTCTAACTAATCCATTAGATAAGATTTGAAATCTAGTTACATTAGGATAGCTATAAACTAGATTCATTGCATCAACTAAATTGGTTGCTAACCCAGGCTCACCACCTGAAAATTCAACAAACATAGGTATATGTAATTTAGCGTATGTTGTTAACACTTGTTCTATTAACTTAATATCAATTGTATAACTCTTATTATTTATATGAACATTGTTTTCATATACTGGATAGTTACAATATGAACAATGCTGATTACAATTATGCGAAAGAATAAACTCAAGAAAGATTGGTTTCATAATAGATTTCCTTAAATTTACTCCATACAGTTTGTTTATCTCCATATTTTTCATATAATGCAAATACAATATTAATTCTATTATCAAAACAAATAAGTTTATCAAAGTTCTTTATAAAACTAGTTCCATAGTTTTTCAATCTATTAAAGATGTTAACCATTCCAGATTTTTCTAAATATTGAAATAAATTATACTTTGTATCTAAAGTTATCTGAAATTTTTCAGGGTTTCTATGAAATTCACAATCATAATATAGAATAAATAAATTATATATAATTGTATTAATAACATCTTCATTGAAGTTTTCTTGAATCCAAGTTAATGAATCTTCAAATTCTGTAACAGAAGCATAAGGCATATTGCCAATAAAATTAGTACAAATGAACATATTATGTTCATGTAGAATCATAATTTTTTCTTGAATCTCTTTTAGTGTAATATATTTTTGAATATACTTAAGATGTTCATCATTAGCAGATTCAATACCAACATTAACTGCTTTTACACCTATCTCCTGCATTAATGCTACTTTTTCTTCAGTAATATCTTTTAATCTAGCACCTACAAACAAGTTTAGTTTTAAATTATTTCTACTAATGAAATTTGCTAAAGGATCAAGTATTCTAAAATTAGACACACTTGGGTCTAATAACATACATGAATTGAAACCAACATCTGTAAATGATTTAAAACCCACTAATGATTTTTCAATATCTCCAACAGAGTGTTCAGTTGTTCCCTTAGCACTATTTGTACAAAAAGCACAAACTCCATTACAATAATGAGATTTACTTAAATTATAAATAAAGGTTTTTATATTTGTGTCAAAACCTACAATATGTTTTAAATTACAATCATATAAAGAGTCATTCATTTTTTCATTAAACGTATAATCTTGAAGTTCTGAAACAAAGTTAACATCTAATTTTTGAAAATTAACATTAGTATCAAATTGATTTAGGTTCTTTCCTAATACTATTTTAAACTTTGAGAATTTATCTAATTCTTCTTTACATATATCTTCAAAAAACTCACCACCAATAAAGATATTAGTTGTTTTAGTATAAATAGTTTCAAGGATACTTTTATTATATGTAAGTATATTCATCCCAGCTTCTGATTGTTTAGAAATACTATAGTACACTTCACTATGCTCTTCAATTGTAGAGTCTATAATTGTATAAATATATTGCATCATTTCATCTACTTGTTCTTGACTGGAAAATGAATAACAATTCGTTTTATTAAGAATTAATGTATCTAAATCAAGTATAATATCAGGCTTAAAAAAGTTAGCTAAAATATAAATGTTATAAGGAAATACTTTATCAATATAATTAGGTTTAAATATTTCAGTATTACGATTTACTAAATTAATTGCATCATCTCTATTTAAATCACTAAATATAAGACGGCGTTTAGTATAGAAATGAGCAGGTTCAATATTAATATTTATATCATTTTGTTCACCCTTAACTATTATTCGTTTATTTTGAGTATAAATAATCTTGTTATCAATTGTTAATGGGTATTTTCTAGCAAAGGCTGTTGTTAACCCATTAATTAAAATCTTCATTTAAACCTCATAGTAATAACAATTATTACATATATCAGAAATAGTAAATAGTTCTCTTTTGTATAATGAAATTAGATTAGGTCGTGTAATTGGTACTGACTCTGTATTTACAATGTTAGCACTACATTTAAGAATAAGTTTTCTATCAATATCTAATGCAGCAGCCTCATGAGTTGTATTACAACGTAATTGAGCATCCTTAGCTACAGAAGAATCTTGTTTAAAATGTAAAGCTTTAAATGCTTCAACTGCATCCAATCCCTCAATATTATTATCAAGAGTATAGAAAGTTTGAAGATCATCAAAGTATTGTTCTACTGAATCATTATCTGATTTAGGATTAAATATTTTAAAATATGTATTGCTCTCTTTTAATTGTAAATATAATGCTCTATTATTTAGCAAAGCTTTAGTTGTTTTATTAGTCATTACAACTATATTTAGATGATTACTATTTTCTTTTGATAATAAAGGCATATCATAAAATTTATTAAGTGTAGTTGATACATCTGAAATCAAGTGTTCATTATATTTCTTATCAACTAAAAATTCAATTCCATATTTCTTTCGCACTAAACCATTAGAAATAATTTGAATACTTTGTGTATTACGGTAAGAATTAATTAAATTACAACATTCAACTAAATTGGTTGCTAACCCAGGTTCACCACCAATTAAGATGATATTTAATTTTGTAAATATAAATGAATCTAAAATATACTTAATATAATCTAAATCAATTTCATACTCAATATTTTGTGAATTTCTATAGTAACAATAATAGCAAGATTGATTACATTTATGTGAAAGTATTAATTCGAGATGCATATATCTCTCACTATCTTATTTTCTTGGATATGCTTTTCATATATCTTTTTATATCTTTTCCACACTTCTTCTTTTGTTTTAAACATATCATACAAGGCGTAAACAACTTGATAATGATAATCTACGTTATGGACTTTATCAATTACATTTGCAAAATCAGCCATATCTCTACACTTCTTTTCTAAGACTGCTCCAAAAGAATTTAATCTATTATCTTCTGAGTAAAATATTTTATTTTTGATTTGCATAGTTTTAATTTCATGTTCATGTGGATGTGATGCAAGTGGAGCGTTAGGATATAAATGTAATGCATTAATAATAATACTATTTATTACTCCATCACCTAAATTAGAACAATAATCATAAACATATTGCGATTCATTTTCTATAGCGTAAGGCATACTGATAATAAAATTAGTATTTATAAATATATCATTCTTATGTAATAAATTTAACTTATCTGGTAGGGTATCAATATTAATCTTCTTATTGATAACTCGTAAAACTTCTTTATTAATACTTTCTACACCTAAATTAGCAATAACTATATTACATTCTCTCATACCTTGTGCAATGTCTGCATCTACATCGCGTACACGAACACCTGCATATGAATATAACTTAATATTATGCTGTTGGATATAATTACAATACATATCAAATAGATATTTGCTAGTAATAGCACAATCTGTAAAACATACAGCATTATATCCATTATCAGTGAATGACTTTAATCCATCCAAGGCTTTAGTTATTTTCGTTTTATCTGGTTTAGAATTTTTAGAAGTAAAATCACAAAATGCACATTTCTCTCTACATTCTCTACTTAATTCTAATGAATATATGAAACATTTAATAAACTTATCATTAAATTTAGGTGAAGCATCTTCAGGTATACCGGAGTTAGTAAATAAATCATTAACATAGTTGTAATGACTAGGCTGTTCAATTTTTTCATCAAACATGTATGTTTCTGAATTTGGAGTATACACCCAATGATTAATATATTGAGATTGACCATTGAACTTGAAATTTTCTAAATTCATTCCCCTAACAATAGGCCAACGTGAACTAATATCATGATAAGCAGATGTATATTGTCCTGAATTTCCACCAATATAAATATCTGTAGTGATAGTTGAAATATAATCTAAAAGCAAATAGTTATAATAAGTACAATGTTCCATAACTTGTGGACGTTGCATTAAACTAAAAAATACAATATCATTCTTGTTTACTTCTTCTTTAATCTTCTGTTTTGCTAATGTCATTAATTCATCAAGGTTTTCTTGACTAGTGGCTGACATATTTTTATTATAATTGATTAGGTATGAATCTAAATCAATAATTTTCATATCATAATCTTTCTTAAAATAATTGTAAATTACAAATGGGCCATAGGATACATATGAATTAACATGATACGGATTAAATTCATGACAAGATATTTCAAAAGCTTGTTGAGCATTTTCTATATCGTTGGTATAACCATCAAAAATAATATCCTTAAAAATATGAGATTGCATATTAGTATATTTAATATCTAAAGGTTTTTCAGTATTAATACATGTAAAATTAACCTTATGATATGGTATGTACCATTTATCAAATCTGCCAGTTAAACGCTTATGAAAGGTATTAATTAATCCATTGATAACTACGATTCTTTTCATAATTCTCCTTTAAAGTTGATTAAAGTTCATATCAGGATATGATGAACGTAATTTTTCCATTATCAATTTAATATTTCCATTGTAGTATTTATGTAAAACATATATCAAATTATACTGAATAAAAAATGTAGGGCGTAATACATTATATAAATATGAAACATTGTCAGAAGAACTAAATGAATCTTCACATACTAAATTCATTGTTTCATCAAAAGTTTTGCCTGGAATTTTAAATATATAAGTATTAGGAATAGACATAATTTTATGTTTTTTCTTTACATTATAGGATAGTTCAGAAGGATATAATACATATGGGTAATAATAAATAATATTAAATATATCTCTTCCGCCACTATCTTTAATGAACTGCCTCATATATTTAAGTTCATCTTTTTCAAAGTTAGGAATACCTAAAATAATGTTGATTATATTAAAGATACCTTTACTTGAAAGATAAGCTAAATGCTCTGCTGCTTTTTCAAGTGTAAAACCTTTACCAATATATTCAAGTCGTTCATTTGAAGTAGCTGTTTCCACACCAATACTAGCAAGTATACAACCTGCTTCTGAAATCATATCTGTAACATGAGTTGAAATATTACGAAGGTTCAAGCCACATAACCATTTTAAATCTAAATTATTCTTTACAATATAGTTGCATAAATATTCTAAATATTGCAAGTTGCTATTAATACTTGGATCTAAGCATAACATAAAATTATAACCTGCATCATAATATTGTTGAATCTGTTGACAACTCAAATCAAAATCTCGCTTATCTGTAATCAAACCGTTCTTACAAGTATTTAATAATTTCATATGAGAAGAATTTAAACAAAAAATACATTTATTAGAACAGTACATTGAAGTTACATATTCAAAACTTTTACAAGTCTTTTGTTCAAACTCAGGTGTACAATCAAGTGTAACATCACATTTATTTAGTATGTCTTTAAATGTATAAGAGTCTTGCTGGTTAATTAAATTTTGAGAATATTTCAATGGTGAAAATATATTGTTTTCTGGTAAGTCAATCACTTCAGAAGTATCATTTAAATCAAGATAATCTAAGTTTCTACCTAAAACTAATGAAGTATTATTTATTGCATGTGGTTTATCTACTTTGCATGCCAATCCATGACCACCAATAAGAAACCTATCATGTTTAATGCTATTAGCAAGTTGAAAAGCATGGGAGGTTATTCTATAACCAATTAATTCCATTTTTAAATCTGAAATCTTATTAGTTGAGAAAAATATGTAATTATATTGTTTATCCATGTAAGGTTTAAATAAAGAATCAATATATGCATATACTTTCTCATAATCTAACACATCAAGGACATTAGCGTAATATTCATTCAATAGTTTTTCATCAATATCTAATACTTCATACTGAATATTGTTTAGTATACAATAGTTAATTAAATATGTTTTCTTTAATGAATTATAATTAAACTTTGCACTATGTCTAACTTGAATATCATTTATTTCTTTATCAATATCCGTTGTATCATTGACATAAGGATAAACCATTGTATCTAAATCTTTTACGAATAAACGTGACTTTTTATAATGTAATGTAGGATTACGCAATAAATCAAAGTTCATGCTAAGATAACTGTGAATATAATCATGAAATACATAATCTCTATGACAAAACTTACTAGAAATATAGGTATTAAAAATTAACAAAGCAGTCTTCATAATTCGCTCCCTGAAAAACCCACTAGTTCTTTAGTTTTAAGAAACTCCGAATAATATCTCCACACAATTCTTTTTTCAGTATACTTTGCATATAATGCAAAGATATAGTTAATATAACTATCCAACTTGTTAAATCTATCAACATATTTTTTGTAAGTTTGCATAGTAATACTCAGTCTATTTAAATTATTATACTGCTTACTTATTTCTTCTAAATATAAATTGTAATTTTTATGAGATGCAACTTTTATATGAAATTTAGTAGGATCATCATAAAAATGAATTCCTTTATATAAACTAAATATACTATGTTGTACTCCATTTATAAGGCCATCTTCATAGGAATCAAGTAGATTAATTAAGTCTTGAACTTCAGTTTTTCTTGCATAAGGCATATTAAATATAAAATTAGTTTGAATAAATATATTATTTTGGTGAAGAGCAGTTAATTTTTCTTCAATCTGAGTTAGAGTTAAATTCTTACGAATATACTTTAAATGTTCATTGTTGCTTGCTTCAATTCCAACATTAACTGCTTTTACTCCTAATTCTCGTAAAGCAACAGCTTTATCTTTAGATATATCTTTTAAACATGTTCCACAAAATATGGACATTTTAATATTATTCTTCATAATATAATTATATACATTATCAAATGTATATGGATCAAGTAAGTTAGGATCAATTAGTATTACACCATTAAAACCATTCTCATAATAAGATTTTAAATTATCACATGATTTAGAATAATCTTGTTTTTTAAACTTTTTAACTACACAAGAATTACTACAAAAAGCACATCTACCAGTACATGTAGTATACCCAGAAATATGGTAGACTAAAGTACGCATTTTAATATCACCAAAAGTTTCTATATATTTATTATCTAATAAATTGGTATAGTTGTCATGAAATTGCAAATATTCTTCAAAGTTTCCATCATCTAAATTAAGTAGTTTAGATTTTCTAAATTTAGTTAAATTTGAACCTTTAACTAAATTAAAAGATTTAAGTTTAACCATAGGTAAAGAATTATTTACACCCATATCATTAACACCAGTACCACCAACATATAAATTTTTAGTTTTAGATCGTATTTTATCTAATAATTTTAAATTCCAATAACAATTCATTTGTACACAGAAAGAATGCCTAGTATAACTATATAAAACTTCATCCGTTGATTTTATATCATCAAGGGCTAAATTAACTGCTTCCATTTTATCATTAAAAGAACCTGTAGTAGTTAAAAATATTTCATCTAAATCAATAAATTTATCAGGCTTGAAATAGCTATTTAATAAATAACTAGTATAATAAAGGATATTACTTGTATAATCCAAATTTGTAATAAATGGAAAATTATCAAAAACTTCTTGAATTTCGTCTTGAGATAAATTTGAATATACATAACAAAATTCCTCAATTACTTGTTTGTAATATAAAGTAAAATTAAACTTTTCAACACTTGATTTTTTATCAAATATCCAACCATCATGTGTAAAATAAATTAAAATATCCTTATATTTAGCAGGATATGATATACGAGTTGAATAAGTTAAACCTTGAATAAATATTAACATTTATTCTTCAACATCATAATAATAACATTTTTCACATAGGGAACTAAAATTAAATAACTTTTTATTCAGTAATGCAATTAGATTATCTGAATTAATCTCATAGGATTTACTTAAAATAGGATTACCACCACATTGTAAAATTGAGTTTGAATCTAAATCCAAGGTTGCACTAGTATGAGATAGACAACAACTTCTTTTATTTTCGATATGTAAATTTGAATCTCTATAGGAAGCTAACTGTTTTAATTCCCTAATTAAACCATATTTTATATAAAAGGAATATAGAGAATCATAATAAGTATTAAGATCAATAAAATTATTATTCTTTTTATTTAAAATTTTAAATTCAGAAAATTCTAGTAATTCAGTTGCTAATTCAGTATTATTTAATAATGATTCTGTGGTATGTTTTGTCATTATTACTATATTTTTATTTGTTTTTGATGAAACAAAAGGCATATCATAAAATTTAATAATTTTATTTTTATAAATTTCAAGTATTAAATGTTCTTCATACCGTATATCTGAAGTAAAATCAAAATTCTGCCGAACCAATCCATTTGAAACAATATTTAAATCATTTTTATTTTTCAAGTTTGGTAGAGATAAAAAGTAATCAACTAATTGAGGTAAATTATTACATAACCCAGGTTCACCACCACTTAAACACACTGAAATATCTTTAAATATGATAAAAAATTTCATTATATATTTGATATAATCTAAATCTACTTCATAAGAATTTTTATTGTGATGATGTAAGTAACAATAATAACAATTTTTATTACAGTTATTAGATAGCATAAATTCTAAGTGAAATTTATGCATTTATTTTTCTCGTACAATGTCCAGTGTAAAACAATGAAAACCTCCACCAAATAAACGTCTATGTCTATGTTGAACAGGAATTGGTTCAAATCCTTCATTACTTAACGTATCACAAAGTTCAGGGAATAAAGAGTTGCACATAATACGTTTTCCATCAATGCTTAATACATTTATATCAATGAACGGGCCAGCTAAACGTAAATCATCAAAACCATATGCAGGAAAATGATTATCATTTGATACAGGAGCATACACTAATTTCCAATCTTTTAAGAAATCAGGAAGAATATCACGAATAAATGTATTTCGTACTAATAAAGTACCTTCACATAAAGGAACAATATAACTGTCTAAATGATTATCCGTTATGGAACGTACAATATGAAAATGGTATTCAGGAAATTGACGAATCAACCACTCTGCACCTAGTCTATGATTATGTGTACTAACATTAACAATAATATCTTTTCCAAATCTAACTAGCTGTGCAGCATCAATCATCATTTCATGACCTAAACCAAAATTCAATTCTATTGGATCTAATTTTTGTGTATTTTCAATTGGAAATGTTTCAGCAATACTTTCAGTATCGAATGATGAATCTAACATCATAGGTTTAGGCATTTCAAACCACTGACAATCACCACGAGAAAAGAAATCATAGAAAACAGGTTTAAGTAAATCATTTTCAAAATATCTATATCTAACTTGTGGTGCTAATTCAACAATACGATTACCTAGAATAACTACTTGGTCACGAATATTAAGTGCAGGAATCATTGTGCTTTTATAATAAGGTGTTTTATATGGAACAGGAGCAGATAAAGTTTTAGGACGATGCACTATAATACCAAGTGATTCTAATACATTTTTCATATTTTCAACATCTTCAGTTAATTCTTGTAAATATTGTTTCTTTACTTGAAATTTATTTTCATTATCTCGTCTACTATATACTTCAGAATAATGTTCAGCATAAAATAATTTAAATGATAGTTCTAAAGCAGGTAATTGAAAGTTTAATGGTGAACCTAAAACTACTTCTTTTAAAGGCGACCATTCATTGTTAGAATAAACCGTATTCATTAATCCCTCTCCTTCTCATATCAAACAACACACGGCGATAATTCAATTCATTATTAGGGTTCATGTAATGAGAGTTATATAACCAAACAAAGTTTGCTATACAGTTGTTGCAAGTTTCATCATGAAAAGGATAAATAGGTTCATTATATAATACTTTTTTAAGATTCTCATAGGTTAACTCAACAGAGTTAGTATTCATACTAATGCAACATCTATGAATCTTTCGTAGAGGTAAATTAATAATAATTTTATTGTAAATATTACAACATGCAAATCTAAAGGTTCGCAGCGTATCAGGTTTATCTGTATATTCAATTATTTCTTTAACTCGGTTTTTCATATGATCTTCAATATTTGGTTTGTCACACATAATATCATAAATTTGTTGAAAATCTTCTTTACTCATAAAGTCTAAGCCGGGAACTCTAGGTTGTAAGAAATGAGGTAAAAATGTTTTATCTAAATTAGCTGAAAGAAAAGAATCAAGATATTTTATATTATGTTTATGAACTACCATTGTATAAAGTACATGAATAGATGGGTCAAAAGTATAATCTGGGAAAGTTGTTTCTTCATTTAATTCGGTAACTGTATGATAAAGTATATGATGGATCTTATCCTTATATCTATCATGATAATTACGCTGCATAAACAGTCCATTAGTTGTAATTGTATATGTTTCACTTAAATTAGCATTAAATACTTCATCCAAATAATCTTGAGAAAGTAATCCAATCTCTCCACCCTCAAGAGATACTTCAATATTAGCGTTACCTTTAATTTCATTAAACATTTCTACAAATTCACGATAATAACTTAAATCAACGGTAGTAGGATTAACAATTGAAGGATGGTCACAATACCAACAACGCCATTGACATTTTTGAGTTAAAGATATCCATACCCATCTATCAAAATCAACATAATCTCGCTTTTTCATATTGCTCCTTTATAATACCTTTCTACTCAATAGAAAGTCTTCTTCTGGTGGAAAACAGAAAGGAAGTTTACATATTTGATTTTTAAAATCATAATATGGATTAGTTAATACATTGCCTAATGGTTTTTGATTGTAAAAATCTTCATCGTAACGACAACAAGGATAAATATTAAAGTTATCTAATACTGAAATATATTTATTTCCTGCTTCACAAATTAACATCTTATATCGTGTATAGTCATTAATATTAGAATCATTAAATTGCAAATCATATTTATCATGTATTTCACTTGTTCCATTATTAAATGTATACTTAAATAACAAATCTTTTCCACTTATTTTTCTAGCTTTGTTAAATAACTCAGACATGTACCATGAGTATTCGGTTTCACCGGGTAAAATGCTATATATTGTTCTAGGTAATATTCTAAACTCAGGTATATTAACTGAATTGAAATATTCAAAGGCTTTAAATGATAATTCATCATCTTCGCCAGTAAACATACATTTAACTTCTACAGTAGCACCAGCATTTAAGAGTATCGTAATCTTTTGGTCTAATTGTTTGATATTAGTAATATGTGGATGAAAACTAGTTAATACACGCAATTTGCTATTACAACTAGCTATTAACTCTTGAAGATAAGATATATCTCGATATAAATTAGTATAGAGTTTAACATTGTATTTATAATTATTTATTGCATGTAAAAAATGAGGATGAGTTAATGGTTCACCACCATAAATAGCTATCCAAGATTTATCCGTTGAGATATTATTGAAATAAGTTGTTGCAACTGTTAACTGATCTTTAGTTGAAAATTCATTTGTATTCTTACAACTATAAATACAATATCTACAGTTAAATGTACAATTTTTAGTTATTCCCCAACCAATATATCGGTCACAGGGTTCAATCATATAGTTATCTTGGTATTCAATTCTACTTATATCTCGCAATCTTTTCATAAAGTTTTTGCGTTCCTTATTTTAGTATTTAAAATATTAGTTAAGTTCTTTTCAGCACACCATGCAAAACAGGATTTACAGTATTCATTGTCACCAAACATATTAGAATGGGGTGTTAATATTTTAATTAAATTATCTTCAGTTAAATCAATTGAATTATTTGATCTGCCAGAACATTGAGCTATTTTATTTTCAGGTAACACAATACTAACTGTTTGATTTAAGGTGGCGCATGCTTTTCTACTCATATCTAAAGATGGTATAGCTGCTATTTTTCGTTCTATATCTTCAATACATGCAGCAGTAATATTCTGGTATTGTTTAGCACATTCTAACAAATAAGTATAACAAGTTTTAAGCTGCATTTCTGTTATGTCTAAAGATAATGGAAAGTCAAATCCTAAATAATCAATAGGCATATGTTTATTTTTCTGTAGAAATTCTTCAATATAGTATGCGCAATTAAACACCTTTCCATAACTTACATTAGCAACACATTCATTTACTCCATCATGCATATGACAGAAGATGTGACTACTTTCATATCGTTTATGATAATTACGTTTTAGATATTCACCATTTGTTGAAATTATAGGTTTGATATTCCAGTTACTCAAATAATAAAAAACCATATGAAGAAGTCTTTCGTCTAATAAACCAATCTCTCCACCAACCAAACATACAGAGCATTTTTCAATTAGTTGAACAGTATTACAAATATACGGCAAATGCTGATGGAGTTGTTGTTCTGTAACATGGTTATATGAAGGGAATGTTCCGAATGTACAATGAGTACATTTCCAATTACATTGCGTTGTTAACACTAATTCAATCTGCTGGTCAATGTTTGTGTATATCACCAAAACCACCCATAGTCCCTGTTTATGAAACTTTTGTTTAGGCGTGCATTGACAACTTTGTCTGTTTTGTGTGCGTCCATATCATAATAATAACAAGCATCGCACATCTTATTATATTTAAATAATGTTCCTCTTAATAAGCTACGCAGGTTTTCTGCGGTAACGGCATAACTCTCTGATTCTTTAAAAAAGGAACATTGATTAATTTGTTTATTATACAGTGTAATAGATGGCATATGTGAATATGTTGAACATAATATTCTATTGGTATCACATGCATGTTGTAATACAGATACTGCATATTTATCTTGTCTATCAGAATAAAATTTAATATATTTATTTAACTCTTTAACTTGAACAGTATAATTTAGTAACATCTTATACACAGTATTTTGTGGTAGATACTTCATTAATTCAGGGGAAAGACTATTTAACACATTATCAGTCAATACTAAAATATTAGCACATTTTTCTGTTACAAAAGGAAGTTGTGTATTATACTGAATAGCACCATCTACTATATCTTGAATAAGATGTTCACAATATAGTCTAAATTTAACACAAGATACTAAATCATAATAGTGATCTCTAAATAAACCATTAGACATAACTTGAAAATAATTCACATATTTATTATCTATTACTTTACGCAATAATTGGGGCATATTTGAAATTAAACCTGTTTCTCCACCAGAAATTTCAAGATATAGCGGAACAGCTAAAGAGTTAAGTATATATTCAACATAATCAACATCTATTTCAATTAAATCTGTACTATTTTTTATAAAGTCACAGTAATAACAATTGCTGTTACACTTATTATGGGTTATTAAGCTTAGGAAAAACATAAGGAATGTTGGATAAACTTTATTGTATTTTCATCTAATTCATTATAATTCGGCAAGTATAAAATATCAGGAGTATATTTTGCATGATATACTATACAACTTTTAAAGAAAAAGTCTCCTTCAAAATCAAAAGAGGTAATAGTTTTATAATTATCATCGGAGGTTAAGTCTACTTTTCGCTTAACAAATTTGTTAAATTTAGCAATAGTAGCAGAAGCATTACATGCAATACATAATCTACTTGGTGAGGTTTGATCTTCCGCATGAATAACATTAAAAGGTAAGGATTCATATACACGTTGACGTTCTGCAATAATAGATGAATAATCATAAGTAATAAGTCGTTCTAACGCTAGTGTATTCATTTGTAAATTTAAACCTAACGCAAATGATTTATTACCTCTATGGAAATTACCTTGAAACTGACATTCCATGAATCTTTCTAATAATGCAGGGTTGTTTATTATGCCACAACCACCTTCACCTAAATCAATAGTTTTCTTTTCAGAAAAACTTAAACATGAAATATCACCAATACCAAATGTATTAAAATCAGGCATAGTTGAACCAAGTGAATTACATGAATCTTCAATTAATACAATATTTCGCGCATCACATAGTTCTCGGATTCGTAATATATCTCTATCAAGAATACCTAAATGGTAAACATAAATGATAGCACTAACTGCATAATTATCTACTAATTCTTTCACACTGTCATAAGACATACATAAAGTATTAGGATTCACATCGGCAACCGCAATATTCAGTTTCATAAACCTAGCTACATTAAACCAAGCATGATAGCCATAATTCGGGCCAATAACTAAACTACCTAATGGGGCATCACAACTATATAATGCACACATTAATGCAGATGTACCACTATTAGTAAAGACAACCGGAGATGTTGTCTTTGTTGCAGTATTGATTATAGATGCAGCTTGTTGTTCTAGCACAATAACCTCCTAAGTTGTTGTTTAACTAACAGTAACTTTGTAATCTCATGTTTATCAAAGCTAAAACAATTTCTTACACATTTTGAACAATTATTATTTACTGTATCGTATACTGAAAAATTAGTCAAAAGTTTTACCAAGTTCTCTTTCGTTAAGGGTAAAGTAATATGTCTATTTTTAACACTACAGAGGCATAAACAATTATGAGTAAAATCAACTGTTATAATACGTCCACTTTTAGCACAACCCTCTTGGTACTTTAATAATTCTTGATATGGTAGAATATTATTTGGGCAGTTATCATATAGTGTAGGGTGTTGTTGTTTAATATACTGTCTACTAGCAATAATAGTGTTATACTTTTCTTCCGTTAACTCTTCATCTAAAGGTAGTTCAAAGTCTAAGTATTTTAGTTGATATTGTTGTGTAATTGTATCTATTGCTTCTGTAGAATAATGTGTAATTACTGCACCTGGTATTACATCAACGGTTGATTGAGTTGTTGAGTCGATATTTAAATCTGGTGTAATATGATAATGAACCTGTCCAATATACGAAGAGAATTTAGTATGATAATTATGTTTAATGAACTCTCCATTAGTTGATATAGTAATATTCTGCTGATTTAAAGTAGTGAAGAATTGATTAAGCTTATCATATGATAACAAACCTATTTCTCCACCTTGAGCCAACATATGAATACGAAAATGTTGAGAGATAGTATTTATAAGATTGGATACCATTTTAATATTCTGTATAGTTAACTCATTAAATTCAATCTCGTCATTTAGTCGATAACGAGAAGCATAATTACAATAGCTACAATCCCAATTACATCTATCTATTAGTTGAAACTCCATATATAGATCAGTCATATTTCTCCCTGTAAACCAGTTTGTTGGTTTAGTATAAACTGTTTATAGCATAAATGCAAAAAAAAACCCTACAGTCGTTAAACTGTAGGGTTAAGTTGAAGGGGAGTTTCCTCCCCTTCTATATCCCACGTTGAAGGAGCCAAACAACGTGGGGAAATTGTTTATATCGTTCAAATATAAACTGTATTATCGCATTGGTTTATGACTCACTTTTTACAAAACTTGGTACAGTCGGCCAAGGTGTATTTGAACCACCTCCATCCCAAGGAGAACCAGATATATTAGGTAGTTGGCGTAATTGTTCTATATATTTAAGTAACTCTATATACTGGTCATCTGTTATTGTAGTAGAAACATTAATTAACTTCTGCTGTTCATGGCGTTGTGTCATCCAAATAACTTTATCCAACTCAGTATCGCGTAAATTACGCAGTTGTTGAAGTAAATCTAGTGTATTTAATATAGGTTCGACATATTCTACACTATAATATTCATCTACTGTGCATTCAGATGCATCTTTTACAGCTCTACACCCTCTATTATCAAGTCGGACTGCATAACTCATTAGTTATCCTCCCAACCAATAACTCTAACTCGTGCATTAGCACCTTCAGTTGCAGCATAAATGTAACGGTTTTCTAGTAATATAGAAACAGGTATAGTAGAATAATTATTATAGTTAGTTACACATTCTATCATTGTGGTATTTGAATTAGACTTCCAGCCATTATAAGTTGCATTATTATTAGGTGCAAGAATACAAGAATGTGAGGAACGATATGTTACGGCTAGTAGTATCTTATTAGCTGTTGGTGGTATAAAAGCATCAACAGCTACAGCAGACAAAGTTAATGCATTACCATTATTAGTTGTACCAACTATACCTGAAATAATAATTGGATATTCAGTAAGATTAGAACTAGCTACAACACCATATTGTGCTATATTATCCCAAATATTAATAGGTAATGGATATCTATTACCAGTTGTATCTGTTTTAAACCAACCTAATCGTGCAAAATATGCAAATCCCGTAGGAAGTGTAGGAGTAGTGCTAGATGCAGATATTAATAATTCAGCAACCGCAGTTGTTGCATTATATACAACATATACTGCATACCAAGTAGAACCTAAAATAGTACCAGTATCTAATCCTTTAATGCCAGAAACATTAGTATTAGCTGTTAGAGATAAATTAGGTAAGGAAACATAGCTAGTACGCGATGTATTTCCTAATACTACTTCATCTGCAGTAACTGTTATTGCTGTACTTAAACCTGTTGTACGCATGCGTACATTTCTACTTAATCCACTAACTGTAGGAATATCCGGAGCAACTAGTATTTCATTAACCCGTGTCAACTTTCCCATGCATTTTTACCCCTTTAATTCCTTTATTAATCGTTGAAGCTCATGTGATTGAGTTAATAATTCAGAAACAGCTTTACTAGCATGGCCCATAGAAGTTGAAGTTTCCTCAGATATATTTGCTACTTGTTCAATTGCATGACTAATCTCTTCACTTGCAGCAGATTGTTCTTCACTTGCAGTTGCAATAGATTGAATCTGTGTATTAACGTCATGCGTATATTGAAGTATGCTAGTTAATGCTTTACCAGATTCATTAGAGTAATTAGCTGTTTTATCAATTGCAGATGCAATTTCATCTACATTAACTATATTTTTACGGGTGCTCTGTTGAATTGCATTAATTGAAGAGTTAACTTCTTTAGTAGCTGTCATAGTCTTTTCAGCTAGTTTACGAACTTCATCTGCAACCACTGCGAAACCACGGCCAGCATCTCCAGCACGCGCAGCTTCAATAGCAGCATTAAGAGCAAGCAAGTTTGTTTGGTCAGCAATATCTGAAATGACATCTATAATTTGGTTAATTTCATCAGCTTGTTTACCTAATATATCCATATCTTGTTTAATAACACTAGATTGTTGTTTAATATTATCAATAGCAGAAACAGTAGTATTAACTACAACATTTCCTTGTTCAGCTAAATCCTTAGTTTGTGTTGAAGCGGTTGCCGCCTGTTGCGCATTACGAGCAACTTCTAGCACGGTAGCATTCATTTCTTCCATTGCAGTAGCAGTTTCACGAACACGGCTAGATTGTTCTTCTGCACCACGACTAGATTGTTCAATCTGAGCTGATAAAGATTCAGAAGCAACATTTAATACAGAAACAATAGATTCAAGACGATTAGCTGCTTCTATCATGCCTTCACTTTTTGCTAATTCAGCATGTTTAGTTGCTTCTTCAGCAAGTTGTGTAGCTTTCTTAGCAGATGAAGCTTCAGCTTTAGCTTGGTTGCTTTTATCTTCAGCTTCTCGTATTTTCTCTTTTAAATTAGATACCATTTTAATTAACACACTATAAACACCACCCGCAGTATCAACAGATTTAAAAGTTAAATCAAGATTACCATCTGCAATTTCAGTAGCAATATAATACAAATAATTAGGATCTTCACCTAATTGACGTTTAACACTTCTAATAATAAAGAAAGATATAATAGCAGCAACAATCATACTACACGTCAACAGCACAATTACAAATGTCTTACCCTTTATAGCAGCTTGTTCTGCTAAATTAGAAGAAATAATACTTCCAGTATCATTAATAGTAATTAACTTTGCTAACGTATTAGATGCTTCATTATATATCTTTAATGAATTAACAGTTACCTGTGGATGAGCTTCATCTACTTTGTTAGCAACAAGCAATTCTTCCACTTTTGTTTGGGCAGTTACGTAATCTGTCCAAACTTGTAGGAAATGATTAAAGGCTTCCTTCTCTTCCGGTTCAGAGATTAAACCTTTGTATTTGTCAATTGCTGCATTTATATCCTTAGTATTTTGTTGTATCAATGAAGTATAATATTGCTTCTCTTGTTCACCATTAACTACCATTCTAGCTAATTCATAACGGCGATAACTATTAATGCGTGTATTTATTTCTCCAATAATTTTGATTGAAGGAAGCCAGTTCTTTATTATTTCTTGAGTATTCTGGTTAATTGAGTTCATTTCTATTAATGATAATGCTCCTGTTATTACTGCAAATGAGGACAGAATAACAGAAAGTAATATTAATTTTATGGACAGTTTCATGTGTTCTCCTCGCCATCCTAGAATGACCTGTTATGTGCGTCACGATTCAGCAATAAATGGGTATAAAACATATCATTTACAATTGTTCTACTTATTTTAGTAACAAAATATTTACCACTATAGTTAGCATCTAATTCATTACCATTAACACCTGGGCATTGTAAATTAACTAAATCCCATATCTTAATGGGGAAGAATGTACTAATAACGCTAACTTGGCACGTTTCCATGCCAAGCAAGGCACAACCATAATCATAGTTGGCCTTACCCATATATGATTTAGGGTCATTAGACATTGAGCATTTAACAGGTTGAAGAGTTTTACGCTCAATATTTTTAGCCTTAGCTGCATCATTATTAGTAAAATAAAACTTTACATCTGGTCTATGTAAAGTACGAATCCCACTGTCTTGTGAAACAATAGGTGTATCCATTCCATAACCAGCAATACTATTCATCATACCTGTATTTGATACAAAATGTGGAATAGTCATTATTTGTAATTCTTTACTATTTTGAGGTTTATTCATTGAAAGTGTATATATTGCTTCTTGTTGTGATTGCTTACATGGATCAACTATGCGGTATTTACCGCTACTAGTTATACCCACGTTTACATAACTTTGAGGTAGAAAACAGTGACTAACTACATAATCAAGAAACTTTTTATCAGTAGTATTACTTTGTATCCAAGGTTGTACTTCTTTACTAGTAGTCATTAAATTTGTATCCACTGTAAAGTATTTAGATGCTACTTTTTGTAGCACTTCAGTGCCAGCACAAGGAGCAACACTCGTTAAAAATGGTGTTTGAGTAAATGCAGGAGCATAATATACACCAGTTGCGGAATAAAGTTTTAAACTATTTCCTAAATCTGTTACAGTTGGGTGTATTATTTGAAGTTTACTTTCTATCTTTTCAGGACTATTACGAGAGGTACTTAACACTATTGGTATATGTTTATTCTCATTCCATTCATTTTGTAAGTCTTTACCTGCAATAAAGCTAATACGCCATGTAGGTAATAAGTTACCTGTTTCTTCAATTAAGATAAACTCGTTAAACTTTGTAATGGTACTACAGTTCTTATTTTCAGTTAATGTCAGTTGTAATACATATTGATGGTCTACACCAAAGTATTGCTGTTGGCTTCTTTCGCCCATAATATTACCTTAATGTAAACCACTTTTGGTATTCATCATATGAGAGTAATTTGTTACTTTGAAGTTGTATAGATCCCTGTGCAAAGAGTGGTACACCTAATGGATCGCATTCTTTAGATACCTCAAATGAACTATTTTGAAGTAATAAGTTAGTAGCAGTACACCATTTACCTATACGCAATATACAAGTTCCTTTTAATGCACCTTGAGAGATACCAAAAGGATTAGTAACATGTTCTTCAACTTGCTGAAGTGGTTCATACCCCATAGGTGAATTAAGAATACCTAAAGCATCTGAAGCCCCATTAGTTAATCCACTTAATACAGAACCGAAAGCTCCTTTTTCACCATCAGAAGCCTTCATAGGTAAACATCTAGCATTTAATGCAATTACAGGTGTTAATGGGTTACAATTAGGATCTCCAGTTCTTGTATTTACGAATAATAAGTTTAAGTTGAAAGTAGGCTTTTCAGAACCTGTCCAATAACTTAAAGTTGTAATTGCAGGTCTGCGAGATATACCTTTAGCATTCATTATCATATCTGCAAGTTTACCAACTTTAGCACCTTTATCTCCAAGTAAACTTCCACCCAATTCACCTAAGTTAACTGGCCCATCATACAAATCAGACCAAGAAGCAGCCGTTCCTAATCCTACATTTTCATCAATTAAAAAAGCTTTAATAATATTAGGGCCGTAGTTACCATCGCCCGCAAACATTAATACTACTTGAGTATTAGGGGCATTAATAATTCTATCAATTTCATAATTAGCATCCATAATCTTGTCCTCCTATACTAAAAATAGGCTCGTAACCGAAATTACGAGCCTATTACGTTACACTTTTTCTTTGTTGAAATAGTCGTATGCAATGGAAAGAGCGGGTTTTAACGGGTCAGCCGTAGCTGCATCTGCATCACCCTTTGTTGCTCCACCCAACTGACAGCCATATAACGTAAACTTATAATAAGGTTTATCTTGGTTATCAAGTAAATATAATATCATTGTACATTCAATATTTTTCTTATAATCAGTAGTACCCGGTGAACCATTCTTAGATGCCCAACCTGCTTCCTGCCAATCACCGAGGAATTGCAAGCAATAACCATCTGTTGTTTCATTAAGTGTTAATGTAATAGGAGAGTTATATGTACCAATACCTTGCTGGCGTACTTTATTACCACGAATTTGAATTTCCGTAGTTTCAATTTCCAATTCAGGTATTGACATTGATTCAGCACGAAAGTTGATATTATCAGTATCATAACTTCCAGTTAATGCAGAAGGAAAGGAAGAAAAAGCAACTGCCCATCTGAATGTTTGGGAAAAGTTGCCTAAAGAACGTAAATTTTCAACTGTTGGTCTATACGCCATATTTTTCTCCTTAAACAACCATGGGTATTTTTGTTAATTTAACTTTATACTTAGAGGCTAACTTACGAATGACAGGATAGATTTCTTCAGGAAAAGAAGTATTTCTATCAACTGTAATTTTAATATCCTTAACGTGTTCACCATTATCATATTCTGAAACGGTATACACAGTATTAAGTTTATCTTCATTATAATGAACTTTAGTAATAGCTAACTTGCAACTTGATAACTGGGGAGAAAATTCCCCTAAAATAACAGAACCTCTAGTAGCTAAATATATGCATTCAGCAGGAAGAGATACTTTTATGTATGCTCCTGCTGTCACTTCTTGTTTTGTAGTGACTTCAACTAGCTTCATAAGCTTCTCCTTAATAAAAGTAAATGGGTTAGGGTAGATAGTTAGGGCTATCTACCCAAAGGGAGCTACCCTCTGTCCCCAAATTTGGTTAAACTGTAATGCTGAAGGATGCGCCTGTTTTTGTTTAAACTACACATTGTTTTATTACCTCACAATTATTTATTTCTTTAATTAGCTTCTTTTCAACTTTAGCAGTAATATGCTTCGGTTTACCTACAGAAGCATTATAATTTTGAGTTACTTTTTCTAAGTTATATCTGCAATTATTCCAAGTAATACTATCTTTATGATTAACAACATGTCTATCTTTCATTGTCATATTTAAGATATATCTATGAAATCGAATTGCATCTTTATTGGAAATAACGTAGTTTCCGTCACGCAATTGCCATTTAAATGCAAAGGCTTGTTTTAAATCCTTATAATCAAATATAAAGAATCCTTTAGTGCAATACATTTTCACTACTTTGTTACCTCTAAATGAGATAACATCATAGGATTGCTTTTTGCTATATTTCATATTTTGTATGGCATCAATTAACGATTCTGATAACTTCCAAGAATCTTTATGTTTTATAAACTCTTGTTTAGTAATTTTATACTTTTTACACACTTCTTTCATATTATTTAATGGATAAAATAATGGAAATTTATCCATTATTGCGGTTACGGCTTTATTATATAAATAAGCTGATTTAACTCTAAGTAATGGATCATCTCTTCCAGAGCAAATCTTAATATACTTCAAATTAGACCATTTAACATTAAATCCACAAGTAATATATTGTTTAGTACCACGTTTATTGCTTATAAATAACCCATAAATTCCTAACTTTGTTTCCTGTAAGAAGAAACAGTTTGCTGAAATATCAGCGTAGCTAGTAATTTTGATGGGTTTACACTTTAGTTGTTTTGCATAATATTCTACATCTAACTTTTCATTAATATCATCTCCATATTTATCAATAAGGTAGTTTTTAATACATATTGCGGCCATTAAAGTTTTTGGACGTAATTCAATTAGCTGCCCATTAGAAGTTTGAAATCTTAATCTGTATCCTCTGGTTTTACCAATACTAAGATCAGTAATGCCAGCAATACCTGTGTTAGATCGTGATTTAATATTCTTTGAATTGTGACTTATAGTTACACTTCGTAAATTATTACGAGTATTATCTAGTTTATTTTGATTACGGTGGTCAACAACATAACCTGATTTTACAGGTAAAACTAACTGATGAAGGAACCCAAGTTTTGGGTTATATGCATATCCTCTAGTAGCTAAACTCCAACGATACCCTTTTACAATATTTAAATCCTCAATAGAAACATAAGTGCATCCAACTTGCTCGCTTTGGCGGTTAAGAAGCTGCACTTTAACTTTATCTCCTAATATTTTTAGCCTACTAGGCTTCAATTTATTTGGAGTACAGTCATCCAAATCTAAGGAATCTAAGTTAGATAAAAATTTAGGTTGTTTTATATGGTGTGGTTTGAAATTTTGAGGATTAACACCAATAGGTAGCAACATTAAATTTTTACGTCTAAAATCAAGTTTATTATTATTACGAAATGCTACATAATATCCATTAACATATTTTACAAGTGTTTGTTGTAATAATGTTCTATCTGTATATTTATTAGAGTTAGATATAAATACCCTTAAATCTGTTTTATTTAATCTCCAACGATATTTCTTTATTTTATCATAATCTTGTTTATCAAGTAATATCTCATTAAATTTATTGTTATATTTATCTACTATATGTAAATGTACACCCATTCCATCTATGTGATATGGGTTTGGCTGAAAGCAATGTGTTTTCATGTTACTTCCAATTAGAGTTGGAGTTTTTGGTTTTGGGTTAGGGAAAGCATCTCTAACTACTTTCCCAAAGGGAGCTACCCTCTGTCCCCAAGTTTTATTAAACAGTAATACTGAATGAGGATCCGGTTTTTGTTATCACGATTTTGCCAAAAATATATTCCACGGACTTTGTAGGCTGTATAAATACCCAAACATTCATAATATAGTTATCAATGTCTTCAGCAGAGTTGTTGGTATCATCACACACAATCTTGTATGTGTAAACACCACGGCGACTCTGAATATTCTTCATATAACTATCAAGACCAACTGTAACCAAGTCACGGGTTATCTGGTCATTAAGTTCAAATAAGAAATCATCCAAAAATTCTTTAATTGCAGGTTCAATAACTATTAATAGCATACGAACATTCACTCTATCAAGAGCGGTTGCCTTACGATATAATGTCTTATTACCCCAAATTCTTATGCCCTTGGTAAGACTGAAAGAGATAGGGTTAATTGAGTTATTATATAATTCATCCTCTTCACCTTCTTCCCAAACTTTGGAAAGACCAAGGACGTTTAATACACCGCGGGTGTTACCAGCAACAGGATACCAAGCTTCCTGATATTCTGCGGTATGGCTCATATTTGCAGCCACATGACCCACAGGGGCAACATAGATCTCACGATTATTGAATTTATCATAAATTTTAAGGTGAGGAGAATACATTGCTGCATAGCTTGTATTCGCCATTAACACCTCATTTCTATAATCAATTACGTCCTGCATAGCATTGCTTGAAAGTTCATCAGAAAGACGTGAAGAGAGCAGCCCAATACTGAACTGACGAGATTCACACAAACTGATAATAGCCTGCTGGTATGCAGCAACAGTATAACCACCATCTATAATGACGTTACAAGTATAACGGCGCACGTTAGCTAGTTTCTGAATAGCTAAAATCATTGCACCTGTAGTAACAGCAGAGCCATTGCTACCATTAGCTAACTTCAAAAGAGTAGTTTGATTAGCTGGATAAATATTCTCATTAACATTTGTATTATTGATTACTCCAATGTAATTACTACGTTTAACTACATCGTCACAATAGATGCTAACTTGTGAATCGTCAACTGCATCCTGATGACGTGACATTAACCAATTTTCAACATTATCAAATGTTCCATCTTCAAGCTTTTTAAATACAGAAACTTTAAAGCTATTAGCAACACCTAAAGTACGAGCTAACACTTTTTCATCTGCTGTCCAAGTGTCGCTAGTACCATAAGGATAATGCTGTGAAGTAATATAAATATTTTCACCTGTACGAGTTTTATTATAAAACAACATACAACCCTGATTAAAGCCAGTATATTGTGTATTATGTGTATCCTGCAATAAGTGTGACTGACCTAATTCAAGGTCAAGAATACCGGCATCAAGAATATCAACTGGTATTCCAAGTTCAGCATTAACTGCTGTGGAAGCCAGCATGATTTTATTAGCAGTTTTCGTCTTTATCATATAATAAGTAGCACTTGAAGTTAACCCGGTAGGTAATGTTCCTGTGCTTGAAACAGTACAACTATATCCTGTTTCAATGTTTTCATAAAGAGTATCAGTGATAGTTAATGTATCCTTGGATAAGTCAACTTTACCATTTGAAGTATCAACTTTATCTAGCAATGTAACAGTTAATGTATCAGAAACAGCTAATGTACCAGTAAAGTTGATGGCTACACCATCTTTACTTGTAGATAACTGAATTAAGTTATTAACACCTTTAATGACATAATAAATATTATCTTCAGACAGGGGAGCAGCACCTGCAACTGTAGGATATGTACCACTGGCTGAAATACTTAATTTACATCTGTCATTCTTTGCACACAACTGATAAAAACTAGTTGAAGTAGTAAGAGTATCATTAACAAAGTCTAATTCTGTAGCAGTAATAGCAGTAATATTTGTTAAAGAGTTTAATTTTAATGTGAAGGTAGCACCTGCAACAGAAGAGAAGGGAATGAAGGAACCCTTAGCTGCATCAGAAGCAGAAGAAGCAAGTTGTAATTTATACTTATCCTTATTAACACCCGTCTGGGGAATTACAATGGCATATACAATGGTATCAGGATATAAAGTAGGTGTAGAAACAGGCATATCAGCAGCATTACCTGCTATTACCAATTCCGTACCTGTTACGCAACAAGTCCAAAACTGTTTAGACACAGTAACTTGAGAGTTTCCTGTATCAACAGTAAATGTAGAGTTAAGACCAGCCATTTTACCATCACTGGTATCTAACTGGTAAGTATCAGGATCAGTAAAACCAGTAGCTATTTCAGCATTGGGTTTATCGTTACCAAAGTTTAACAGTATAGCAGAACCACCAGTTCCACTAAACTCAATGTAAACACCAGCAGAAGCATTGGCATAGCTGGTAGCAAGTCGATATGAAAATGTTTCTTCCTGATACGGAATTAAATAATATTTAACACCAAGAGTTAATCCATTAGGAAGAGTATCTGAATTTTCAGCGGAGAAAGTAAATACATCACCAGTGGAAATACTTTTCCACATGATTTCAGCAGCAACTAATTCTTCTGTAGTAACATTACGAAGATTGACAGTAAATAACCCATCGTTAAAGGTAACTCCAACTGTATTATAAGGTTTATCCTGATTAAGAATGCAACCACCATAAAGTGATCCATCCTCTGCACGGGAAACCCACAGTTTATTACACTTTTCAAGAACAGCAAGGTTACAATAATGAGCCAAGTCATCACCAGGACTCACTTTTTCATACACAGTATAACGTCTTAAATAATCAGTATCACTTGTAATAAGAACGGGTTTAAACTCACCTTTATTGGTCTTTAATGCTGTACCAACATACAGACCCGGAAAAGAAGGAACACGTTCGCTTAAATCAACCTCTATTATTGTAGTTCTAGCACGACCACTGGGTATCATAAGTTCTCCTTAACGAATAACAGTAACTAAGCCTTTAGCTATAGCATTAGATAATGACATATCCTGAACAGAAACAACATCAGATTCAAGATAATTTTTAGCGGTACTTGTATTAGGATATAGAAAAATATCATCTTCTTTAAATACAATTTGAATACCAAAATTGCTTCTATTCCTAAAAGCAACCTTAGGACTTGAATACTGCTTAGGTTTGGAAGTAGTTACAATGTTAACTACTTTTGGTTTATCATCGGTATTAGCCATAAGTTCTCCCTATGTATTAATTTGAGTGTAGTTAAATTTAGCTAAGGTATTAACATCAAATTCATTATTCCTAATACTTCTAATTAATTTATCTTCTTTACTAAATATCAAGTAAGAACCAAGAGAAAAACCTGCTTCATACATGTAAATCAGACCCGTTTCTTCATAAGATTGGCTTTTTGTACCGGAAGGAGGAAGTGTCGGGTCTTCAAAAGCAGTCAACGAGCAGTCAAGTTCAATATCAATACTGTCGTTTATATAAAACTGCACTGGAATTTTACAATTATTTTGAAGCGCATAATATCTAGTAAGTAAATCAAAGCTAGAAAGTTCATCCTGACAATACAAAGTACATGAAAATGTCATAATAATAGGACGCACATTTAATACAAGCGATTTGGTTCCACCAGCATTATCAGTCATTTGAAATCTAGTTGGTTTAGATGGCCCATTTCGTTGGCTGATTTGAGTTAATGTAAATATTAACCCAGGAAAGGTAATCCTATCATCTTTAAGTTTATTAAAATACGCATCTGAATCACCATAAACAACCACGCCAGGATCGTTATTTTGATTTAAAATAGGGTCAGTACCTTCAAAAAAGAATGACTTTAGATATGCCGCAGTATGGGCAATACTTGTTCTAATCATTTTATTATACTAGCAAATACTTCAACTTTTAATGTATTAGTTATCTTTATTCCCTTTAAACCTTCACATTCATATAGCAGCATATTACATTTTTCTAGTGTAACTATTTCATCTGTGGTTGTTATTAAGTTAATTGTGAATGGCTTTTCATCTCCGAAATAGTTACTAAGAAAAATGAATGTACTGCTATTAGACACATCAAAATACTTAAATTCTTCAGGGGCAAATTCAATCTTTGGCATATAATTAATGAAATTAGATAAGTTACAACCACGACTATATGAACCTAGTTTATTGCGGGTTTTATCAACACTTAAACCTAAAGATAGATCAATGTGAAGGGTTGACATTTATACACTCCGTAGTAAAAAAGCCCTTCGATAACTTGTAACGGTTATCGAAGGGCTTTTGAGGTCTTAGTTCCCTAAAACCGTTGAGGTTTTACCACTTGGTGTTGGCGAGGCGGGCCACAGAAGCAGGAACCATGACCTTGCTGGTCATTGTGCCGCCGTCATCGTCCGGGTCGGTGTTGGTGTCGTCAGGATCAGTGTCGTCATCGTCCGGGTCGGTGTCGGTGTCGGTGTCCATGTCGTCATCAGCGTCATCATCGGCGCTGTCGAGTTCATCCTGGTCAGTGTCGAGCATGTCTGTGTCCATGTCGTCATCAGCATCGTCTTCAGAAAAGCCGAGAGATTCGGCAACGCCGTGCATAACGGGGTCAAGTTCCTGACCCTCGCAAGCAAGGCACATCAAACGACCGGCTTCTTCAGCCTGACCAGACTTGCCAGCAATATAAGCCTGAGCTAACAGGCGGCCCTTTGTCACAATTTTAGCGTTGATCTTCATGTTTGTTCTCCTGAAAACTAGTCAGCGACTAGCTGTTAGCGAGGCGTTTGCCCTTAACGATAGAGCGGGTGTTGGCGACCATCATGGAAGTGATCTGGTCGAAGAACCAACCACGCTTGGACTGGCCCTGATTGTAGGTATTGATGGGCTCCGTAATCAGATTACGGGCATGCATCACACCGTGGTATTCAGGGGAAGCAATGGCGTACAGGTCGCCAGCTTCGAGAACACGCATGTTGGGGCCGCGCACGGCGTCAGACACGATATTCACGCCATACATCTGGCCGATTTCGCCAGTCTGAAGCACTTCGTACTGGGTAACGGGGTCAAACACCTGCTGGAACTCTGAACCAGAAATGATATCCTGGTACAGGTTTGAGGAAATGAGCAGGGTTGAGGGCGGCAGGCCTTCGTTCGTGATAATGTTAATCATGCGGGCGAAGATCTGCGGGGTGAAGGACATGAAGCTCTGCACGTTGTAGCGTGAAGTCGCCGCCACGTCAGCCAGCTTCTTCCAGAAGCGGTCTTCCGTGACCATGAGGGCTTCAAGGCATTCATCGTATTTTTCTTCCAGCAGGTCGTTGGGGCTGCGCTGGATTTCCATGTTGGTGATAAGGATTTCGCTCGTGATGCTGAACTCGTTCAGGATCTGGCGGCGTTCACGCGCTTCCACGGGGATGACGCGGCTTTCACTGGACATGGCGTAGGCAATGGCCTGTTTGTCACGCATGGTGACATAAGGCAGGTCGCCGGATTCCAGAGGTTTGAACTGGAGGAAACGGCGGGCAAAGCCGTCACGGTTGGTCTGGTCGAGAACTTCGCTTGTAACGGCTTCCGCAAGAATAGCCATTTTGTGGCCGCTCTTGTCAGTGGAGGCTTCAACGAGAGCCTTGGTACGTTCGCGGCGGGCGTTGACGTTGGCTTCGATGGTAGCCTTATCTTCAAACTTGCCGGAAGCAAGCAGTTCAATAGCTTCTTTCACCTTGGTGATTGCGTCAGCCTTGCAAGAGGCGTTGATTTCACCGCCATTGTTGAACAGGACGGAACCCCTGCTCTTTGATAAGCCAGGAACTAGAGTTTTCATGTGATTCTCCCTTTAAATCTTTACGTTATATACGAATGCCCAGGAAGGGAGTGTCAACGCCGGGCACTGACACAACAGAACCGGGAATGGCAGCCAGAGTGCCGTTGCTCGCCTGCATGCCAACCAGACCTGTAGCGGTCACGCACAGTGACATAGAGGTGTCAGCGAAGTTGGCTTTGGCGTCAAACTGGTCAGTATACACGATACCTTCCATGATGACGCCGATGCTGCCCAGCATGTCGGTTGAGGACATTGTGGGGATAAGCACGCGGTCTTCCATAAGCACTTCAGTTGTGCTGGGTGCGTAGCGATACTGCACACGCACGGCCATGCCCTTGTTGGCGTCGGGCACTGTCACTTCTTTGCCGGAGACTGTGCATTCAATGGCGGCGCCAGATGTGGCTAGGTACACGGAAAACTGGCCGGTCAGGGGCTCGTTCTTGAGGATCAATTTGCCAGTTTCGGAGTTGGCGGTCAGCACTTCAACGGCTGATTTGGTGAGAGGAGTGAGGGATTCAGTGTAGCTGAAGCCCACGAAAGGAGCAACGGTGGTGTTGCCCTGACGAACACATTCCTGCCCGTTCACGATTTCACGAACGAGGGGAAGACCTTCTGCATTCACAGTCTGGCCGGGGACGATGGCGATTTCCTGTGAATTGAGAATCATTAATCTACCGGTGTGTAACATGGGATTTCCTCCAAAAAAGAATTAACGCCGGCGAAGATTCAGCCGACTCTTTAATTCTGTAACAGAATCATCCTTCACAGAAGAAGTAATTTCCGTCACAGAAGGGTCGAGTAAACGCATGCTACTAGCATTCAACGCGGCCCGCACTTTATGATGTTCGGCATCTTCAGCAGTAAAACTGCCGGTGTTTGCCGCACAAATCATAGCCTTAGTTTCTTCAAACACAGGCTGAGGTTTCTTTAAAAGAGCCACAGCCTTTGCAAGAATGGAAGCGTATAGGGTTGTAGCATTGTTTCCCAATACGGAGCTAACGCAAGCTTCAACCCTCTCACGAGGAATGCCGCTACCAATTAGCTCATTCATCATGTTATCTCGTAATTCTTTATTAATATCTGGGTAAATGCCTTTAATGCCACCTTCAGTAGCTAACGCCATGCACTCGATTAAACGAGGAAGGACGCTATCATTGATTCGGGCTTGAGCAAGGCTTTCAATGTACGCAGGAGTTAAAACTTTATTGCTAAATATTGAACCGCCAAACTTAGATACGGCGGAACCGACACCTTCAGTTTTGGCTATATGCTTAAATCCAGAAATCATGGAAGTGGTTCCAAAGATACTCTGAATATCAGCAGAACATTTATTACGTTTAAAGACGTACATTGGATTGCCAGTCTTTGCACTGAAAGCAACCAATGTTCCGTCCGGGCCATTCTCGGCATCGTTTACTGACTTCCACTGAAGGTCATCAGTATCATCCAAAGATGATTTAACATCATCCTCGGTGTCAGTGGCCCTATTATCAATAACGTCATCATCAACTACGGAATCATCATCGTTAGCGTCGTCATCTGACTGGTCATCTGCGTTGACTTCATCGCAGCTACCGTCAGTGCATGCGGCATCAGAAAAGGGGTCAGTTCCATCTTCTGAATCATCCGCAGAATTGCATTCAGAAGCTTCACATAATGAAGCTCCGCCGCAAATAGGACAATATAAAGAAGCACTTAATTCAGAACAAGTACGATTGGCATTTGCAATGCCAAGTTTTGCGCCGCAATCCGTACAAGTAATTTCAGCTTTGTCGGTTTGGTTTACACCAGCAAGCACGTTTGCTTTAACTTGTGTACCTTCACCTTCAAACTTCTCGCCACAATGAGGGCAAATGGTAATTTCATTCTTGCTGCCAAGAATTGAGTTACCACAAGCTGTGCAGGAGAACTTTGCAAGAGCTGACTTTGACGAATTGGCTGTTATAACCAATGTATTCACAGTCCCTCCGATTATATATTACGGTATTTTAATTAAACTGTTGAATGTCATTAAATTTAAAGCGAATATAGCAATTTATCTAAGTCTAAAATTGAAGGGTATGTAATTACCCTTCCAGAATAGCAATCTAAAGGTGTTAGCATGTCATTATAGAGCATTAAAGGTACTTTGTATGTTACATATCCATAAATATTATATGATAGTAAATCAGGTCGATATATTTCAGTTATAATCGTATAACTACCAGCAGCAGAAATACTTTTAATATAATAAGCAAAGGAACTACCTAAAATATCATACATTCCTGCATTATCTGTCATCCAAGGTATAATTTTACCAATATCATACTTTAATGTGGATTGAAACGCTAAATTTGGCTTTTCTAACGCCATAATTTACCTCATAATTATGAATTAAGTATCACCTTAAATATTGCGTCAACAATCTTTTTTGCGGGTTGCTTTTTCACCGCAGTAAAAGGTATGTTGTTATTTTCGAGGAATTGTGTGATTTTGGTGTCAATTTGCAGACTTTCTTCTTTTGTGTATAAACAGGGTTTATTAAAACCATTTATACGGGGGAGCATAAAATTCAAGTTTTCATATGAATTAAACAAAGTTAATGCGAGTTCTTCAAAAGGGCGTTGTATTAGACGTTTTTTGTTGTAAATAAGCGGAAGCAAAATAGGCGAATCAAGTATCACGAAATCAGTCTTCTTTCTTAAACGATCTAATACCAATTCTTGCTTTGCAAAAATATGTAGTTGATGTTTCAATGTATCTTTTCTATCAATTAAGACATTATATTTTGCATAATCTGTTATTACTTCAACTTTTAAATCAGCGCAAACCATTGCATCAAATATTCTAGCAGCACAAGTAGTTTTACCAATATTCGGGCCACCAAATAAGTTGATTACTCTCATCCCCTCTTCCTTGGTTAAAGGTGATTAACGCACCAATCATACAATGTTGCAGACGGGCGCATATCATAACACCAATCTTGGTCAAGTAAGTGTTGATAAAAGATGCTAAAGTTTTCACTAGTTAGCCCGGTAGTTGTTGCGTAGCATTTATCACTATATACATCTGATAAAGTCGTATGATAATTAGATACACAACTAAGTATATCATCTATACCATCAACATGGTTTCTTGCAGGTAAAGTAGGACATATAATTTGCTTACCACATTGTAATGCTTCTAACAAAGCATTAGGAAAAGGGTCAATGAACATTGCGCTTTTAGGAAAGTAATAATGAGTAATATGATTAAAGAAATCAACTGCATCATGTGTATGATAATGTTGTTTAATCATTGGATGTGTTAGATATGTAGTAGCATTACCCATAGTTACTAATGAAATTGGTTTAGTTAACTGATCTAATTCATAACGTAAATACTCAATTGCATCTGGATTTGTATGAACTCTAGCATAAAAACCAACTACGGGTTCGGTTGGTTTAGAGTCAACTGAAAAGTTAGTAATCATTGGTATAAATGCGTTAAAGAAGTTATTACTATTATACATACTTAATCCATTAGTTATAGGTCGTTGAAGAAACTTATTTACACTATTTCTAATATAAAAAATCATATTCAATCGCCTAGCTTTAATTACATTATAATGAAATGCGTATAATTCTGGAGCTTGAAATGTACTAATAACTTTAAATTTAGTTGTTAACTCTTCTAAATTTGGTATTTCCGTATCAACTTTAAAATTAAGATTATGTTCTACACAAAATCGTTTTGTTACAGTATATGACCCACGCTTAGCCAAGTCATACTTCTTTCCAATTAAACAATATTTAGAAGAACTTTTCATTATATACCTTAAATGCACGCTTAATTTCTGCTATTGATTTTGCTACTGCAATTTCTTGGCAGAAATGTATATAAATATCATACCAATTCTTCTTTTTATCCATTTCATTTTTAGCATCAATAAATAACTCTAATATTGTTTCATCTTTATCATTATTTGAATCTAATACTTGTTCAATCAATTGCTCCAATGAAGTATATTTGTAATGAGATAACAAATATGAATACATTGTATAATCATAAAAAGCAACATCTAAGTTATCTTGTTGAGAACGAGAGTTTAGTATTATTCTAGCTTTTAACTTGAATGATTTTTTAGCATAATCCAATTTTTCAATACTAGAAATAACTTCTTTGTTAACATTTAATTGAGATATATGTTCCAACTTTGTAGTTGAATCAATAGTTATAAATCCTAAGCCTAAATCAAAAGTATTATGGATATTACGCAAATAACGATATACTTCATAGCTACATTCTATATAATTCTGACTAGTATTATTTACCTTTATAACCCCGGTAATCAAAATAGTATTACCGGGGTTAATTATAGCACCGTATTTCATAGTGGCTCCTATGAATGGTTAATAATAATAATAACGATTAGAATAGTTACAATCGCAAGTACATCCATATGCACAGTTGCAGCTACAATAATTACAATTACAGGTGCAATAATTGCACTGACATATGCAAACAGCTTGAGAAATATTAATAGCATTTTGAATTTGAGCTAATAATCTATTAGTAACTTTTGCCCCAATAGCATAGTTATTCCATGTTATTGCAGCTTTACCATCATTTGCATTACAAGTATTTATACTGTTAATTATAAGAGATAATGCAGAATTTTTAGCTTTATTACCAACAGCAATTGATTCCCATGCAGGAACTGCTTTACCACGAATGTTTAATTCTGCTGTTAACGCATTAATTGTTTGGGAAAAGAAAAGAGGTTTTAATTTTGCACCTGCAGTGATAACACTAGTCCACTGAGTTTGTGCTCTAGGTCCTATTACCTGATTCGTACATGCCATATTTTTTCCTTTGTATTTTTATGAGTGCATATGTAAACTTAGATATTTCTTGTTGAATTAAACAAGCATTTTTATCGCAGGCATAATCTGTTAATTTAGAGGAATATCTAACTTTATTACTTTTATCATAATTATGAATAGGACATTTATAACAAACTAATGTAGAACATTTATCACAAGCCGAAGGTTGTTTATATGTACAATTTAAACCCATCATTGACTTTATACTATTATTAAATATATCACCTCGTACATGTTGATTCTTAGTTGGACTAAAAATACAGCCATGACATAGATAAACTATTCCATCACAATCAATACATAAACTATTATCACCTGCAGTACAAAATTGTCTATTATGTGCAAACCAATTAAAGTTATGTTTTGTATTGTTAGTTACTATATCTGTTAATATTGTAGTTAATTGATTTCTAAAGGTTTGAAGAGTCTCAGTTGAAAATTGTGGAAATGGTGCATCTGTAACAAAATTTAAACGTAAGTTTACATCTAATGCAGGATTAATAGTTCGCAGTTCTTTACGAAGTTGGCAGTAATTAAAATAAATTTGTTCAATATATGTAATTTGTGAAGGTTTAATTGTAGCTTTCAATGAGAATAAAATATCATTTTCAGCTAAGGTTTTAATATTTTTAAGTACCTGAGTATTTGAAGATTGACCTTTAATATTCAATCTATTTAAACTTTGAATCGGTTCAAAATCATAACTAACTTGGAATTGAAAATTATACTTACGCCATTTTTTAATATAAGGTATTAATTTATCTATCTCATATCCATTAGAACTAGTAAAAAATGATTTTACATATCCGTGTAATTTACTCATTATATAATCCATACTCTTATATTCAAGAGTTGGTTCCCCACCCCAAAATACAATAGAGATTGTATGTGCTGCACCTAATAATTGTTTAAATTCTATTATTCTTTCAATACTCTTATCAAGGACTTCTTTACTAGTACGAATTGGTTCATAACTGCACCCACTCTCATAGCAATAGGTGCAACGTAAGTTACAGCTATGAGTTAACATTAAATCTATAGTATAGTTCATATTGGCTCCTTTGGTGAACTATAATGCAATAAAGCTTGCAGCGTGGAATGAGAAGAATTTAGTACCGTTACAAACAATCATAATACCTTCATTGGGAGATAAGGATTTGGAAGCATCATTATCAATTAGTTGCGTACTTAAAGAAGATTTAACTGTTATTTCAGTAGATCCATTATTTTTAATAAATAAATGAAATCCATCACTTAACGCTGTAGCATTGGGTAATGTGACAGTAAATGTACCACTTCCAGAAAGGAATTTACGGTAGTCATCAGAAGTTACAGAATAGTTAGCAGTTATTTCAGAAACAGTAATAGGACTACTAAACTTTTGCATATTTTTAACTGCATTCATTATGTCTTGTTTTTCTTTCAGGGTGAAGGTATATGCCATGTTAAACTCCTAGATTATCCACCATTTATTACCGTCATACATAAGACGAACACCGTTTAATGGATCAAGTATAAGACCTATATCTCCATCTAATGCAGTATTAAATGTAATCTGTTTAGTAGCATGAATATTTTTCACATAAATAATATAACCCGCAGTAGTAGATGATAAAGTAACATTAATACCTGCATACGATGAACTTTCTATTAAGTATGTAGAACCCGGAGTAGGTGTAATAGAAAACTTTTGATTATCTTGAGTAGCAGTAAGTAATACTATTTCAGTAGAACCACCATTTGCTAATTTATAAGTACCATCATCCGCAAGAAATTTTTTACCATCACTATCAATTATAATACGACCTATCTTTTCATTGAGAGTATCTAAGTTTCTTAGAACTTTTGGTTTCATATTATCTCCTACGCCATAACAACTATTTCAGTACCAGCATCATAAGAATCATAAAATTTAATACTATTACTAACAATACCAGATGTACCAATTTCATTATAAGCATAATAGTTACTATCTGAACCACCAACACATAAAACACCATCTACAAAAACAAGTAAAGCATTAGTTCCCACTTTATAGCTAGGAACACTTATATCTGTATCAGCAATTAATTTACTTGATAAAATAGTGACCATTTTGGTAAGGCTTGAGCCACCAGAACCACCACTTCCACCGTATGCATCAACAATCTTTTTAACTAAAGCAGGTGTAGCTGCTTTATCCTCACTAGATACATCAAAACCAGAAGCATATAAAGTTAAACCTGCATTAACTGTAGTAGCCATGCCAATGTCAGAAGCAGCAGGGCCTAAATCATTGATAAAACCATGAACACGGGCGGAAACGCCAATAGTATCACTATAAACATAAATAGTTTCCTGCGTGCTAACAACAACACGGGATTTAGTAAAAGTAGATCCACCATCAATAGGCTGGTTAAATACAATATAATCTTCAGTATTAACTGAATCAGTAGATGCAGGAATAATTGCTATTCTAACTTTTGCTCGGGTGCCACCACGATTGCACATGACTATATCTACGGTAGCAGCATTGGTACTGCTGTTATACCATATTTTAGTCAGCACACCTTGCTGACAATCTAGTTTACCAAATACACCGCTTGTAACGGACATAGACATCTCCTCTTCATAATGATACTAGGGGAATACCAGTATAAACTAGTATCCCCCTAGTGTTTAGTAGCTGATTAAATCAGCGTTCAATTAAGCTTTAACGTGGGGGTACACAACCACAGAATAAGCGATATCCTGTGTCAGTGTTTCGGCCAGGGTGATGGTGGTGCTGTTGGTCAGCACGAAAGCATCACTGGACTGGCGAATGCCGCTCAGGTACACTTCAAAGTAGTACACGCTGGAGATGGCAGTGCCCAGAGTGATGGTGCTGCTGCCGGAAGCAACAGTACCTTCATAGGTGGTCACAGCGGTGACGGCAGGAGTGGAGCTGATTTCCACGAAGGTCTTGCCGGAGGCAGAAGTAAGCACATACACCTTTTTGGCGTATGTGTCAGACGCACCGCCTGTAACCACGAACAGGAAGCCTTCCTGCGCGGCGGTGGGAACCAGAGTGGCAAAGTCAGTAGCAGAACCCTGCCAAGCCACGGCAGTGCGGCTCAGGCGTGAGTCATTGCCTTCGCAAGCTGTGCCCGCGGTCGTGCCGTAAACGGCAGTCAATGTAACGTCAGCAGACAGGGCGCCGCCGCCGGAAAGACCAGTGCCAGCGATAACCTGACGGGTAATCGGCACAACGCTGGTGATCTTGGTGTCCGTCCATGCGCTGGTGTCACTGTCCCACACCCACACGGAGTCAGTGGCTTCAACGATAGCGTAGGAACCAGCTTCAGGAGCAGGATTTGCGGCCACAAGGGCGGCTTCCGTTGTGTAGTAACCCTTGAGCAGTGAGGCCTGCTTGATTTCCTTGGTGACGTAGGTTTTCAGGTCAAGCGCGGTGGTCTTCTTGTTGTCCGTACCCAGCTGCATCGGCAGTAAGGTGACGTCCGTAATGTCAGTTGAAGCCAGCGCGGCGAAACCAGAGAAGTCCTTGTTCAGCTTGAGGGCCAAACCATCGGTCAACTGCTTAACCTGCACAGCGCGGTCAGTAGCTGTTCCGGTGGTAATGTCACCAGCAGAAGCAATCTGCACAACACCGGGAGTGTCAGTGGTAGCCAGGGCGCCGCCAACGGTCACGTCATTGCCGTTAGCAGTAACGGTCACGCCCGTGCCAGCTTTGATGTTGGAAGCGATAAGCTTGGTGTCAAGAGCGGTCTGAAGGCCAGTCACCTTGTCAATGGTGATGCCGCCCACGAGGCCAGAACCGGCGATAGGCGTCCATGTCAGGGCTGACGCGCCGATGGTCTTGAGCATGAACAGAGCTTGTGTGTCGTCTTCGAGGAAGAGGAAGTTCACGTCACTTGCGGTGACATTGGCGGGAAGCATGCCAGTGCGGTCAGCACTTGTGCCTGTCCAACGAACTGGCTGGGGGTTTTTGAGTAAGGAAGTAGGGATACGTGTGATACTCATGGTTTTTCTCCACTGTTTTTGGTTAGAAGTCTAATGACTTCATCTGAAACATTAATGTTTTTAATTTTAGCATTAGGCCTTAATTGTCGCCACAATTGGTACAAAATAGGGTCATTTTTACATGTGTATTCTTTACATGTTTTAGGTCGTATCTCATATATTGTACATCTGTTATCAGAGCCGAGAAACGGACAAACCAATCCCGGCCCCTTTTTCAATAATAATAATGTTTTACCATCCTTTACAAAAACATTAGCTATATCACTAATGTTTTTATTAAACTGCGTAGCAACACGCTTGGCTTCTTCATATGTTAACTTAATCTCGCCAGCTACAACGCAGCATAGACCAGGACATGAATTGCAACGCTTTACTTGCATTATAACTCCGATAATTCTCGCATTGCTTTAAGCATATTTTCCCAATTAGAATAGATAAGTTTGCTATTTTTCTTCATTCCAACGAATTTTTTAGCTCTTTTACTGATTATTTGGTATAACTTAAAGAACTCATTCTTTTGTTCTTCAGTAATACCTGAATCCTCAGATTTAGCTTCAATTTCAATATAATTGATTTTCATGATTCCTCCTATTTCCTAAAAGCATTAAAATCAACTCTTTTATTAAATACACCAGTACCAAAGTAATATCCAATTACAGTATCAAACTTTGCACTAGCATACCCAATAACTGTACCAACTAAACCTATTTGATTTACATCTAAGTTCTTAAATTGAGAAGAAAATACAAAGATAACACAAACAATAAAAATTATAGCTGTCGTAATTGCTAAAATAGCAGGGGTAATTTTATCTTCTTTTAATGATTTAATATATGCTAAATTAGCATTATCCTTGTCAGTATTTTGACTAACAAGTACATCCATATTAATATTTAATTCGGTTAACTTATCAGTAACAATAGATTCAACATTCTTTAAGTTTTGAAGGTGTTCCGAAGAACAGTTATTAATGTTGGTTTGTAATGTTTCTTCAGAGGTATCTGTTGGAAGTTCAAGTGCTTTACAGACTTCGGCACGAACAAAACTATAAAGTATTGGACTTGTTAATGCTAACGCTGCCTTAGGTGCTACTGTAGAAATTGAATCTATCCAATTTTGTTGCCCCATAATTATCCTTCATCTAATTCTTCCTCTTCAAAGTCAAAATCAGTATAACCTTCTGATAACATTGAAGTACAATGCACACAATGGGTTGATGTTGGAATTGCTTTTAATCTAGCTAAAGGAATAGGACGTTTACATCTCTTACAAACTACTTCACCATTATCAATCATTTGAACATCTGATTTTTTAGCAGATCTAGCATATAATGCTGATTCATATATGCTAGATTGCTGCTGTGCAATATCGGCTGCATCCATTATTAACCCCTACAAGAACTAGTTATATCCCAATCAAGGTCAATTGTGGGTAAATTTAACTGTGATGTAACAAATATCCAACATGAACTATCAACAGCAAGTTGAATGTCTTGTATAACTAAACTACAACGTGAAAAACAAGTAGGCATGGTATTAGCTCGTAACCAATTACCTTGAGGTGTAATGGCTAAGGGTGTTCTACTACGCTTTTTAATAGTTGATCCATCACGATATTCTAATGTTGCAAAAAAGCCATGAGAAGTTTGACTAAATTCGCGTATTGCATAATCTTCAAGAATAATTAATTCATCACCAGGTGCACCATAAGGTGAATGGAATTTCCAATACTGAATATCAAGGGAGTTTAAATCCTGATATTCACTTGTACTGATATGAATTTCTCCACCACCATTTTGTAATATTTCTTGAATAACTGCATCTGTTAGTTCCATTGTAAATATCTGTTTCTTAACACCCATGTGTCACCTCATTTTGAGAATTTATTTCTCAACTTAGTTTTTACTAATTCAAATTTCTGTTTATCTTCTTCACTTAAATTAGAACCTGCCCTATTAACATAAAATGAAACGCGGCTTATTGCCTGTTTTAAACTGGTAGATTTTTTAAATAAAAAATCAGCAATTTTAGTTGCTGATTCAGTAAAGAGTTTATCAGGTACATCAAGTTTAGATTTATAACTACTTAAATTAGTGGAGACTGTAATGTATTTCATACTACCTCCGGTATGGTTTACTTTTATTAAAGACTTTACCTTTAAATGAACGCTGCATGTGTTTATGATGATCTGTATGACAACTAAAACATAAACTAATTAAATTGGATGGATCATTAGTCCCACCTTTACTGAGTTCTCGTTTATGATGTACATTTAAATATGTTGAATTAGGGGGAAACTCCCGAAAACATTCCTGACAAGTATAGTTATCTCGCTCTTTTACTTGTTGAGCAATTTCATTCCAATTATCAGGATAGCGAGTCATTATTTACCACTATGATAAAATTTACCGCTTGATTTTTTATCAGAACTCGATTCTTCTGTATCATCTTCTGAATCTGTATCTTCTTTATCTGCATCAGATAAATGAATATCACCTTGAAATAATGCAGAGGCAGTAGCCAAAACTAAAATTGTAGCTTTGTTGTCTATTGCTTCTTCACCATTTTTCTCTACTTCTTTTTTACCTTCATCAGTCTTTTTAAATTTATCAGTAACTCGTTTACTTAAACCTTTAGCAGCTTCTATTTGTTTCTTTGAAAAACCTTTTAATGCATCTGTTCCACCTTTTACTTTATCCTTAAACTTTGATAATAAACTAGTTGATTTATCTACTACTTTATCTTGTTCTTTAGGTGTTAACTTAGTTAAATGTTCTGCGACACGTTTATCAATTTTTTTATCAAAATGGGATAAAATCTTTTCTTCCATCTTACTAACATATGTTTTATTTCCGTTATTATTAACGTAGTATTTACCACCCCTAGGGCCAGTGTTCAACTTTAAGGCAACTACTACATATTTCATTTAACTCTCCTAAATACTTTCTTTATAAACTGCTGTACTGTCAACTTCTTTGTTGCACTAGCAGTTAAATAACAAGATGTAGTATCATTTAGCTGGTAGCGTTTTAAATCCCATCTTTTATCAGTATTAGCGTTCTCAAATACAGAAAAATCTAATAACATTACGCCATCAACATCTCGTATAGGAATAGCGTCATAAAAAGGAGTAAAATTATTATGAGTATCAACAGATGTAGGAGAATAAACATCTAAATCATATAATACTTTATCAATTGTGAATCTAATACCACTTATTCTTGCAGGAAAGTAGAATGCAGTTATTGGGTTATTAATACTTGGACTGAATGCTACTATATCGCCTATTGAGTATCGGGAAGGATAGTTTTTGTGAGGTAAATCAGTTTCTAATTCTTCTAATACATTAGAAAGTTTTTCAGAATCCTTAATATTATTTGAATCTATAATTTCAGCAACAACTACATATTTCATAATAAATCTTGTAACATCTTAGTGAAAGATGTAACTGAAAAAGTTATTTGCTTAGGATAAGATACTTTGGAAATAATAATACCTTTCTCTGAAAGAATATCATCAATTTCATTTACCATAATACTATCTACATTCTCTAACGGAATATTATCATAAAATGGATTAAAATTATTATCAGAAGTAGCTAACTCTTTACATAAGAGGGAAATATCGTATAAAACTTTAGAAGGAGTGAATTTAACATTAACTATTTTGGCAGGAAAATGAGTACGTTTATCTTCAAAATTATTTAAATCCGGGGAAAATAATACAATTTGACCGGGTTTAAATCTCGCAGGAAAATCAGTATCTGCAACAGTTACATATTTCATAGATTTCTCCTCTTATTTTTTCTTTGCTGGAAAATCTTTATATAATTTATTTAAATATTTTACATCATTTCCTGTAGAGAATCTTTCAACTATAACTGAATTTAAATTTCCTTTCTTTTCTAAACAAGTAATAATTCTGTATACTGTAGTATTATACATAGATATGAATCTAAATAATTCTCTTACTTCTTTATTTTTAGCTTCACCTTCTAATTTGGATAATTTAGAAATTTTATATAAAGTAGGAGTTACTGCATATAAATAACCTGAAAATTTAGCATCCTTTATTACATTCTTAAAGAAACGACTGATTTCTAATTTATCTGTTAACTTTAATACTTTTTTAAATAAAGGAGTTTTAATAAGTTTAGGATTAAATTCATTTTCATATTCCTGACGTTTCGCTTCTCGTCTTTTTATATTCCTAACATATGTAGAAATAATAAATTTATCACATTCAACATTTTCAGGTTGAGCTTCAATTCGCGTAAGTGAAGCATCCACAATAGGAGCAATACAGGATTCACAATTCTTTAAATTATCAACACTATTCAACAGAAGAGTAGCTGAAGTTTTAAACTTTTTGGGTAATATAACATCTTTATCTAATGATAATCGTTTACATTCATATTTAAGTTTAGGGAGTTTAGTACCCATAACATGTAAATCTTTACATGAAACATACTGAGGGTAATATTTACTATCTATAATAACTATATCACCATTTAATAACTTTTTAGGTGTTAGTTTATTTTTAACCAAATCAAGAACAGACTTATTTAAGTCTATTGAATCTAACTTAGAAATATCATCTATAGTATAAAATTTATCAAAACTATAAATATTTAAATTATCTTGGTTAGAAGGCATCTTTGGTTTTAATGTATTTAAAAAATCTCTAATTTCAGATACATATTTTTCAGGTACTGTATTTGCTTTACCTCGTATTTGTGAAATAGAATTGTTTTTTATTTCATACTGAACTGTAACATGTGGAATATTATTTTCATCTCGTAAACTGTATATTTTACACCTTCCATTTTTAACATATGGATAATAACCACCAACGCAGTGACCCATCAGTTCACCTTCACGTTTAAGTGATTTTTCACCTGTAATATCAACCCAAGTATAAGTACCAAGAGTTAAATAAGTTTTTATTCCATCTTCTTGAATGCTTTTAGCTTTTTTACTATTTTTAGCCATAGCTTCATCCCAAGCTTTAACTTTATCAAGAGCTTGAGGAATACTAATTTTAGATATATCTGATTGTTCAGTATTTAAATAATCTATTACATGACTCCAATAATTTTTAAGATCAGTATTTAATATTAATAAATCTAATACTTCACCACGTTTAACTGCTTCTACCATCCATTCAGGACTATCTTTTGAAGTACGTTTAACTGGTTTAGATTCACCATTATTAATTAAATACTTTCTTAAATTTGAATTTATCCAAGTTTTAACATTAGCATTTAATGCTTGATTAGATAAATCATCTAAGAATGTTTTTAATTCATCAAGATTAACAATATTTTTTGCAATCATTTCCACTTTTGCTAATACATATCTCATTATTCCTCTCCTTGATTCATTAAGTCAAATACCCGCTTAACTGGTTTAGGTGGTTCTGCACCAGTTTTATCAAAATAATCTTTCATTAAGTCAGAATCAATATAACTCTTAATTGAGTTAGAGGGATTATGACCTAATTTTTTAGCTACCTCTTCTACAGCAGTATTAAATGTCTTTATTGGGTCTTTTTTACCACGATTGCTTGTTATATCTGTAAAAATACGGTTTGCATGGAATTTACGGAATCCATGTGCAGTATCAGGAAATCCTAATGAAGTTAAATATTTATTTATATAGGTTGTGCTGACAGGTGTATCACCTTTTACGGAGAAAAGGTATTGATTTGCTTTTCGCATATTCTTTAATATTGAAAGAGCTTTAACTATTTTTTCGTTTGTTATCACATGACGTTGATGGACATTCTTTTTACCATTATATGAAATAATAGCTTTTCCATCTTTAATTACTACGAATTTAGACAATAAATTATGTATTCCATATACACCATTTGTTTCACTTTCACCAGTATTACCAATACGTCCAGCAGTGTCGTCAAGAACAGCAGTAACTAAAGCCGCAATTGATTTAGTAGTTAATTCTTTAGAAAGGATTGGTTCAAAATCTTTAGTATATTGTTTTCTAAGTTTATTTATATCTAATGAATTAGCAAGTTTTGCAGCTTTTTCATATTTAGTTTTTAAACTACGTTTACGATAATCCTTTGTATAAAAATGATATTTATTATTATTGATATTAACTTGAGGAAATCCAGTACAATAATAGGTATTATCTTCCTTGGTATAATCAGGATTCATCTTAATATCAGAACCGGGAATATTTTCTAGTTCTTTACCATATGAAGTATAGTAGTTGAATAAAATTGTTGGTGAAGTGGATAATGCAACTTTGCCTTTAAATCCTGAATCAATAGGATTAGGTATTCCTAATTTTTTTAATATGGTTCCTGCTACTTTTACATCTACTAAATCATAACCCTGATTATCAAATTCATTTTCAACAACTTGTTTTGCTAATTTCTTATTATCATTTAATGCTTTACGATATTCTTTATAACGTACAGGACTCTTTTTTAATCTTTCAATTTGTTCATCTGATGGAGTAGTAGTTTTAAATATACGCATTAATACCTTATTATATAATGTTAAATTATTCTTATAATTTTGTGAGGTTTCATCAGAGGTTAAACCTGTAATACTTTTTAATAAATTACGAATACGAATATCTGGTAAGTATCGTGAGAGAAGTGAAATATTTTTAATCATATTTTCGGATAATTCATCCGCGTTATAAATAGCTAACATTTTATTTATTTCTGTAACTGAATCCCTATTAAGTTTTTTAAATTTTTGTTTGTTAGATTGTAAAACTTCATTTAACTCTTGATATATGTCATCATTTGTTAATAATGCTGGGCCGTATTTAAATAAAGTTTTTAATTTTTTAGTGCGGGTGCATTTGATTTCATCTAGTTGTTCTATAAAATCTGTTAAATAATTATTGTAAGTGGTTTTATCTATCTTCTTAAATAATGAATGATTAAATTCCATCTCATGATATAGTTCTAGCATAGGTGGAAGAACTATACTTAAAAATGATAATATTTTTAAACCATCTGTATCAAATTTTACCATATCTTGTAATGAAGCATCTAATTCAATTAATTTCATATTAACCTAGGTAAAAGTTAGTACCATCACAAACTAATGTAAGCACCTGCTTATTTGTAGTAATAGCTATAGAAGTTTCGCCTTCTATTTTATATAAATCTGTATCTTCAGTAGTTAATATTAAATCATCACCTTCATACATACGTTTAACGTAAAAAATGCCATTATCAACAATAGGAAGTTTTAACGTCATAGCACTTGTTACAATTAAGAAATCTCCAGAATCAATATCTGTTAAATCATAAACAGTATTAATTGTTTTTACCGTTGTATAAATCGTACTACCTGTAGGAGATGTTTGCGCCGAATCATTCTCCCCACCCATAAAGTAAATGTAGGACGCACCAGAATTAGACCCAGTCTGATTAGACATATTAGAACTATTAGCAGGTAAATCGGCACGAGTGGCATAGGTAAATTCATCACTAGATTCAAGTGAAAGACCTCTTGAATAACCCCAAACAATTTTTAATTGAATAAGAACTGGAGTAGCACCCGTAGAGGTACTACCGGGTTTATACAAATCACCAAGTTTACCAATAAAAATTAATCTATTGGTTGCATCAAATAAACCGAACTCTTTTAAATAAGTAGCTGCACATTCATCTGCTGGAATATATGCAGTAAGTAATACACTACCTTCATCTGTACCTTCTAAATTCTGTAAACTAACAATTTTTCCACGCCAAACTTCATTAATTAATCGTGTTTGTGTATCATCTAAAGTTACAGTTGCAGCACCATTAGCATCCCCAACTGCAAAATATTTTATATCAATGGGTGCATTGCCATCAAGAACCGCATTCTGTTTTAATGCTGCTCCTATAGTAGTAATAGCAATATTTATACTAGAATCAACTGTTGCCATGATATCTCCTTAACAAATTTGAGGTTCATTTAATAAATTAGTCTTTAAATAAGCTTCTTGACTTTCAACAGTAGCTTCAAATAAGCTAGATATATTTTTATTATCTTGTGTAATAGTTGGAGCTATATTTGAATATGTAATCATATTTTGAATATCCTGAATAACTGTGCTTTTTCTCCAAATATATTGTTTAATTTCAGTTAATGCATATATTACGAAGGCATTTAAATCTTTAGTTCCATTTTCATATTCAAAATAATCACAAATTGAACCTTGGTCATCACTCAAACGTAAGGTAAATACATATTTATTTTCTATTGGAGTTAAATTTATAATCAAACACCCATTAGACCTAGGGGAGTACAAAGGAAGTCTTAAAAAAGATTTTCCTTTGTACTCCACTTGATAAAATGAAGTGTTTTCGTTACGCGCAGTAACGAAAACGTAGTTCATTACGCAATCTTAGCAAGGTTACGAAGAATACTAGCAACAATAATTGAAGAATCTGAACCAACCGGAATATTTAATTTAGAAAGATAAATCATGTCTACACCATTAGTTGTAAGTGTAGGAATAACACCACCGGGCCAACGAATATTTGAAGGCCAATTTATTGTAAAATTACCACCATTAACTAACACTAAAACAGCCATTTTATTAGATACACCGGCATTAATATTAATAGTCATATTTTCCACGCAAGTGTGATAGAAAATATCACCAGCATTATCATTTAATGTAAAAGCTAAGGTACTATTACTATAAGTAGATGCACCAAATTTAGGGGCATCTTTAACTGTTTCACTAACACGGCGCAGAACAATACCTATAATAACATTATAAGGTGTATCTTCAGTTACAGCTTCAGAAAAAGTAATTGTATTATTAGTAATAGAATATTCATTCTGTGAAATACCACTAAGGCTTACAATTAAGCTTTCACCATCAATAACGCTTTCATCTGCTAAAACAATAGAATTACTACCTTTAGTCATTATTCCGGAGTAATTTCTAACACTGGATTCAGTAACGAAAGGTTGAGGTGAAACAAGAGTTATGTTCGCTTTTGTAATAGGCATGTCTGTTCTCCGAAAGAGGGTTAAAGGTTAATGAAAGTAGAAGGAATTAATACCATTCATGCTTTAATATAAACTGTTAATTAGCTTAATCTAAAGAAATATTGGTGTGCTATTTTAATTTTTTCCACATTACTGCTCCTGCTTCATCTATATTTTGAGGTGAGCAATCAACGTCAAAAACATAAGATATTAATCTACTATATAATTGTTTAAATTTATCTTCATGTCCATAACTTAACGCTTTAACATCTTTGAAGATTTGTTTATTTTGTTCACTATGTTCAGCAGTTAATGATAGAAATTTATTATGCTTAATAGCTAAAGTTGTTATGCATAAATGGGTATATTCATGAAGTAACGCAGATAATGTGGATTTATTAGGTAAAGATAGCATTAAGCCATCTTTAGATGTTTGATAACCTAACATTACTAATAATAAATTATTTATATAAATAGCTTGCGCTCCATCAATATTGCGTTCTTGTTGAATTTCATTAAACACATCATTAAACCATGCATAACTTTTGGGTATACGCAATAATTTAAAGTTTTTTAGTTCTTTAGCATATTGTTTATTTAAATATCGGGTGAAATTGTTAGTTACTATAAATTGGTTAGCAGTACATGGAATAACTCGTTTACTCAATGAAACACAAACATCAACTATTTCTTTATACTTATTTCTATTAACTGCCAAAGTTATGTATTTCATGCCCATCTAACTCCCTTTAATGTACGCTTAATATGTTTCTTTTGATTTAACGTAAGTTTATTCAATTTACGGTATGTCTTTTTATCAAAGTTAAGCCATCTACTATCTAAATGATATAAACCTGTTAATCTTGCAGCATAAGTAACCGCAATAGCAGCTTGAATTTCATCTGTAAACCTACCTAGTTCAAATTTGCCTAATTTAGCGATAAAAGTATTTCTGTCCTTATTCAATCCTATATATTTAGAGGTTTTATCCTTTGATATTCTAACAAATGGAGGTTTAATATAATTATCATCAATAGGAAGTTTAATGTGTTTATTTTCATAGTCAGGAAAGTTTAAAACTGCATCTTTTCCATGAAAACGTCTAGCAGCTACATCATAAACTTTAGCTGCAAACTCTTCATTAGAAAATGTTCCAATACTCTTAGTAGAACCATTAATAGTAATGCCAACTCGATAATTATTATCTTTAGTAGTACGAACACCAAAATATTTACTAGTAGTGTTACCTTTTTTATTAAAAATAGTTTGTAACATTTGTTTCTTATTTATATCAACTTTACCTTCAATTATATTAGATAAGCAGCAGTTAAATTTGTTGTTATCATGATGTTCATACTTTCTATAATTTAAATTTAAAATTGCGAATAAGGGTTTTTGTTGGTTATTTATGTCAATTCCTAAAATAGAACCATAATAATAGAATTTATATTTACATAATTCAGCATAATAGCGTCTATCACAATAAAAGAATTTACTTTCACAATTACCAAAAAGCCGTATTTTTAATACCTTACCTAATTTTTTATTAATTACAAGTTTAATATTATCTTTAAAGTTTTCTAACCTTTTTTCTTTTCGTATTTGATTTGAATGTATTTTACTCTCAACAGCATCCTCAGCACTTTTTCTTAAATCTTCTTCTGTTGGAAATATTACATATTCGTGTGCAAAATCTACATAACGTACTTTTAATTTAGTATGCTGCTTAATTTTATTTGGGAAGTTAATTCTAGCAAATTCACCAAAGAAAAACAAAGCGGCTTTATCATAAGTTAAAGCCGCTGTTATTTCATCATCAAATCTACCTAAACGATAAGTATTATAGTATAAGGTAATTTCAACATTGTATTTAGGTCCACCTTTTGTGTTTTGAACCCAAACACCTTTATATGGACTAGAACAATTAGAGCGTTTTTTAGAATTTGCAATATTCTGACTTTGATAAGCTAAACGTAAGTTATCTCGTGTGTTATTTAATATATCCCTATTTTTATGGTCAACATAGATAGGGGAAAGTTTAGTTAAATTCATTACTTTTCTATGTAAAAATTCATTAGTTGATGCTAAACAAACATAACCTTGGATATTTAGTACCAATCGTTCATTTTTATACTTTTTGTATATATCTTCATCAACTAGTGTAACCTTCTTAGACTTGTGTATAGGTAAAGTGTATTGTTTCATAATAGACTCCTTTTTGGCTGTAGTGCTATTATGAAACTGGTTTAATGCAGTGAAAAATGCCGTATATTTTTTATGATTTTTATTTTAATTTCATATCTATGAAATCACCTACGGCACTATAGTCGGCTGGTGCTTCGGAGAGAATTGAAATCTCGCCGAATATAGGATTACAGGCTGAAACATAATGTAATCGTCCATTAAAAATACCACCATAAGAACGAACATCTTTAAAATCAGAGTGATAGCAAGTACAAGTACGCTGACATTCAGGTCCAAGTACACCACCACAAACGCTACATTGAAATACACCATTCAATGCACCCATACTGTATACACCACCAAAACGAAGAACACTATCAACAATAGTACATTTAGTTCTATCAATTAAAGCAAGCAAGAATACTTTTACTACTTTATATTTAGGAACAGGAACAACTGACACGTCAACAACAATACCTTGAGCATCACGCAAATTTTTATTATTATGATTCTTACAAACTGGTCTACCCATAAAAGTTTTATAACGCTGACAGCCATATTCAGGATCAAATTCAAATAAAGTTTTAGTCATAAAACCCTGCATATTTCTATTCGGTATATCACTTGTTAATGCCGGAATACGTACTACAATATAATCCTTTAAATTAGGTGAAATATTATAATGTCCTGCTGCAAATTTAACCCAAGATAAATCAATGGGAGCATTATAACTTGAATCCATTGCAGAAGCAGTTATTGTAGTACGTTTATGTAATTCTTCAAGAATACTAGTTTTACGATTCTGTTTATATAATTCAATGGTGTTAGTGCTGTTATAAGCATCACCTAATATAATTGCTTTTGCCATTTTTATTCTCCTAAATTAATTGTAAATTCACAGTTCCATTTCCACCATTGCCACCAGAAACACTTCCGGTATATACTCCACCTAATCCACCAGTTGTTGTGATTTTACTAGTTGTATTAATGGTTCCTTTATGAAAAAGATGAATTGCACCACCACCAGAACCACCGCCGCCTTGTGAGAATGGATATGTACCACCTATAGTTTGGTGACCACAACCACCAGCAGAACCATTCGATTGAATTGAACCGGATGATCCAATAATTATATTTCCGCGAACAAAAAGTATCATTAATCCACCAGTTCCATTAGAACCTACTTTTCCGCTTGAATATTTTACAGTACCACCCGGATTACCAGCTCCACCACCACCTTGTGCAGCATATCCAGAACCAGTGTCATATGCACCAGCACCACCAGCACCACCAGAATCACTTCCAGCAGTCGCATGTGTAAATACTGCTGTCGATGCAAAACCTATAGATGGAGAGTCTGATGCTCCACCACCAGCACCAGATCCGCCAGAGAATGATGATCCATGACCACCACGATACATATAGTTACCACCACCAGCGGCACATGCTCCATTAATCCCAGTTCCACCATCTGATGTTGAAGTTAATGATGTTTTATTTGTTGTTCCAAGACCACCAGTTTTATTAATTAAAGTAAAATTTGTGTAATCTTTTCCACTTTCAAGACTATCTAAATAAAAGATTTTTTTATTATATTTATCTATAACTATGTATTTTCCTTCAGCATTAGCACCCCTCGCTGTCATAGAAAGCGTTCCATTAACAGTTAGATCACCTAAAATATTTAAATATAACCCCTTACAACGTAATGTTGGGGTAACGGTATGTCCAGCATTAACGGTAAAATTATTATATGTTCTAACAACAGGATCACCATCTAGTACAGAAGAAAACTGGTCATGTGCTATATCACCTGTTGATGAAAAATCACCTAAATTTGAAGTAAAAGAAAAAACAGTGTTATAAATTCCATTATATTCTGGAAAATAAATTCCATCACTAATATTATAATTGAGTAATTCTAGCATATTTTTCTCCTCCTTAATTCCTTTAATTCATTAAATCTTACTAAGTCTACCATATAAATCATCTCTTGAGTAATTTAAATCTCCTTCTAAAAGTGCGGAAAAAATACCATTTGATATATTACCAAAATTTAATACTGCTTGTGAACGACCCATAACAGAATATCTATCTGGGTATGTTGTTGAGTTTTTGTCATCTGATAATGACTCTGCTATAAAAACATCTCCAAAATCAAAATTATTTATTTTACCACTTTTCATTTTAACTATACCGTTAGTTATTTTTTGTGTTGTTACAGTAGCAGAAAATCCAGTGTCTATAAATGTATCTACACCATTATTATTAAATACAAAATATCTCCCACTTTCTGTAGTGTATATCCCATCGCATATTTGCCATCCAGAGGCAGGGAGGAAAAAATCAATTATATTTTTATAATTCGGATATATACTAGAAATATTCAATGATCGTCCTGTTTTAAATTCTATTAAAAATAAAAACCGGATAGCACATAGTTGATAAAATGATATTGACCCAAATCCAGTTAGTCCATTTGTGTTTCGGTTTTTTGCATAAGTTCTAATTTGTTGTCTGTTTAAATTTCCAGCTAAAACACCCTTCAAACTTGTTAATTTATTATTTTGTAATCCGGCAAGATATTTACCAATCCAAAAACAATCTTGTTCTATACCATTTTTCATGAATGCTGGATGACAATGAGAACCTTCAAATTTTTCTTCAGATATATAAATTGATTTATGATCTGTGTTTTTTATATAAAATTTTGGAATACGAACCATCTGTTGATTATCAATCACATCATCAGACCAATTAAAATTTGGAAGAGATTTAAAATCGAATGATTTTGGTTCATCATTTTCATTTACATTTATCCAACTTCCACCATTATTTCCAGATAATATTAATTTTACACCAATAATAGGTTTATAGTTTAATTGTATATTGTAATTAAGTAATTCTAGCATATTTTTCTCCTCCTATTTAAAATTTTATTTGTAAATGTTTTATATAAAAATATAAATTATATTGCCAAAAAGAACCAGACCAATTCATTGATATTGGTGGTATACTAATATGAATAGTGTTATTTGTCTGTTCAAAGTCCTTTAGATATTGTTTATAATTTAAAAAATTAATATGAAATGTTTTCTCTGTAGTGGTTTTTGTCCAATCTAAATTAATACGACTGAGAAATAACCATTATCCATCATTACAATTTGAGTTCCCCCAATAGTTATATGTTTTAGTTTGGGAATTTGAAATACTAGTCCAAAATTTTTGAAATGAAAAAAGAACAATCGAACTTCCTTTGTCGTTTTTCAAATTTATTGAAAATTGACCGATTCGATTTTCTGATAATAAATTTGTGCATGTTATATCTAATGTTTTTGGAACCCCAATACATTTATAACTACATAAATTATCTAATGTACTAACACCTTCTGGTATAGTATTATAGTCAACAGTTTTATTTAATACAAATCTGGTTCCATAATTACTATATTCCGAGGATATATAAGAATCATTAGGCCATAGAATATTTTTATTCTCGGTGTTTTTAAAAATAATATTATCCTTGATTTCTTGATAAGATAATAAATCATTTGAATTAAATAAAAAGGAGCTTTCAAATGAACTTTTTATATTATAATTAAGCAATTCTAACATATTATTCCTCCCTAATAGCTACTTTTTAATAAACTGCTAATACTAAAGCCCATACAATATATATTGTATGGGCTTTATTAATATGCTATATAAATTCCACCAGATTCCACCAGCCCTGACAATGATCCAGGGAAAAACTCATTAAGATTATTAGGTGTTGTGTCGATATTTATGATACTATTTAAATTCACTAAAAATCTCTTTCCTTGAAATAAACCGGCATTTTCTTGTTTATCTATATAATTGTATGTTTTATAAACAGGATGAACATCTAATCCGGAGCTTACATGTTTATAGCTTTGGAAAATGGAGTTATAAGAGCTAATAACAAATGCATCTATATTAACGCTTGTAGAGAATATATCTACGTTTTGTATTATATTAGAAGAAGAATTTAATAAAATTGAGAAAATGCAATTTATGTTTGGAGAATTAGATATGAATATATTATGAGTTTGTTTTCCTTGAATCGATGAAGTTGCACCATCTCTTGTTTTGATTACACATATATTTGGATTAGAAATATTTTCTAAAACATATTCACAGTTGTCAAGATAACACACGGTTCCATTTCCGGAAATATCTATAACATTAAACTCGTCTATACTAGAATTGTTTAGAGGGGCGAACGTAACGTTATAGAACCGATAGTCAGATGATTTAACTAAACACCTTCCCAATTTCACATTCTTTTTATTACCAGATAAACTTCTTATAAAAATTGATCCTGTAGTTGATGTATATGCAGGAAATATCGTCTCATCATTTAAAGCATATGAGCCATCAGCTAAGTAAATGTTACAAGCATAATTAGATAAATTATACTTTTCTGATACAAAATTCAAAGCAAATTGGAGGGTTTTGAAAGGGAATGAGATCGATTTCCCTCTTTCAGAATCCTCATCATCTATTCCTGTGGTTGAATTTACATAAAATGCTATACTATTTTTCAACCAAATATATGTATTAAGATCTTTACCTACCTGTGTTGTTATATTATCTAAACTATCTAGTTCTGTTAAGAAAGAATGTGCCTCTATGAGAAATTTCAAAAGTTGAAATTTAGTTCCAAATGGATAAGTAAAATTCATTATGAACTCCTCTTTGTTATATAAAATCCGTTATTAAGGCTTATAAAGCCGGCTGTATTGCCGGAGAAATAATTTTCTGTTTGATTTTCTTCTGTAAATAATTCTATTATTCCATTTGTTGCTATATAATAATATCTACCAGTTAGACTTTCACCTGAGGAAGTAACTTTTGGAATTCTGCCTGAAATAAGTTTATTCTCTATCACTGCACCTGTCTGTGACGATGCACAACCTCTTGTAAATTTAGAAACCACAGTTAAAATTATATTAACGTCTTGTTCTATTGAGAGCAAGCTATTTCGTGCTGCAGTGAATATTGCTACAACGGTCGGGCATTTGATATAAACATTAATAGGATTTTGTCCTTTAAAATAAAATTGACCTTTATTATCTATTGAAGTTGCATACATGTTTGCAGAGTTTAAATTCTCTAAAATAAAATCACAATTATAGATTTCGGTTTTAGAATAATTATTGCATGATATACATGAATTATTATTTGAAGAATCTTTGTATTGTGAATTTAATGTTAAGTCTTTGAGAATATAAAACATTCTGCTATTTGATGCAATTTTTCCGACTTTTACATTTTGTTTATTTCCGGATAAACTACGGATAGTTATACATCCAGAAGAACTAATATAAATAGGAAGAGAAATCTGTTTATTTAATTCGTATTCTCCATCTGCTAAAAGAATTGTTGCCCCGAAGTTTAAAAGATTAAATCTAGAAGCAGTAAAATTCAATGCATATTGTAAGGTCTTAAAAGGTTTCGTAACTAATAATCCTCTATCTGCTTGAGTTTCATCGTCTATACCAGAAGAAGAATTTACATAAATTTTCAGCTCTTCTGTTATATATGTGTATAAATTCAAGTTTTGAGAAACTCTTTTTGATATATTACTAATACTATTTAATTCATCTAAAAAATCATAACACTGTTTTATAAATTTAAGTATTTGAAGAGTTGATTTTGGTATTGAAAACATAAATCCTACTCCTTAATATAAATTTGAATCCATTCATATAGAATGTTAAATATTTTTTGTTAAAAAATAGTGAATAATAATATATTAAAAAAATTATTATTCACTTTTAATTAAATTTGAATTAAATTTACAGTTCCGTTACCGCCATCACCACCAAAAATACTACTAGAAAGTTTTCCACCTATTCCACCCGTTGCTGTCATAGAAAGCATTCCATTTACAGTTAAATCACCTAATATATTTAAATATAACCCCTTACAACGTAAAGTCGGTGTAACCATATGTCCTGTATTAACGGTAAAATTGTTATATGTTTTAACTACTGGGTTACCATCAAGAGTTGAGGTAAACTGGTCATGTGCTATATCACCCGTTGATGAAAAATCACCTAAATTTGAAGTAAAACTAAAAATAGACTCATAGGTTGAAAGATAATCAGGAGAGAAACTTGTATTATAATTAAGTAGTTCTAGCATTTGTCCTCCAGTTCAAGTATAAATTGTTCTATCCAAGTTGTATGCTGTTTATCAAATTTATAAGTTTTCTTTGCAATTGTATTATAAAATTGTCTAAGTTTTAATACATTATGTGTAGTAATATATTCCATTGCTTTCCAGTCACTAATCATATGTGCAATTTGGGCTTTGGTCATTTTATTAACATCTGAAAAGTATTCAGGATGATGGTCATTGTGTTGATAATGATATTTCCAAGCATCATCAGCTAATTTTTCAATTTCAGTAGAAGGGTAAGGAATATGTAAATTATAGTGAGCATTTATCCAAATATATCCAGAATATTCGGGTTCAATAAATTTAGAAGCATCATGTTCTTTTACATCATTTAACAGATTATTTGCAATACTAGGATAGAGTTTTGCAATCATTTTTGCAAAATGCTGAACTAGTTGTATATGACGCTTAGTTCTTACTATAAAATCTTGTTCGTATGTATCAATTTCAGTATACTTCATAATGCTCCTCTTTTATAAACTGACTAATGACTGAAACCGTTTAGGAAGAAATTTACTAAGTTTAGGTGAAATACTTATCTTATTGCATGTAAAACTATCTGGTGTAACAATAAATATATCTTCAGTTTTATACTTATCTCTAACCCATTTTGGATCTGAATTATTCACATCAATTATCTTATTTAAGGTCAATGTATTAATAATCCAATTCCTTAAATTAGACTTAACCCATTTTCTAACATTAAGATTAGTTGCTCGTTCTTCTAATTTATTTAAATATTCTATTGCACTATTTGAAAAATATACATTTCTAGCTAATATTTCAACATACTTCATAATTGAATACACTCAATATTATTTTCAATTAGAAAATCTATCCCAGAAACATCTCTATCATATCGTTCAACATATTTTACACTTGATATTCCTGCTGCAAAGATTATCTTAGCACAATGAATACAAGGTGAATGTGAAACATATAATGTACAATTATTAGTTGCTATTCCATGTTTAGCACAAAAACTAATTACATTTTGTTCTGCATGTAATTCATATCTTACTGAAAAATTATGATGAAGCTGTGAAAAATTTTCATCAGCATATTCAAAAATATCACAACAATGTGTGTTACCAGAAGTAACTCCATTTTTACCAGTTGCTATAATTCTATCGTCTTTAACAAGTAATGCAGCAACCTGAACTCTTTTACATGTAGAAGATTTTTGAATTATATTTAAGTGCTCCATAAATATTTCTTCTTTCATCAGTTTTCCTCCAATTTATTTACTGATATTTCAGATAAATTTGTTATATGACAATTACGTTTTAATATTAAACGTCTAATTTTAGACTTTTTTGGTAAGGTAATATTACCTGAGATATTTAAACTTAAAATATCTAAATCTAATGGTTTTTCAAACCATATTTTATTTTGTCCTATAATAAATAATTCTTTACATATAAAATCATAAGCAGATTTAAATGTACAATTATTAATAAGTATTACATTTCCAGTTACATTAGATATTTTATCAATATGACAGTTATTAAATGCTGCAACTTTTGTACATTTCATCTCTGCAAGAAATTTACTATCATGAATAGTAATACTTTCTCTTACTTCAAAATTACCTGTAATTTTACAAGATTCAAATTTACCTAAGTAAATAAGACTATCTTGAAAATCAATACTAGAGTTATCGCAATTCATTCTAGGTATTTTTGAATTTATTGTAGTTATATTACAATTATTGCAAGATAGATCATTAATATATGTTTTATTTGGAATGATAATATTTTTATTATTATCAAATTTAACAGAAACAACTCGTAATCCTTGAACAGATTTATCTGCTTCAATTATTCGTTTAAAATCTTTATCAGATATATGTCCTTCATATTCTGCATGACTTGGTAGTTTATCTAAACTATATAATTTATCATCAATTGTAATTGCTCCTAATCTTGATACATCTAATGAATTAATTTCCATAAATGGTATTCTTTGTGAATTGATTAAATCTAAAATATACGACATATAATTAACTGGAATTGTATTGTTTTTTCCTTTTACTTGACGTATTGCATCATCTGTAACTTCAACTGTAACATGGGGTTTATTTTGGGAGTCGCGTAAACTATAAATATAAGTCATACCTTCCCTAACTTGTTCCCAATAATCACCAACACAATGGTTCATTATAGAACCTTCATATTCCAAACCCAATTTACTATTAATTCTAACCCATTTGTAGTTATTTGAATACTGAAATATCAACGCATAATCATTTGACCCAGCTTCATCAGATTTTTTAAACGACAAATCCCATTCCTCAATCTTTTTCTTTAATTGAGGAATGGAAAGACGGGTCAAATCCCTAGTTGAAGGTAAGGTGTTAATATAATCCATCCAATGTTCAAATTCATCTATAGATAAAGAAAAATTAGGTAATACAATTTCCTTCCCTTCATTTAGTGCTTTTATTACCCAATTCGGATATGAAATACTTTTATTTTTTAATTTAAATACTCCATCATAATCTTTTATGATATATCGTCTAAAAACAGTATCAAACCATTTTCTTCCATTATCCTGCCTAAGTTTTTTCCGAAAATCTTTCATTTGATTTTCAGCACTTAAATCAAAATACATGTTTCTAGCTAATATTTCAACATACTTCATTGTCCCTCCAGTTAGTAATTTAGCTCCTTACTAACTTTTAAATTTTACTTAGTCTACCAGAACCACGAACTGCTGTTGTATCTGGTGTGAAATTGAAACCTAAATTAAAAATACCGGTTGCTGTGGCTAATTGTAAATATCCACCACCTACCTGACAATAACATGTTTTTGAAGCAACATTACCAAAATAAATAGCTGAATAGGAACCAGCAGTTGCCGTTGTTGATCCACTTTTCATCAAAAAAATATCTTTAAAATTAAAATTAGTTGATTCGTCAGTTAATAACATTATTGGATAATATTGTATTGTATTACTATTAACAGGTAATATAATATCCGTATTGACTAATGATTTATTACCTTTATTATCAAATATCTGTATTTTATTATTCACATCAATCTGTAAACCTTGAATTACTTCCCAAGTATTACCCCATAGTCCAATTATACCACGGTAATTTGCAGTAATAACCGCTGCGTCATTAGTTGTTTTTAAAACGCCTGAATTTGTAGTTGTTCCACTATTGTTACCACTACCAATAGTATTTACAGCATCCGTAGTTTTGTACTCAATTAAAAATAAAAGTTGTATAGCTGAGATTTGATAAATATTTAATAAATCAAAGTTACTTCTATTTGTTGCTGAAGTTAATATTTCATTATATAGTTTATTAGTTGTTGGTAAGACTCCAGGTATACTACATAATTTGTTATTAGAATCAATATATCCTTCATATTTACCGATATAAAAATAATCCATTTCTACACCAGATTTCATGAAAGCAGGATGAACTCTAAATCCGGCTAGTTTAGTTGGCGATATTGTAATAAGTGAATGGTCATTATTTTTAATATAGAATTTAGGAATACGAATCATATATTGACCATCAATAATTACTTCTTTTATATTACTATATATTGGATGATTATTAAAGTAATTTGGATCCGGTTTAAATATTCTACCTTCATAATCTACATTATACCAAGTACCACTTGTATTTCCATCAGCATATTTATTTACACCAATAATATATTTAGTCATTGAGGTTAACTTAGATTTAGTTAACTTTTGTAACATAACACCTATCATAACTTTATAATTACAATCTTTATCTACTGTATCATTTAATTGGATAGTATTATTAGATATAGTAAAATCAAGCTGAATAACGCCATCTAATATTACTAATACAGTTTCTTCATCTAATTTATTTATATTCTGAGCTAAGATAATAGAATTAGAACCTGCTAGTAATGTACCTGTAAACTCTCTATATGACGAATTTGTTACAAATGGTTTCTGTTTCAGAAGTTGAGTGTTTGCTCTAGTTATTCCCATAATATTCTCCTTAAATTTTAGTTAATCTACCAGCAATAGTTGGTGCAGCTGCATTTGAAAGTTTTGAATAACATGATAAATCAAATAATCCAATGTTTGCTGTTATTTGAGAATATCCTCCACCAAAACAAAGAACACATTCAAATCCCAAACAACTATTTACAAAACAACTTGAGTAAGAACCAGATGTTCTGGTTGTTGAAACTGTTTTTGGTATAAATAAATCTTTAAAATCAAAATTTATTCCAGTAAGTACGGACATATCTACAATATAAGGAAATGACGAAATTGTTGCCGGATTTACGGTAATAAAACCAGTAGGTAAATAATTTTTATAACCTTGATTATCAAAAATTATTAATTGACCCGTTGAATCTGTTTTTGCACCATTTATTAATTCCCAAGCATTACCCCATAATCCAATTATACCACGATAGTTGGCTGTAATAACAGATGCGTCGTTCGTTGTTTTTAAAGATCCAGCCGCTGCTATTTCGCCACAATTATTACCACTTCCAATTAACGAAACAACATCTGTTGATTTTAGTTCTATTAAAATTAATGTTTGTACTGCAGATATTTGATATATATTCATAACATCAAATCCGGTGAAACCATTAACATTTCTATTTGATGCATAAGTTAGTAATGAAGTAATTGTGTTATTCACGGCTGGCATAACAGAAGGTAAACTACATAATTTTGCATCTGTTAAACTACCTTCATATTTACCAATGTAGAAACAATCTTGTTCTACACCAGCTTTCATAAAAGCAGGGTGACAATGAAAACCATCAAGTTTTATAGGAGAAATATAAATAGCAACGTGATTATCATTCTTAACATAAAATTTAGGAATCTTAATCATATATTGACCATCTATTTGTACTTCAGTAATATTGCCATATATTGGATGATTAGCAAAATAAGCAGAATCTCTAGCTACAATTGCCCCATCATAATTAAGATGATGCCAAGTACCGGCCCCTCCACCCATAGCAAAACGGTAAATACCTATTACATTACTTAATGAATCATAAGTATAATCTACATTCTTTAACATAACACCAATCATAATTTTATATTCAATATTTTCAGTAAAAGTAGAAGGAAATACAATTTTGTTATTTGTAATCGTATAATCTAGTTGTACAACACCATTCAAAATAATTAAGATTGATTCTTGGTCAATACGGTATTCAGAAGATAATGTAATAGAGTTTGATTCCGCAGTTAAAGTTCCAGAATACTCTCGATAAGTAGAGTCTGTTACAAAGGGTTTGTCTTGTAACATTATTGCATTTGCTCTGGTCAATTTCATGTGGTTTCCTACCTCTCAACATGATAATAAATAAAATAATCATTACATTCATTTCGTAATGATACAATTCTTTCACCTTTGATATAATCAACTCTATCTAATCTATAATAATCAGGACAATAACCTACACCTTTTATTATTAATTTATCATTAATAATGAGTGACCAAGTATGAAAATTATCTCTACAAAAATATAGTTCTACAAAGTATTCTTTAGGTAAAATAATCATTAAATTTTACTTAATCTTGCACCCAGTGCAGCCCCACTACTTGCTGCTACGAAAGTGAAGCCAATAGAAAATAATCCAGACTGATAACTATTTGACCCACCAGTACAAACATATACATCAACACCATTGGTACAACCAAGGAAATATGCACAGTATGAAGACGGACTTGTCGTAGCTGAATATTCTATAGGTATAAATACATCTTTTAAATCAAAGTTTGTTCCAGTAAGAGTTGAACATTTATTAATATATCCACAGTTAACACCTAATGAAGCAGTAGCATATGCGGGAATAGCTAATCCAGTATTTTTCCAAGTGCTTGTACCTGTATTATCCATTATTTGGAGAATGTTATTTGATACCATTATACCACTAAGAAATTCCCAAACATTACCCCATAAACCTATAATACCACGATAACTAGCCGTGATATTATTTGTACCCGTAGTTATTTCTATTCCAGCTGAACCATCAGAATTACCTTTACCTATTAAATTTTTTGCATCTGGAGATTTTGTTTCAATTAATGCTAACATTTGAATGGCACTAATCATATAAACACTAGGTAAATTAAATCCAGTTACACCATTAACATTTCTTGCACCTATGTATGTAAGAAATGTAGCTAAAGTTGTATTAGTACATACTGTAGCTCCTGGCTGACTACAAAGTTTACCAGAAGTTAAACTACCTTCATATTTACCAATATAAAAACAATCTTGTTCAATATTATTTTTAATAAAAGCAGGGTGACAGTGAAAGCCAGTTAATTTTTTTGGAGAAATCCAAATTTGTTCATGGTTATTATTTTTAACATAAAATTTAGGAATCTTAATCATGTATTGACCATCAACTATTTCTTGTACAATATTTTTAAATATTGGATGATTATTAAAATAATCTGAAGAATATCTAACTAAAATATTATCATATGTAATGTTATGCCAAACACCTGCAGTTCCAGTACGGGAAGTTAACTGCACACCAACTACATTATTTTTATCTTCTGCTGATATTTCAGCAGATTCAACAACTCGACTAAGAGAACTAGGAATTATTACTTTATATACTGTATCTGTTGGTAAGGAATCTCCAAAGTTAATAACATTATTATTTAGTGTAAAACCAAATTGTACAACACCATCTAGTATGACAGTAATTTTATCTGTATTACTTACAGCCACATTACTAGGGATAGTTATAGTTGAATCACCTTGCTTTAATAATCCAGTAAGCTCAACTGAATTTTCAGTAACAGCGAGCATTGGTTCTGGATATATTAATGTCAAATCCAGTTTTGTTAAGTTAGCCATGTTTCCACCTGTTTTTGCTACATTTTAATGAGGTTTGGTTTAATGTTATTAGCAAATTTTAGTATCTGACGTACATCATTAGGAGTAACTTTAACATTAGGCGGCATATTACGTTGAATATAATCTTTTAATAGACTTGTATCTGTTATAGTTGCAATATCCTTAGCTCTCTGAACATTAGTCTGTAATTTACCAATATCAGCCTTTTTTACAGAACCATACATGCCGCTTCCTTCGCCATCATCTTCTTTTGGTGGAGGCGAGATTTTTGCAATATTATCATTCCATTCTTTTATCTTTTTTCTATATTCTAAGTCTTGATTAATTGAATCAAGTAGTACATTCATATTTACACCAGCATATTGTGCAATTATACCTAATGGTAAATTCAATCCAAGTTCTTTAGCTTGTGTAGCTAAGTTAAGAGCGTTACTATCACCACGACTTTCTAATTCTTTACTCCATTTTAACTCAGGAATTTGATATATAGCAGCTTCTGCTAAGTTTCTACTACCTGTAATAATTGCACGCTGCACAGTTTTTTCATCTCTTGCAGCATGATTACTAGTTGTATCATATCTAACATTATGGTTTAATTCAGCTTTAGTACGTCTACGAAACTTATGATATTTAGCAAGAAGCAAAAATACTTTATCATATAAAACAGCTCTAGTTAATGTATCACGAAAATTCTTTAGATTCTCCATAAACATTGTCATTGAGTTATCTTGGTTTGCATAGTTTGTATCTGCACCCCAAGATTCACTCAAACCTAAAGCACGAAGTTTAATTTGGGTGAATCCATCACGTTCATTACTTACTGACCAAAAATCAGAACCACTTCTAACTTCATTTGTACTAACATCAGGTCGTGTTACGACAATAGCACCTTGTGGGTCTCTATCTGCATTTGAAAACATAGAGGCAACGGCTTGATATTGGTCATCTGTAGGTTCCCAAGTATCTGAACCGATTGTAACGTGTAAAATACCACGTTGTCTACGCATACTGGCAAGTAATGTACCACGGGTTAAGGCTTTTTCCATAATCCAAATAGGTAATACACGAGTAAGATAACTAAAAGTTTGTATACCGGGTAAATTAGAACGATTCAACACAATAGTAGTTAATTGATCTAGAGGTATTGTTCCCTTCTTTAATTTTTCCATTAAATCGGGACTAATTTCTTTCATTGCTTCCTTATCTCGTTCATCTTTAGATGAAAGAAATGCTTTCATCTCTGGAGAAACTTTTAAATCAACTTTAGGATCATAACCAATCATAGGAATAGGAGTTATATCACAAGTATCGGGATTATATACAATACAGTCTGAAAAGATACCACGAGTTTTATCAAAAACAAGTGAACCAATTGATACACCTAATACTAAATAACAAGTGCTAAGATACGTCATTAAACGTACAAGATTTAATTCACTTAAACAATCTTCATATAATTTTTGTACTGGTTGATCTTTAATACCAATTAAAGAATAACTACTCCAAGGAAGACTAGATAATTGGTCAATGGCTGGGCCACTAACAGAATCCATCATATAAATTTCACGATACATTTTATATAATGTATTTTTATCCTTTAAATTGACAAAACCTTCTAATAATGAATAGGATAAATCAGATTGTATTACTGTCCCACCTGCCCCGAATCCAGCAGAAGAAGGACTTGATGATAGAGAGCTGCCCGTCATAGAGATTTTGCTCGATACCGAGCCAAGTATTGCCTGTTTATTCAGTGAAAACATAACAGCTCCTCTTATAATTTAGCGACTATTGATTTTAAATATGCATCAAGATTATCATCATTTATACCTGTATCATATAATTTACCAATAAATTCATTAAATTTTTTATTACTTCTAAATAATCCCCAAAATACATCCCATCTACAGCGTTTAACTGAATCATTACCAATTTTTTGAGTAATATACTGTTTCTCAATATCTTTATATGATGTAATACTTTTATTTTTAATTAATTTCTTTATATAATCTTTAATAAATTTTTCTAATTTATTATAATCATCTGTAGAAATCTTTTTAGAAATAACAATATACTTCATTTTTCCTCCCGCGAAATTATATCTAAAGGTTCGGTAATTGGCATGTTTTTAACAGGTATATTTGTAAAGTATCGTAAATTAGCAGGAATGGAATGAAATACCTTAATAGTTTTCTTATTATGTATTGAAATTATTCCATCGTGTTTAATCATAATTTCATTTAATGGAGAATCTTTAAAATATGTTAAAGTTCTAGTATTATATTTATCTAAATGAAATTCTACATAAACTTCATGTAAAAATAGAAAGCTTTTATGGTGTGATACACATAAAAAGTCTTTCCATAACTCTATTTGTTTATAATCAAGAGGAAGAAAAAATATTGTATGTTTAGGCTTCACTTTAATATGAGGCCATCTATTGTTTAAAGTTAAAGTCCTCTTAGGTGTAAGCCTAAAAAATGACTGCTTCATAACTAAACTGCTGTTTAAGCAACCGGACGTAATGGGTCGATTCGATAAGCTTGCACATGAGGATCATCAATGTAAAATACAGGAGTTGAACTATTAGAATCAGCTTGCGCTGTAGATTGATAGGATCCTGAATTAGAAGGAGAGGGAGAAGGATTATTTGGGGTAATTTGAGCAGTATTTAAATCTTGTTGTGCAGAAGTAGCTGCATTAGCGGCATTAGCTGCGGCAGTAGCAGTTTGAGATTGAACTGGGGGCGCTTCTTGTGCAAGTTGTGTATCCCCAGAAGTAGAATCCTTAGATAATGCTTGCTTTTCATTAGCAGATAAATAATCTGAACCTATACGCTTACCAGTTTGTTTATTCTGTTTATCTAATTGCATTTGTTGTGTCTGCCTATCAGTTGCAGCAAAATGCCAACTTTCTCCATTCACAGTACGTTTTAAACCATATTTAGTACCTAATTCTTCCATACTTAATCCTTTAGCTTTAAGAGCAGCCTCAAGTTGTGGTACTTGTGACTCAGAAAAGTCAAAAGCTGTACCTGTACCATGATCTGAGCCACCGGGTGTAGCAGCACGACCTGGACCATATTTACGATAAGTATTAATTTGTTCATTATAATCACGATAACCTTCTGAAAAATTAGGTTTTATACCTGTAGTTTCATAAATTTGTTTAGACATTGCTGCCATACGAGTTGCAGTTTCTGGATCCATTCTACTTATATCTGCATTTCCTGCAAATTGCATTGAATCATATCCAGGTAAAGTTGTAACATCAATTGTTCCATCTTTATTTAATTTTACACCAGAATCTTTTGCTAAAGTCATTAAGGGTTGATTAGTATTAGTAGTATTTACATTTTTTGATGATTTTTCACGCTCTAAATTCGCAAACGCGGTCATTCTTTCTGTTCCACGTTCACCTAATCTATTAACAACACCTGCAATTTCACCAGCAGATGAGGATTTAAAACGTGAAACATTTCCTGCTGCTTTATTTTTACCTTCTGCATCATCACCGTATAATCTATTATCATAAACAGCATTTAGTAAATCCTCATTACTTACAGAACCTTTTTCTTTTAAGACTTTATTATAAGCTTGATTAAATATTTCAGAAGAATTTCCACCGTGCTGTACACCAGTTGAATATAAAACTTGCTGAAGTGTAGAACTTTTATCAATCATACTGGCTAAATCTTTATTTGAATCTGCTATTTTATTATAATTGGGATTATAAAACTTTCCCTTTGCATAATTTTCTTCAAAATCTTTATGCTGTTGCTTAGTAGCTGCATCTGCATTTCTATAGAAATTTTCCCAAGCAGCTTTTCCTTCTTTAGTTCCTGTACCTGCGGCTTGCATTTTAGCTGCAAGCTCTTTACCACCTGCAATATCACTATTTTGAAGAGCTCTTAAATATTCTTGAATTGAACCCTGTTTATCCGAAAATTGAGTAAGACCATAGCTATACCCACCATTTTTATCTATAGATACATTACCTATATTTCCACCAGTTTCAAATTTTTGTGATAAAGCTGTTAATCCTGTATCTGTATTCGGTATTACTCCAGTACCACCACGTGATCTATTTATTGAGCCAGCATTTAATCCACCACCACCTGTTAATCCAGTACCACCCAATCCAGTACCTTGATAATTAGGATTAGAGCCATACCCAAAAAATCCTTTAATTTTATCCCAAGCATTACTAAACATTCCGCCATCTTCTTGTTTTACTTTTATATCTGCTTTATCAATAACAATAACCGGGGCAGAACCATCTACTCCCATTTTACTGAATTGTTTTGCTGTATCACTATCTTGTTCAAGAACTTTTTTACCAGATAAGTTAACATCAGCTATTTTAATATTACTAGAATTTTGACTACTAAATAATCCACCAACTTTACTACCTAACCAATCCCCAGCTACACTTCCTGCAATACCACCAATAGCAGTACCTGCACCGGGAACAACAGAACCAACTAAACTACCTAAGCCTCCACCTATTATGGAACCAATTGAGCCACCTATTGCGTTAGCATCACCAGAAGCAACGGACATGCCCAAATCTACAGCAGATAATGCTGCTCCTAATAGGGGAATCTTTTTTAAAGCCCCTTTACTTTTAGATAATATTCCACCCTTAGTTGAAGGTGATTCAATAGTTGTACCTTTAGGTTTATCACCAGATAATAAATCTGAAATAAAATTCTGTTTAGACTGTTTAGGTACATCTTGAATATTTGATTCTATTGAACCCTGTCTATTATTAAACCAATTAGACGCTTTTGGAGATATTTTTGTAGCTTTATTATTTCTGGAATTTTTAAAATCTTTAAATGCATCAATAGCATCAAAAACTAATCCATTTCCTGAAGAAGAGGAAGAAGAACCACCAGTGTTAGTTTTAATAGGTTTACCTTTATATTTACCTGTAACAAATGCATTTGTTACATCTTTCAATTGAGTTAATATTTGATTATTTGAATCTTGAATACTTTGTATATCTTGTTTAACTTTATCAGAGGATTCTGTTACAGGAGGTCTGAAAGTAAAATTACTAAATTCTGAAGAAGTAGATTTAGATGATAATTGGTTTAATGTAATTGGAGTAGCACCAGCCATATTAGTACCTCATTAAGTTACTCGTAATCCAAGCGGTGAAGATGGTTTATTTGGCGTAGGTTTCTCTTTTAAGATTCTATAGTTATAACTAATTATAGACCAAGGAACTTTTCTTAATTCTTGGTCACTTCCAAAACCATTTATACTAAGGGAGTATACCATATTCAATATCGAGCGTAGATTCTCGAAAGGGTAGAAAAATGAGGCCACCCCCTAAAACCTCTAAAGATATTTTATGTCCACATTGATTTTGGCGTTCTTTAGCTAAACGTAATAGAGGAGGAAGTTCACCATTCCACTCAGATATTTGAGCTAATTTTTCTTTATTTTCCTGTTCTATTTTATCATCATCTTTTTCTTTAGGAAGGGATAATTTACAAGTAAAATTAATCTCTTTAATACCATAACGTAACATATCATATACTTTATTTATAATATTATAATCTCTTTCATTTGAAATAGTATGTAGCTTATCATAAGCATATTCAAAGGGATGACTTATACAACTAGCTGCAAGAGTTGCTACTCTATCAGGAATTGGACTTCCTGTTAAATCTAGTATATATTCATTGTCTTTCTTAGCAAAAAATAAGTCTTCTTCCATTAAGAAGATAACATCACCTATTGTATGTAAGCCAAACTCAAATATTTCATCTGGATGTGACATAAATCTAACTTTAATTGGTAAATCTATTTCTAATTCATTTAATTCCACTTCACTTAATTTAAAAGAATGTGTCCCAACTTGTCCACACTTGTCACATCTATATGGAATAGCAAATTCTCTATCTCCACCTAAAGCTTCAAGTTTACGAACAAAGCAGGCACTAGTAAAATCATAATAAGGAAGAAGTAAAATATTAGAAAGATTTTTACAACGTATACCTTTTAACATTAATTTATATCGTTGTGCTGGAAGTATATCAGCATTATTTAAATATTCAAAATCACCATAATCATATCTTTTATATTCAACAGAATTATTACTATCATATACTTTATTATTTGAAGGCATACGTTCAATAGGAATCCAAAGTTCTTTATCTTTAACCATAGTCTTTTCTTCTAATTTTTGAAGATTTTTATTTGCTTGTAATACATCAAGTGCTTCACGAGTTTCATCCGTTAAGATTTTTGGTGGTTCTTCTTTTTCTTGTATTTTTATAGGCATGTTAGGTTGAATTGGTTTTTTAAATTTTCTGGGTGCTCTTTCATTAGAAACACCTAATTGAGTTGAGTTCATTTCTTTTTCTCCTTAACTAAATATATCTTTTTCAAAAGCAGCTACACAAAATTCGTATTCATTAGATACAATATCACCACTACTATTTCTAGCCATTGCCATATTAAATGCAGGAAATACTTTATATATTCCGTATTTAATATTATCATTTTTACTATCATAATTTATTATACAACAAGAACAACAACAATCTTTTAATGGTAAAACATAACCTATATCTGAATTAGTCATTGCATCTAACCAATCATTCATCCATTTGGATACTTGTAATTTATAATCATCTAATACTGTTACAGTAATAGTACGGTATGAAGTACGAACTGGAATTGCAAAATTACCTATACTTCCACTAAAATCTTGTTTTTCAATAGAGTTTAAACCTATATTACAATCAGTGGCAGGAAACCAACTGCTGAATATAGGTGGGACAGTCATTTTTAAATATGATGATTCTGGTTGAGAGAAACAAATATTCCAAGTATAGGAACGAGCCCAATCACCAACGGAACGTAATTCTTCTACAGATACAAATGTTTTTAAGTTACTTATCATATATCACCTCTTCTAATGCAAAAATATTAGGATTAAGCTTACTATATTTAGTATAATACTGAAGATATAAATTTCTTTTTCTATTAATACTTTTAGGTGTAACACTAAATTTTTTAAAAATAGGTAAAGATGTAACTTGATTAATACAAGAATAATTTGAATTTAAACAATAAGGACGCTCTTTATAATAAAAAACATTTGAATATTTAGATATATAAAATTTTACAAATACATTATACATATTAATCAAACCCATATTAACTAATATATGTGTTGGACATACTCTAGTAATTATATCATTAATACAATTAGTAACTTTTAAATATTCATCTAAATAATACTGAAAATAACAGGTATGTTGTTCTTGTAAATTTGTGTAAAGCCCAAGTCTTGGTGTAGTATCTTCTTCTGACATAGGCATTATATAACAGTTAGAAACAAAATAATAGGCCATTTCCTTACAATATTTTTTACTTAATTCTGCATGTTCAGCATTTCCACAGAGGGTGCTTAAATAAATATCACATCCGCATTTATCCAAAAATGTTTGTGCATTTAAGCATGCATCACCAAAGAAGGTTTCTAATACTAATAACTTGGGTTTCATGTTTACCCTGCGAAGATACTGCCCTCTCTGGCAGGAAGTTGTATTTCTTTAATTTGACGTGAAACTTGAATTTCATTACAAGCTTTAATTGGATATGGATATACTGCACGTTCATTTGTACAATATCTTGCTTTTCTGCTAGGAGATAAAGTTACTTCAATTAACTTTTGACCACATAAAGGACAAACTGTAGGAACATCATTTTCTAAATTAGGAATACCATCATATGTAGATACCGCTTCAAAAGCCTTAGCTTCTGAAACGCCCGCTTCTAGTAAAGCTTTTGTTAAGTATTCTTGCCGTTTATTTTGCATAATTTCCTCCTTATGCTATACAACCAATACCTGAAATAATACGAGTACCAGAATCATTTTTGCCATTAGAACTGCCAGAGCTTATTACTCCAATAGTTCCAATTTTATCATTTAATTCAGAGTCACTTGCATCTGTATCAAAAAATTCCGCATAATCTTCATCAATTAATATTGCATGCCCTAAACAAACAGAGCGAAGTATATCATCTGAAGTTTCATCACCTTTAGTAATAATTCTTCCATTATCTTTACTTGTAATAAGTTGAATAATTAAATGGGATACAGGCTTATCTTTAGTTAAGACAGCTAATTCTGTATCTAATGATACAATATTTTTTATATCTTGTTCACATTTAGGTAATATAAAATTTTCACTCAATATATTAGTTTTTAAATCAGTAAAATCTTGCATATTTACAGAATATTGTATTGTATCTATTCCAAAATCATCAAATATACGTTGACGTAAATCAATACTTTGCCATCTATCAAAGCAAACAAGTTGAATATTAAACGCCTCAATTATTTTAGATATTACAGTTTCATAAATTTTGTTAAAAGAAAGGGCTATACCTTCTTCAGGTTGAATTTCAATTATACCAGAACATGCAGGAATTTTAATAAATTCCTCTGTTTCTTCATTATATCTATTTATAAAATGTAATATAGAAATAGCAAAAGAGTTATCATTATATCCACAGTCAATTGCTAAACAACTTGGAATTTGATGTGGTCTAGTTTTTATAATTGGATATCTTAAATATGCACCTAAACTATCTTTATGTAACTTGTAATTTGCAACTTCCAATACATTACGTTTGTTACTTAATACACTTATAATACTTGCAGGGCTACGAATATATAAATTTTCACCAAATGGAGGATTAGCACCAAAGTTAGCTTCTGCTGCTACCGCATCCTTAGCATAATCATCCTTAAAGGAGGCTCGTGTAAAGTTAGGATTAAATTCCCAAGTTGGTAATTTAAATCCATACATAGAATCAATGACCTTACTTTGTTTATATAATCTCATAATTTTATCTAATTTAGAACGAGGCGAACTAATATAAATAGCATGAGCATTAGGTACATCCGGATATAATTCTACTAACTTTTCACTTTCATTTCTAACAGTTTTTAAACTATTCTCAAGAGCAATTGCTACTTCATCTGCATCTAGAGTAATACTTCCATCTTTACCTGTAAACCAACCAACTTCGTCCATTGATTCAAAAATTCTAGTATTGTGTACTAATATGCTATTAGCTGCAAATAAATGTTCTGGTGAATCAACTTCTATATCATATACGGTTTTAAATCCAATATTAACTTGCTTCGTACATTTTACAAAGATAATATTTTTATCAATATATTGTAAATATTGTTCGGGTACTTCAATATTATATAATTTATTTAATTCACTTTTTGTGTAAACATTAGTACCGGGAATAAGATACGCACTGCAATCTTCTTGTGAAAATTCAACAGGAGGAAATCCTAAATGCTTATTAAGAATATTAGCATCATAATTAGTAACATAAATATGAGATTTAAATCTAAAGCAGTTGCAGAATTTTAATATGGCTTGTTGTAAAATAAAGGAACTATCCTTAAATTTATTTGGTGATACTCTACGTAATCTAATATATGACAGAATATTTTCTCTAGTTGATTTAAGAATATTCAGATTAAATTTTTCACTAAATCTTGTATCAAGTTGACACATTACATATTTATCTAATATGTTTTCAGCTTCAATTAATCCTTCATTATAACATGGAATACGATGATCCGTTGTTACTTGTAACGTGATACCGTTGCCAAAATAGCATTTAACTACTTCTTTCTTTAATTGTTGTTTTTCATAACCAGTTATTTTAAATTCATTACCTCTATCAATAACTTTACCATTTATAAGATGTTTAGCATCACTAGCATTTATACTACCTGTAGTAGTTGTAATTAATGTATTACCTGTAATACATCTACCTCTTAACTTACGTTTATCTGGGCCAGCAGGAACAATACTAATACGTTTATTTGTATATACTGCGAAAGTATCTTTTAATTTTATTAATTCTGTACCTAAACGTATTCCTTCATCTCTTAAAAAGTTATTATACATTGTAAACCAAGGTGAATTGGTTATATTTGCATAAAAATCTCGCCACAAGTTATCATATGCATCTTGAAAGCGCAAACCAACGAAAGTCATTGTAAAGGTAACACTGTTTAACTGTTTCATAAATGTTACAGGATTTGGTAAACAAAGATATTGTTGCAGAATACATGCTGCTAAAATACCGTGGAAGATAGATTTTCCACTATTACTACTTATAAATCCATTAGCAATAAACCTATGATACTTGGGTACAGTATAATCATAGACTGTTTGATTTTGTTCCTGTATGATCTTTGAAACTTTAACCCATTTTATACCAGTATAAGGCAAAGTAGAATAAATTTTAATACTATTAGGGGATAAAATATTAAATTCAATACCTAAATTAATTAGCATATAAGAAAGCATACGAATGAAATCTTCCGTATTTGATATAATACCATCTATATTTTCAAGGTTAGATAAATACTTAATTTGACATTCTTTAGAACTAGTAAGTATTGATTCTAATGAAGATAAATCATCTATAGTACCAAATACATTAGTTCCCCATTCAATGGGAATTAAATCATTTACTTTGATATCTGATAAATTAACAAATTCACATTTACTACCACTAATACATTTAATAGGGTGGTTAGGAGTACCACTAATTTTGTAGTTAAGCCCATCGGCATATATAGTAATTACTGGACTATTTTCATATGTATAAAAATCACTTGGTTTTTCAAAATTTTCATATCTTACATGTTTACCTAAATCATCTGGAATATATAATAAATCTGAAATACAATTAGTTATACGTTTATATCCAGTATCACTTAGTACAAATGAGTCACCAGTTATACAACGCTGTCCGGCTAATCCAACTAACGTGTTATAGTTATTATGCTCATGTTTAACAATTGCTTCATATCTTGATTGCCCACATTTAGGACATTTACCATTAACATAAAATACAGTTCTATCGAGTATTTCATCAACCGGAGTGTTAACTTTAACTTTATTACGAATAAATTTTAAATCAGAACATTTGGTACAATACGCTCCAAAATAATCTAATGATATTTGAAGCTGTCTTGGAAATAAGTTAATACCCATAAATTTAGGATCAATAATAAATTGAACCGGGTTGGTACTTTTAGGTATATCTTGTTCATTAATTAATTCAAAAACTCTTGGGTCATATTCACTGTTAATAATTCTTGAAACTAATGCTTCAGGACTCCAATCATTTGGTTGTTTTTCAGAATCAAAGTTAGCACCTAATGCATTTTTATCAGCTTCAAGCAATCTTTCATCTTCATATTCACTAAGTAATTTTGAAGCTTCCTTATCTAAATTTTTTAATTTAATAGGCTTCTTTTCTAATTTTACTTTTTTATCTTTTACTTTTTTTACTTTTACTTCTTCTTGCTTTTGTAGATAAAGGTCATAATCTGGGAATCGTGAATAATCAGGTAGTTTTGCAGAATCTAATTGTTTTTCAAAATTAACACATACATGATATATACCTATCTTTTTTCCTAAAGTATGACATGCTTTAACATGTAAACATCTTCTACACCCAGCTCTATTATCAATAAATGATGAACAGTGTTTTTTATTACCTTTACAAGTATATAATCGTAATAACTGGGCACAATTTTCACAATTTAACATAAATACTCCTTAGTATATGTCTTCTAGAATTTCACAAATCTCTTTTTGCTTTTGCATCAATACAATCATCTCTTCACATATAGTCATAGCTTCAGTCAAAGTCATTTCAATTTCGGGCATAGCTTGTGCTCCTTAATAGAAAAAGCGGATTAAGTTTCCCTAATCCGCTCCCTTCCTAATGTTTAGGAATATATTTTGAAACATCCTTGATTGCTTCAACATCAGCTTGAGTCACTATAATAGTACCATCGTTAACTATTGTATCAGATAAATCAAATTTTTTATTTACTCCACCAACCATTCTAGTTACACCAGATTTAACAGGCTTTGAAATAATAGCATCAAAATCAATAATAGGATCAACAGAAGAAGATGCACTTGTTATAATTCTTTTATCCGTATTAGGAATAAATGGAGGAATTTGTTTCATGCACCAAGGACAGAAGGGTAAGCCAAAATATGCACTTTTATTGCATTCATCATTTATGCACTTAGGTCTAGCTTTATATTTAGTTTGACCTGCATTCTTTTTAAATTTTAATTTCATGGGTTGTTCATTTATTAAATCTTGTAAGTTAACATCATCATAATCTTCAACATTATAAGGATAAGGAGCTCCATTGTCTTGATAATTTATTTTTGGTAAAGATTCTGGAAACAAGGAAAGACCTTCCGGGTCAACAGTAAATAAATCGGTTATAAAATGTTTTAAATTATCTTTTGAAAATGTAATATTATTATCCTGGCAACATTTATACATATCATCAATATTGGCAGAAAGCAAAGCTAAATCTTTTAATGACATACCTTTATAATTTTGATGCTGTAATACAATGTTAGATAATATTATTCCGATGGATTTTTTCATTTTTTCTCCCGTTGAATTAACCTATTGATTTTTTCATATTAGTCCCCTCATTTTTTTGGAGATATCGGCTCATGCTGCACTAACGAAGCATATTTTTCAAGTATTTTCTTTAATTCTTTCATACTAGAATTATCTGTTTTAGGAATTATTTCAAATTTTTCAGCAATCATAGCTTCAAGAAATCGTTCTTCATATTCAGTCATTCCACAAGCTCTGCATAACTGAATAACTGAAATTATATCTCGTATTTTTGTGAAAGTAGTTTCAATATAAATAAAATCACTTTCTTTAACATTTAAAATATTATTATCTTTTTGTGCAATATAAAGTAGATCATATTTAGTAGCATTATATGCTAAATCAATTTTAGTTTGATAATTAAATACAGATTTAAAAGCTAGTAAATACTGGGAAGCCTCTTTAGACTTCCCAGTAATTCTTTTTAATGTATTACTGGTTTGACGTAAATTATCTAATCTAATATCTTGTTCAGTTTTCTTCTCATTTTTAGATAATTGTACATTAGTTACATCCCATTCAGATATTTTAGACATTTATTCACCAGAAATATATTCTTTAACACCATTCAATACCGACTTCATACTAAAAGAAGCACTACGAACATATTCAAGTGCATCATCTATTATTTCAATAAAATTATCAATCCTATCAATAAAAACAGTTATTGATTCACTTTCAATTGCTATTATTTTATCTTGGTCGCCTTTACGTTTTTTATAAAAATCATCAGTTTTATTGATAATTTCATTCTTACGTTTTTCATAAATACTAGCAACTTTAGCACGAATTGACTTTGAAGAAATCTTCATATGGGTGAGTCTTTCTTCATAAGCCGCTGCTATTACTAAACTGTTAAGTAAATGTTCGATTCGCTGTTTAGGTGGTAAAGATGAATCCTTAGCTTTTAAATAAACTCTCCGTAATTTAATGCAATTAAACACATCTTCATCACGATTAATTTGATTAAATGACTTTTTTAGTTGCTTTAACATATTAGGATTTTAACAAACTTAATGCTTCATCCTTCAAAGATTTAACATCATGAGACGTTAAATCACCAATTGCTCGAATAGCAGAAGAAATAAAAGTAGAATTAGATTTAATTCCACGGCAGGAACAACAAGTATGAGTTACATCAGTCATAATAACCATTACAAACTTTGGTTTTACTATTTCATAAAAAGTATCAGCAATATCGCAAACTAACATTTCTTGAATATGCGGTTGAGCAGATAAAAATTTAATCAATCTAGGAATTTTTGATAATCCAATAATTTTAGTATCTGGTAAATATGCTAAATGACATGTACCAAAAAATGGGAAAAAGTGATGGGCGCAAATAGAATTAAAACTAACATCCTTAACTATTTGTAAATTATCAACAGTACCCGCAGAAAAACTCGTACATTTAAAATCTAAATCTTTAGGTGATTTAAACATAAATTCAGTCCAAGCTTTAGCAATTCGTTTAGGGGTATCTTTTATATGTTCATTAAAATCCGCGGGCATATTTTCATAAAAACCTAATTCTTGAAAAGCACTTTTAATGTGGTCAGCGGCTTTTTCTATACTCATTTTTCCTCCCCTAAATGAATTTGCATTACTCTAGGTAAATCAGTTATTGTTTCTGCATCATTACCATAACTAATAAGAGATAGATATTGATTTTCATAAGAAATTACTTTACATACTCGCTCTACTTCTACAACATTCATTTCACTAGAACATGCACTAATTGCATGAGGTGAATGTCTATATTTAATACTTTTTAGATTTTTTAACATAATCATATTACCTACACATTTATTTAAATTACTATGATAGATTTCAAATACATTAAAAAATTTAGTTAGCATTACTTGCTGCATACGAATAGAATCAATACTTAACGTATTATATACAAATATTCTATTTGATACTGTTGGAATATCTACTTCATAAAATTGGTATATAGGAAATATAGGCCAAGTATTTCGTATATATTTATCTATTACTTCTTTTATTTCCATTAAGCAGCCTCAATTGGGCCGATAGTAATAAATTTTAATTTATCTGTTGCTTGTTTAAACAAAAAGTATTTAAAATCTCCACCAAATCTTAATGTAGATGATTCATCAATTAAAGAACACATAGATAATGCACTGTCCACAAATAATTCTGGAATACCAAATTTTACAGAATCACCAATATCATTACTTAAAACTTTACATTTATCTTTTGTACTACCAATAGTATTTTCAAGAGAAAGAATCATTTTCCCATTTTTTACATGAAAATCAACAATACCATTACCATTAGCAATAGAACGAATACTATCAAGTACATTCTGTACCTGCTTCAATTCTAATTTAATTTCACCTTCCATTAAACTTGAATTAGACATTAATTCATTACATGCTTCAATAAGACCAGTAAATTGAGTATCAATAAGAGTAGGTAATGAAAGAGTCATAGAATCACTTTTAATAAGTAGCATTTTGTCAGTTAGAATAATTTCAAGTTCACTTTCAATCATTGATAATGCAAGTTTGAATTTTTCAATAGGAATACACAATTCAAATTCATCTGAACCTAAAGACTGCGAGAATGCATATTTTGCGAACATATTTGTAGTAGCAAATGTAAGAGCCATTTCTTTCTTTGAATTTGAAAGTAATGCATAACCTGTATTATTAGGGTCAGGGGACATAAATTGAACAAGTTCCAAATTATTCTTAAAAGTTCCAACTTCTTTAGATTTGATTTTAAGTTTCATTTCATTATCAGAACAATCAGGTTCTTCTAAATCTTCCGGGTTAATTTTAAAGGTTACATACAGTTCCATTTTAGTACCTGCAATAACATTAAGAATATTTTGTTCTTTATTAAAAGAACATTCAAGTGTATTATTACGAAGTTTAAACAATGTTTCAAATACTTCTTGCTGGATTTTAAACTTACCTGTTTTCTTTACTTCAGCTGGAACAAATTTATGAATATAAGTATCAACATTGATAGTCAACCATAAACCTTCTTTTTCAACTTCTACAACTAATTCTGTAAACTTACCGGTAAGTTTTAACATACTATTGTAAATTGACTGTAATGATTTTTTGTCTACAGTAAACATTTTGTGGTTCTCCTTTGGCTATTTATATTGTTTCAAAAATTGTTCTTTAGTTAAAACTTTTACTCCAAGTTCTTTAGCTTTTGCTACTTTTGAAGATGTAGAATTTTTATCTTTTATTAAAAGAATAGTAGTCTTTGAGTTCACACTTGAACCCTCTGTACCACCATTTTCTTTTATATATTTAGATATATCTGCATCTCTAAAACCAGTAAATACAATAATCTGGCCTTTCAACTTGCTAGATTTAAGCCGAGTTGGCTTTGGTAATATAAACGTAACTTTATTTGAAAGTTTCGTCAAGAATATTTTAAACTTTTGTAAACTTTTTACAAAAGAAGAAGCAAGTATGTCAGAAAAACCAAATAAGTCTGTTACCTTTGATACTTCTTCTTTTGTACCTTTCCATTTCAATACATCAGGATATGCTTTAATTATTTGTTCTAATCTACCTACACCTAAGTCACCATTAAAAAGTGTACTTGCATACATTAAATCAGCTAAATTCACATCTTTAATTGCTTCTTGGATTTGGTCTACAATTTTATTTGCTTGAGTATTTTGAATTCCTGGTAATTTTTTTAATTGATTAGGTTTAGCATCAATAATTTTATTAATTGAATTAAATCCATTGTCATATAAGTTAGCAAAAGTTTTACCAGAAATAGTCTTTACGCCTAAAGACCTAAAGAAATTTGTAATACGCATTACTTTTAATTCATCATTATCTTTAGTATTGACTAATTTAATATCTACATGAGTATCATTCCAAACATAGTCTTCAGTTGGCATATCAGCTTTAGTAGATTTAACTACACTTTGAATATAGGGTATTACATCTTGACTACGAATAACTTCAAGTAATGAACCCTTACCAATTTTATTATCATAAATAAATGCAGCATTATGTGCTGTAGCTCTTGATACATTAACCCCACCTAATTTCAGTGGCCCGCCCTTTTTAGGATCTTCAACTAAAATAACAGGTGTTAAATATCCATATTTACTCAACTGCCATATAACTTGTTTTACTTTACCAACCCTTGTTTCAAGAATTGAATTATCTTTAAATGCTATAGAATTTTTAGGATTATCTATAGAAGGAGCTTCATATACATCTTTATTAGCAACTAACCCATCAATTTCAAAATTACTTGTAGCTTTTCTTTTTTCAAAGAGTTTTGATATTTTTTCAGCAGTAGGATTCTTCATTATTATCCAATCAGGCGTATCAAATTTTAAAGAATCTAAAAACTTAAAACCTGCACTTGGTTTAAGTTTAGGTTCTATAACAGTATAAGCAACAAACTTTACATGTTGTAATGCTTTAGAAACCTTACCACCATTTAACAATCCACTCATCATACTTCGTGGATTAGAAAAATCTTTTTCATATTTTTTGAATAATGATTTAGGTATTATAAGCTCACCGCGAACTTTATATGCCTTTTTAACTTTTAATTGCTTTTTTAAATCTGGAATGTGTGGAATTAAATATGATACATCTTGTCCAGTAATACCATCACCTCGAGAATATAAAGTAACATTACCTTTCCCATCATTAACAATCCCACCGGACATTCCATCCATCTTATTACTCAATACTATGTAATCTACTCCATTTAACCATTTATCAACAGATTCGGGATGTTTTTTATTTTGAGATGCCATTGGGAATGGTAATTTAGTCATTCTGCTACTTGCGTTTGAAGCAGGTTTTTTAGGGATAGGTGCACCTACTTTAACCAAGTATTTATTATTAGGAGATTTATCTCTAAGTATATCTACTAATTTATCATATTTTGCGTCAGTAATTATTGTTCTGTATAATTCATATACTTTAGGAGTAAGAGTTACTCCCTCATTATAATAGGCTTCATCGCATACCTTTAAAAAGGATACTAATTGTGATATTTTCCAATCTTCTACAACATTCAATCCATATTTTTTTATTTCTCGTATCATAGATAAAGCATTATCAGGTTGAGTAAATGCTTCCACTTCAACTAGTTTCATATTTACTCCAAAATTATAAATATTTGACGAGTATCTTCAAATATTTTTGTATCCTTACCTAAAATAAAGTCAATAGTACAAGATAAACTTAACTTTGGATCAGTTGAATATTTAGGTTTAGTAATTGAATATGAAAATAATGTTCCTTTAGTTTCATAAAAATCTTTCATTTCTGCAGTAACAATATGTTCAAAAGTTTTTAATACAATTATTGGATCATTAAACTTACGAATTTGTTGTTTAATCTTTGAATGAATTTCACAAATCTTTTCATTAAAAATGAATAAATCATCTACCATAGTTTCTGTAATATCGTATAAAATACTTAAATACTTTTTCTTCCATTGTGTAGTAATAATTGGAATAACAATATCAAAAGGAAGATAAAGTAATTTATGTTTAAATGTATAACTCTTTCCATTAATCTTTGCAATTAAACGTATTACCTCTTTATTATATTCAACTATTGGATAAAATTCCTTATGAGATTTAAAAGTATCAAAGAAATATGGGGTAAGTTTGTCGTTAGGAATACGCGTCCAATTCATTTTAATTTACTCCTTAATCATCTGGCACGTCTGAACCAGTTGAATCAAAACCCTTACTTAGGGATTTGTCTTTTTTCTTGTATGGCTTTGAAGAACCCATATCTTCAATCCAATCATTAAATCTTGAACATGCTAAGTCTGCTTTTAATGGAAATGGGATTGGATTCTGATTTCGTGCTTTAATTTGGTTTATATCTATTCGCTGATTTTCCATAATATCTTGAGATTGTTGAGTCCAAGTCCACATATTAGATGCGTGCTCTTTAAGACCCTTACTATATCTAATATCATCTGTCTTATCATCTAACTGTGCTAGTAATACAATTTGCGTTCTATTCTTACTTGCAAATCGTTTAGCATATGCAGAATCGTTATATAAACTTTCCCATTTTTCAGAACTAGTTTGTGACATTAAGTTTAAGTAGTCAACCCCAATAATATCATATTTATTTGCATTTAACTTTTCCAAAACTTCTGGTAAGGTTTCACCCATATCAGGCATATAGAAATCTATACAACCTTGATCTGTATTATCATTGGGTGCACAAAATTCTCGAATTGCTTTAATTATTTTCTTATAATATCTTTTGAGATTTTTCAGTAGTTCATTAACAGGAATACTTAATAAATTTGAAGCAAGACGAAGTAACATCTGTTCTTCACTCATTTCAAGTGGTAACAGACAACATCTTGCCCCTTGACTTCTAGCATTGATAAAATATTGCAAAAGCATACTTGATTTACCACAACCTGATTTAGCTGCGATAACAAACAAAGAATCTAAGGGAATACCAATGTTAATAGAGTCAAATGCTGAGAATCCAGTAGGTACAAAAAAGTTATTTTTCATATTTTTATATAATTCTTTTAATTTTATTTTTGAATTTTTTTCGTTTACTTCAAATAAAGAACCTTTATTAACTTTAAATGTATCAATTTCTTGAACAGTTGTTCTTACTAAATCAAGTAATGGCTCTAAACTTTCAGTTGTCATGTCTTCAACTTGAAGACCTTCAGACAACTCATTTTGTAATTCTATTAGTTTTAAATGTTTAGCATCATATAAGGTTCTTTTTATAAAAGTTAAATATTGCTTTTCATTGGTAGGTAAACTTAAACTATCATCCTTCTCACGAAGTTTTAGTCTACGAAGTTCTAAAGCTTTTAGTTTTGTTGCATTCTTAGTACCTAATTCTGGTAAACTTATTAATTCTGACCATGTATAAAAATCACCAGAATCATCGAAATGTTGTTTTATTAAACGTAAACTCTTTCTATATAAATTAGATGAAAAATATTCAGGTCGTATATCACCAATTACTTTTACATTAACATGCTCACGCCTAGGAGAACATAGACTCTTTAAAAGAATGTGCTGAGTCCATTCTCTTCTGGAAATCATTATTCTTCATCCTTAGTACCGCAGTATGAACACCAAAGACTGTTGCATTTTTCCACATCAAGAGCAGAATTTAAATATTCAGTACATTCTTTATTTGTACATGTTGAAACAAAAATTTGTTCAAGAGGATTTAATTCATCTTTAATCCATTGTTTCTTTAGGAAAGGGCAGGGTGTCATCAGTCTTCTTCCTTAAAGCTTAATTTGAAGTTTTGAAGAATTTTTTTGCCAGCAGTATCTACACAGAATACTGGATATCTAAATTCAGAATTATCCAGTACATTATTTGTTTCATCTTTCACCCAAAATTCTTTTGGTATAACTCCTTTATAACCTTCAACGTGCAAAGCACCATTTAAAGGATGGTGCAAATAATTATCAAAAAAATCTATTCCATCTACACCACCAATAACAACAATTCTACAACTATTATAATAATAATCTAATAAATCTCGAATTTGATATAGCCGTTCCTTTTCAGGTAATACACTACGAATAATAACTACATCAGGACGCAATGCACTAGGATTAATTGAAGGATCATATTTTGGAGTAACACACTTCCATTGTAAATTTACAGTATGTCTATAATTACGAACCATACCTAATAACATAGTAAATGCAACTTCATGTGCAAGATAATCATTGATACTACTACTAACACAAAGTACATATGGATTAACTTCATTAGTAGGTTTTATAATTTTATTATAAATACGTTGCTGTGTCTTTTTATCAACTCTATATGATTCAGATTTTCGTGTAAACTTTGAACTATTTTCAGTTGAAATTTTTCTAGTACCAGATAGTATACTAAAATTATAGGTATCAAATACTGCACCCGGTTCAACTTTTGGATAAGCATAATAAGGAACTTTGTTTAATTTAAGTTGTCGAGCAAATGCCATCCTCGAAATCATTGTTTCTCCAAGGTAAAGTTGTGAAAGTCTTAGTTTGTGGGAGTTTAAAAGAATGCTCTGAAGTTGTTCTAACTAGTTTATTCGATAAATATAAAGCATATCTTGATATAAATTCTACATGTTGATTTCTACCATTCTCTTCAATATTTATTGCTAAGTCATTAGTAAAATTAACATACTTACAATTTAGTTGCAAGCTACTTCGAGAATCATCATTCCATTTATATTTAAATGGAAATTTTACATAATCCTGCATATTATAAAATTCTTTTATTCCTTTATTAACTTTACAATATTTACACATATAACTATTAGGATATTCACAAACACAGCAGGACTCAGAAGTAAAATTAATATTAGTAAATAAGTCATAAGAGTTAAGTTGACCTAGGGTAGTTCTTAGATATAAGATATAATATAACAATTTATCCCAATTTCTTATTTCACTATCTGCATATAAATTTGTATCTAATTGTTTTTGAACTCGTGTAATATCATCTAAAAATAAGATAGGATTTTGACAATAAGACAAATACATTATTGGTATAATTTTATTTGTCTCAGATGTAGTACAAGTAGTAAATGTGGTACGTTGAAACTTTTCTACTTTAATTATATATGCAAAGGGTTTTTTACCCTCTAGTATATCTTGAATTGTTATTTTAGATAAATTAAATTCCCTAAATAATGAATCCATATCTATTAAAGAAAGTAAACTAAAATATGGATTAAATTCTGGATTAACATATGTATCAGTATGAACAACATCACAGCAGCTAACAATTGGACAAGAGGCACATTTACTTGATTGTTTATAACATTTTTTTGATAAATCTTTACGAATTGTTTGAAGTTGCAAATCTAATTTTTCAATTATTTGCTTATACTCAGGAAACGCTCTAAATACATCTACAAAAGTATCACCAGCACGACTAGATAATTTTCGTTTTGTTATGGAAATTAGTTCATTTGATTTGCGCATATAACCTCACATCACATAATACAACGTAATCCGCCTTTACTTCTACTACTATTAGATTGTTTCGTTTGACGTTTATTGAACTTATATTTACGCATTACTTTTTCTATAGCTTGAATAGACTTATCACTTAAATCACCAATATCTTCAAATATACGAATAAGGGGTTTTTCTTTCTTTTTATATTGAGTTCTAATACGACTAAATTCTTGGTATAAATCTTCTTCAAAAGTTCTATAAGTATGAAGATTAATATAAATACAACTCATTGGAGGAGCATTAAACCCAAGTGAAATAATTTGTTCATTACCAATTACAACATCATATTTACCTTTTCTAATATCCTTTTGTAATTCTTCACGGAGTTGCTTGTGTAGTTCACCATGATATTCACAAATCTTTACGTTCAATCCTTCTTTACGACATTTCTTTCTAATAAGTTTTGATAATAAAGCAATCTGGGCGTGACGCTTAACAGGTAACATAATTCTATGATTATTTTTTAAATCTGTTATAACCTTTTTTGCAATGAAATTATTTCTATGTTCATCTTTTGCTAACTTAGTCCAAAGACCATTCCAGCCCTTATCACTTGAAGGTATTGGAGGAGCCATCCATTTAGTATTAGTAATAATATAATCACAAGCAAGTTGTTCCGCCCCACCTTTTGCTAAGATTGGGCCGAAAGTAAATTCATTTTTAAATTGCTTATTATCTCTACGTTTTGGAGTAGCAGTTACACCTAATCTATATCTAGCATAAAATGAGTTTATTACTCGGTGAAATTCATCTGACGCAGCTTTATGTATTTCATCTACTACAATTAATCCAAATAATTTCTTACAAACTTTTAATCTATCTTTACCATACTTATTTATAAACTGTTGATATGTGCATATACATACTTTAAGCTTTTTCATCTTAGAAACATCAGGATTAATTTCAATATCTGATTTTTTAAGTGTTGTAAACTGTAAATAGTCTAAATAAAATTGTCGTGCAAGATCGATTTTATGAACTAAAATTAAAATACGAGTTTCAAGTTTATGTCCAACGAAAGCGGTTAACAGAGTTTTACCAAAACGCGGTGGGCAAACTAAAACACCATTCCTATTTTCATTCCAAAGTTTTGCTAATCTTAACTGCTCTGAACTTCTACTTTTATCAAGTTTTGAGTAATCCATAGACCAAGGATTTTTTAATTTAGGTAGGGTTCTTATATCTTTAAATTTTAAATCATATCCTTCATCCTTTAATATACTAACTAATACTTTATTTGCTTCTAAATTACTTAATTCAAATTTTATATACTTTGAGGATTTACTCATACATTTATCTTTATGCTCACTCATTTTACAACCAAAACAGGCAGAAATAGGTTTTCTGCCTAATTCTGCCGCAGCTTCTTTTAATTTACATTTTTTATTTGTAGTATGAACGAAACAATTATATGGATTGTGTGTTGTTTGGATAAATAATTCTTTGATTTGTTTTTTACTAGACTTTGAAATATTATTCCAAACTTTTATTGGAAGCAAAAGTTTATTAGCTAATATAGCTGTAACTTCTGTATTAAATAATCCCACTAATTACCTCCATAAGAAATATGGGGTGGTAAACTTAAATACCACCCCATATTAAATACTATTACTTGCGTGTTATACTGCGTAATCCTGAATTTTTAAATGATTCTAATCGAGTTTCAACATACTCGAGAAGTTCACCACATGTTTCGGGACATGTAGATTTAATCCATTCAAGTGTAAACTGAGTAAGTGGCTCTTCTTTATCTAAAGCAACAATAATTGCAAGTTTATCACTGCAACCCATATCATCATCTGCTAAACATTCACGAATTTTAGGTTCAATTTCATCCATATCACCGACAGCACTAATATTAAGTGCCGCCAAATCTGAATCTTCATAACGTAAGTCATCAGTAACAAGATTAAGTTTTTTACGGACAAGTTCATTTTCGCGTGAACCTTCCTTAGTTTCAAGAATAGAAAGGGCTTCTTTTTCAGTAAGAAGTTTAAGTACGCCAGTGCGAAGTGCATGGCGAATTTCAGAAGAATTTTTAACCATGTCAGTTTTAGCCCACTGACGTAAATCCATAGGAATAAAAGTTCTAGGAATAGTAACGATAACGGTATCGTTACCTGAAATAAGACGGAAATTGAAATCCGTCTTAGTCATATTTCTAACATAAATAGGAGCATTATCTTCAATAGTATCAAGATTTAAAGCTTGTGATTTATTCGTCATCGTCTTCGTCCTCCTCAGGTTCGAAATCATTTCCTTGACTTGCATAATATAAATCCATTCCAATACCTTTTTTAATTTGCTTTAAACAATGCTTACGCAAATCAAAAGAAGCGGTACGTTTTCCTGTATCTACTTCTTTATCAAGAATTAAATTCTTTAAGTCTTCATATTTAAAGGTAAGGTCACTAAGATTTTTAGCGGCCTTTGAACCATCTTTCAATATAATCTGAAATCCACGTCTAGCTGAATCAAGTTGTCCAGTTAGCTGTAGATAGGTAATGGTATCAAGGACAGGATCAATACCACAACCTGTTTTACCACCACGCTTTGTCCAGATTCGACCCTTAATCTGGGCGTAAGGTGTAGTAATTTTATTCTTTTTATTTCGTATAATAAAATGACGATATTCATCTCGTCCATTATTTTCAATTTCAATTGGTCCACCACCATTTGGGTTAGATACTGAACCAATTCTATTACGTAGATCACAAAAATGTTTTAATGCTTCACCACCAGGATTATATTCAGGGTCGCCATATCCAGCATTAGGATTTTTACGCACCTGATTAACACCAATAATGGTATAGCCTTTAGCTGAAATAAGGGATTTAATTTGATTAATATAGTTACCAAACATACGACCCTGTTGAGCCATAGCGGCTGAATCATCTTCAGCCGTTTGCCTAGGAGTCATAGCAGCATAACTATCAATAAAAGTAATACCTTCACATCCACCATAATTATTAGGAACTCTTGTTCCATACAAGCCACTTGATTTAAGAAGCTTTTTATCAAAATCAATTTTTAAAGTTTTTAACATAGCTTCAAGATCTTTAGCAAGCAATCCGCCAGTCTTCTTTTTAGTCTTAGCATCTACAGGAGTCCAAGTATACCACCACTCATCCTGCATAAGACATTTATCTGGTAAACTCTTTAATTGTTTAATTAACAATAATAAACATTGTTCACCAAAAGAAGGTTTGTATAACCTAATTTTAGGACGAATTGCCCAACCAGAATCATCTTTAGTTCTCATACCAAAGATATTTTCTGGTTTTTCATTAGGCATTCCTGCAATATTAAGAAACCATTTTTTATCTAATGATCCTTCAAAGTCGAAATAATTACCACAAGTATACTTAGGAATATAAATTAAACCTTGTCCTAATGCTGCATTACCATGGGTTGTATTATGAACAACTATATTATTTGCAATAAATTGACTACTATTAGGTACGGTTAGATCATAAACATCATGTAATTTTTTAGATTTAGATATTTTAGCCACTTTTGTATACATAAGATTTTCTTTTAATAAGATAGAAACTTTGTTATATAAATCAGAATTTATAATTTTTAAGTGATCTATGTTTAATTCTGGTAATGCATTACAAGTTAAATGACCTTCGTTAGATAGCAATCTACCTTTAGTCATTTCATCATTAAAACTACCAAGCAAGCTTATCTTCTGACTAATTTTTCCATTAGAATAAACTCCATTTTTACTAACTACTTCTCTAGCTTTAGCTAAATTAGCAGCTAAATATGGAATAATATAATTTTTACTCCATCCTTTTGAAATAGATATATTTTTATCTAGTGAAAAAGTATCAAAAAATGTTTGAGAAAATACAGTTGGAATATGTAAATAATAATATGAATTTTCACTATAGTCAACTGGCCCTTTCTTTTTTGAGAAAGAACTAAAAATCCCAAATTCATTTAATACAACTTGCATCTGCTTCATTAAATTTTGACTAGCTGAACATAAATAAACAGCACTTGAATCTGGTAAATAAGAATCACAAGATAAATAACCTTCAATAAATGCTTTAACACACTCTTCATTAGATTGTAAAATACTCCAAGGAATAACTTTATTTTTTGCTAAAGAATTTAATCCTAAATATTTAATATACGCAGTTAATTGCGTTGATCTAATATGTAAATTAGGACAATCTGAATCATTAAATTCTAAATCTAAATCAAATAAGTCTTTAATTAATTTTTTATAATTTTTTTGAGTTTTTACATTATTAGTACAAAAATTTATTCCATAACTATTATCATAACTACCATTCGCAGTTAAATATCCCAAAAATTTTGCTAACTTTGTATTCATACTAGTTGCAATAGGATAAGATTTAGCAGTATAGGAAGTATTATTATATCTTTTTTCTTCATATATAAAATTTAAATTACAGTTACTAATTGCAAAGTTCTTCTTTCCAAAAGAACTACAAATAAAATCATTTACTTTTATATCTTTTAATTGTTTCCATTCCAAATTTAATTCTTTAGTAATTACTAAAATAGGATGTTCTGGTGTACCACCTAGGGTACGACCATCTTGTAAATATAATTTATAAATATTAGATTTAGTATGAAATATATGAGAGGTTAATTGTTTATTATTTTTAGTATAAATATTTATATTTTTTTCTTTAAAACCATTAATTTTTCCAACTAAATCTTTAATCTTAAAGATTCCATTTTCTGTAGGTACATATGAATTACCTAAAATGCATTTACCGCCAGATTCCGGCCCAACCCAATCATATGCACGACCTGGATAATAACCACCACCTAAAATAGCAACATCTAAAGCAAGACTTCCACTATGAATAGCGATAGAAGAATCCAATCGTTCCTTAACTTCAATAGCTTGCATTTTACTATTTTTATCTACATCATCAAGTAATGAACAAAAATCAAAATCATGAGATGCTTTCTCACGATTATCCGATTTCTTTCCCATGTTGCCTCACTTAGAAAATAAATCTATACAAGTATTAACATATTCACATTTCATTACGCATTTGGGTGTGCCTAAATATGTGCCAAAACATTTAGGCACACCCGAGTTAATTAGTTTTTTGATTTTTTCTTATTCTTCTTATTCTTCTTAGATTTAGGTTCATCATCGTCTAAATCATCATCATCATCGTCTTTAGATTTCTTATTCTTTTTAGAATCTTTCTTACTCTTTTTAGATTTAGGTTCATCGTCATCGTCATCATCTAAATCATCGTCATCGTCTAAATCGTCATCATCATCATCGTCTTTAGATTTCTTAGATTTCTTATTCTTTTTAGATTTCTTAGATTTAGGTTCATCGTCATCATCATCGTCATCGTCATCATCATCGTCTAAATCATCATCATCATCATCGTCATCGTCATCGTCTAAATCATCGTCATCATCGTCATCGTCTTTAGATTTCTTATTCTTTTTACTCTTTTTAGATTTAGGTTCATCATCATCGTCATCATCATCGTCATCATCATCGTCATCGTCTAAATCATCGTCATCATCGTCATCGTCTTTAGATTTCTTATTCTTTTTAGAATCTTTCTTATTCTTCTTAGACTTAGGTTCATCATCATCGTCATCATCATCTAAATCATCATCATCGTCATCATCGTCTTTAGACTTCTTTATATCTTTTTTACTCTTTTTATCTTTAGATTTCTTATTCTTCTTAGACTTAGGTTCATCATCGTCATCATCGTCATCATCGTCATCGTCTTCAGATTTACCTTTATTACCAATAATTTTCTTAATTGCTTTTACATTAAATTCATCTTCATCAAACATTCCTTTATTATAAACATTAGCCAAAGTTTCGATAGCTTCCTGTTCAGTTTCAACACATTCAAAAACTTTATCAACATCATACAATAAATAACCTTTTTCTTCATCAGATAATTTATTTTGATCTTCTTTTTGAATATCATACATACCTGCACCAGATTGGGCAGTATCTTTAAGTACAAGCAAATCACGTCCATATTTAGGATGATTCAGATCATAACATTCACCAGTTTTCTTAGATTTATTTAAAGCTTTATAACCTTGAATTTTCTGAACAATAGAATTTGGAAACTGAACTACACGAATGGGAGTCCAGTAACTATCATCTTTTTCACGAAATTCTTTACCTTCAGGTATTTTACCTAGACGCTTTTTACTTTCAGGTTTATCTTCCTGAATATCACGAATAATAGCATTAGTTAAATAAACACTTGAAACCTTCAATCCGGCATCACAATAAGGACAATATGCATCAGGATTACCAGTCTTTAAACAAAGCTTACTAAAGTTTGTAGTAGATTTTTTATCTTTACGCATTGTGGGAAGCCAATGCTGTTGAATTTCCCACAGGCTACCAACGAGTCGAATTTTCGACCAATCAGTAGAAAATCTATGAAATTCAAAAAATTCAGTATATTGTTTACCACCACCCATTTTGGGTTTTGCATCACTCCAAGACATTCCACGACTTCCCATTGTATTCTCCTTTGTGTGTCGTATGACTTAATATAACCATACTAAACTTTTAAATTTAATGCAAGGCCTAATTCTTGTTCAATATCAAGGGGGTCAACTAGCTCAAAATGGATTGAAGTTAATTCTTTAAAGGGTCTAGGTAAACTTTGAAAAGCCATCTCTAATAATCGTAATTTATCATCTTGTTTCTTTTCAAAATGTAATGAACTTTCAATATTTTTCCATACATTATTTTTAATTGAAATTACAGATTTAGCTTCTTCAACATCATTATAAACAGTATCATCATAAGTTTCATCATTATCCAAATCGTTTTGTTCAGCTTGGGGTGTAATGGAATCTACTTCATCTAAAATTATAGTAGGTTCCATGTCTTTTTCGTCCACTTTTTCTTTAGTGGCCCCACTTTCATATACAATATTTGTTTCAGTTAATGCGTCTAATCTAACTAATTGTGTAGATTCTAAACCCCAAGTATCTTGTTTAATCAATACATTTTTATAATTACATGCATATGGACGAATTAATCTAAATAATGGGACTTTACTTCTTTGTGGATTATATACATTAATTACATTCATTAATACTTCATAGGAACTAGAAATAAAATCTTTTGGTGTATTTGCCCCTCTACGATTTTTTAACAAAAGTTTAATTATGAATCGTTCATAACTATTAAATAGTCCATCTAAAATACGTTTAACATTTGTATATGTATTCTTAACTTGTTTAATAAAAAATTTATCATTAATCAACCATCTCTTCTTAAATAGAGTATAAAAGACTTGTTCTTCTTTAGTTGGAATATAAGATTCATTTTTTAAGTTCTTTTTAATAGTAGAATATTTTAATACACCATCATATAGTAAATTCAGTAGTTGAATACAATGTATTCTGCTAAATATTTTACTTGGATAAATATATGAAATTCTATCTTCAGTAAACGTAACACTAAATTTAAGAAAATTTTCGGTAGCAAGTTTTCTATCATTACTTCTATGATAGCGTTGTATTAAAGAAGCAATATATGAATCAAAAAATGGAGTTCTACTTACATAAGAAAGAAAAATATTTAATTCTCTATCTAAATTAAGAATATTTATATAACACTTACATGGTAATCCACGCTGTACTGGTGTTAATTTCAGCAGGGTTTTCTTCATTTCTTTTTGACCTTTTTTATCTTAGAACTTTTGGTAAAACCCTTAATTCCAATACCACCGATTTTACTTAATTCAAGTTGTTTAGCTTTTTTCTTCTGAAGCTTGATAGATTTTTTATAATTTATAATAGATTGTTTTAAATACTTATCAAAATGAACCATATCTACTTTAAAGTCTTCTTTAAATAAAGAATGGATTTCAGAAACCATATAATAAAAATCTTCATTATTTACATTGTTTAATTTAGTTTTATCTTGCTCACATTCTAAAGTTTTAAATATCTGTGATACAAATACTTTCTGTAGTTGTGCTTCAGTAAAAGTATCAGGAACTTTATTATATTTATGAAATTGTTCATATCGTTCCAATGCAGAAATTTCTTCTGTTTCGGAAACTTCTTCTACAACTTCTTCTTCATCAAATAAACAATAATAAGCTGGGTTACCCTTTTTACTAAGGAGTGATTTACCGAATGTAGACATCAAATAAGAAGAATAGCGTTTAGATGCTTTTGGTACGCCATATTCTTGAATATCTTCAATATAATTAAATACATTCTTCCAAATTTTAAAATTTTTACTAGGTAATAAATTACTAAACATCTTAGTATACTGAGTTAAATTACAAGTTTGAGCTAAATCATTCCAAATCCGACCATATTGAGCAAGAATATTAATATTATGCATGCATAATAATAAAAATGGATAAGCTGTACCAACGGCATTAGAATAAAATTCAAAGTCATTTAAACATGTACATGCAGGACAAGTACATGTTAATAATGGATTTTGATTGGGACTAAGTAGAATTGCAGGATCTGTTTTACCAACTCTAATCTTTTTTAATTGATGTCCTTGCATTTGAAATAAAATCATGGATTTAGCACTTTGAACATGCGTACTACTATCACTAGTTATTGTATAATACTTTCCTATCCAAGCTAATACAGGAATCAAAAGTGTGTTAGCTATGCCAAAAATATGCGCTTTATCTACTTGTTTAACATTTTGAAGAGAAGTCATTACGTTTGTAATAAAATCATAAGGATTACCAAAATATGCAGAACCAATTCCCCAATTTGTTAAATCATCATCCTGAACTGCATCTAAGTAACGGAGGCGGGATTCAAAATCATATCCATGAGAAATATTATAAAGTTCAACTGAACCATCTAAATTATCTTTAATAATTTTTGTGTTCAATTTTTGAATTGCTGCATGACGTAATAATGTTTCCATATCTGTACACCACGGAGGGACGTCTAATGTCATTCCCTGACGTACATATAAATTATACCAATGAGCTAAATCAACTGGGTCAATAAAAGATTCGGTTCCTGTAGCTAATTTGAATCCGCCACTGTCACCAAATAAATAAGTATTAAATTTACTCTTATCATATCTATGATGGCGAGCACTTTTTTTATTAGTATAACAAAACATTAAACCTGAATGATTTACACCACTATTTCCTAATCCTAACATATCCAAATTTGTACAATAATCATAATCATGAAGTTGAGAACCATGATTATAGTCACGATATCCAGATTTAGTAATAAATATTTCTTTATCTTGTAATTTAACTAATAATCCATCTAAATATTGATGCTCTTCATAAGCACCGCTCCTTTTTTTAAATTTTACATAACAGTCAACACCACAGGCTGCTTGAACTTCTGCTCCTGCTGCAATCCAATTATACATTGTTTTTCCTCATACTCAAGGGTGATTAAATTTTTCTTTAAAGTTCTTTAGTTCTTGAATAAAGTAAGGTTGTACTTTCTTCATATATTTTTTTAATAGTGATTTATCTTTCATGCAATCTTTACATATATCAGCGTGAGGACAGTCATGATAATATATATTATATTTACCTTTAGGAGTACATGGTAAATTTTTTGGAATAATTAAATTACTATCTTTCTTTTTGAATGCTTGAATACTACGTCTAATCATATTTACATTATATGTGTAATAATCATCATCTGGAACATCTATTTTAAAATCTCTACTACGAATATCTGGTCTATCGCGTGATATGTATTTAATTAATATACCTTTAACATCTAAATTAATCAACTTATATTTTGAAGGAAACATATCTCTTCCTGCACTTGCATACATTGTAGCTTGTGCTCTATGATGTGGGATTGGTTCCAATAAATGTAATGCTCTGCCGGATGAAATAGTTTTATATTCTAATACATAGGCTGGAAATGTATAAGCTCTATCTTTACTACGAAGTAATTTATTTATTAATTCAATATGTTTTTCTTCAATTTTTTCTATACCTAAAACCTTAGGAACATCAAAAAGTAAAATTCCATCACTATGACCTGAAGCAGGTACTCCAGTAAGTAAATATTGAAATTCTTGATATTGCATAGCTGCGCCACATTCAGGACAATATTGTGGCCCAACTAAAGCATGACGAAATGTTTTACACTTATTTGTACAATGTACACAATCCGATTCTAAAGAATGTTTACAGCAATGAGTACATCTCCAATTGCCAAGAATTACACCAGGTGCAACTCGTGGTAGCCATTTTTGGAGATTAGAGTGAGTGACTGTTCCAATACCTGTATAAAAATCACTACGAAAAGACCAAGTACCAACATTTTTTAAATATTCCATCCATTCAAATACTGTTCTAATAGAACAGAATGGCGCACTACTCATTCTAAATTGAGGAACTCTACTTGTTTCTTCAAATTCTTGTCGTAATGCAGTATCATAAATATCATCAAACCTAAATTCATTATCATCAGGCCGTCTTCGTTTAATTCGCATGTTTCGTCCTTATACTGTACATTCTGGGCCACCTAACCGTTTAACCATTTTACCAATACATCTTACATATTTTATAGGCATATTATCAGGATCATATTTTTCAGTACCATCTTCTGGTTTTGGTAATAGCAACAAATATACATTGTATCCTAAATTTTCTAATTTAGATGCTAAACCTTCAATCTCTTTTCCAGATTCAGTAACATAACCAAAAACAGCATTCCTACCTGGATCATCACTATCAAGACATAATATAATATTTTTTACAGCTAAATCTTCTAATTGCTGCTCCATAAAAGGAGTTAATACTACACCTAATAGTGCCAATGCAGGAATATTATATTTTAATAAACGTAATGCATCTGCCATACCTTCAACCAAAACTACACAATCTGTTAACACTTCTTGGATGATATAATCAATAGGAAATAAAACTTTATTCAGCTTTGCATTAAACCAATACTTTGGCGCAGCTACATCATCTGATAATCTAACTTTACAATATCCATATTGTTCATTCAAATATGTAATTGGTAAATATAAAAAATGTGCTCTATACATAAAATCATATAATAATTTTGCACCAAATCTTTTCAAAAATTTTGTACCAAATCTTTTCCATTTATATTCATCAGTCCATTTACTTAATTTTAATTTATCTTCTTTTAATTCATCTTTAATTTGAGCTTTAGTCGTTATTACATAATTAGATTGTTCACTTTCTTCCTTACCCCAAAGACGTAATCCAAGACGTTTAGCTAATTTATTCCAACTTCCTGATTCGTGACAACCAAGACAATGCCAGCCACCAGCAACAAAATTACCACCAAGAGATACACTCAAAGATGGATGTGTTTCTTTATGGAAGGGACAAGGTATCATAATATTATTACTAGTTTTATGGATTTCTAATCCTATTTTACCTAACTCTGCTTCAATAAATGAAGGTGGTACAGAGTAAGTTTTGTATTTCATACTCCCCCTCTATAAATTGTAATTAACTATTATGTGCTAGTCAACTTATTTTTAAGATATGCACTAATTTTATCAAAAATAGGACAAAAGATAAGGTACAAAATTTCAATAATAAAAGCTAACACATATAAAACAAGATTATATACGGGGATAATTAATAGAAAAAATGAAATAAGCACTCTAACTTTAGTTACATCTATACTATATATCTCATTCGTTAATTTCAAATCATAAGGTTTTTTATGAATGCGTTGATAACGATAGCTTAACCAAAAAAGTATACAAGTTAAAATACAAGGAAAACTAAGAATTGGGATTAAATATTCTAATTCTAGGATTTCCATTTTATTCTCTGAAACATAGCTTTAATAGTATAAAATACTGCGAATATATAATAACAAAATGTTTCAAATATATTCTTTTTCATATTTAATCCCTTTGTGTGATTTGAGTCTGCATATATGAACTGATACCACATAAAATACTTTGTTCTGGAGAAAGTAAACCCATTCTATTTTTATTAATAGCTTCAAGATTAGAACTACAAATATTAACACATCTAGCAAAAATTTGATTTGCAGTTAATCCTTTCTTTTCTAACTTTTGATAAACTTGTTCAATTGCATTATCAAATCTCATAAAATTAATACCATAAAATCTTTTACGATTTAATTCTTTTAACTGGTCATCCTTCTTATATGAAAGATACATAGAAGCATAATGTGCATGGCGCGAAACTACAGATAAAAATTCGCTCAACCTTGATTGGTCGAGCTGGTTGATTATATCAAGTGGAAGTGAAAATTTATTTAACATCATATGAGTAATAAACCTAATTGATGGTGTTGTAAGTTCACCCAAATTTGCAAGTACAGAAGCAAATTGTTTATTCATTTCATCTTCAGAAATCTTTGGGTCAGCAGATACAATAGCTGCAACTGATTCTAGTACAGAATAACTATCACGCATTTGACCATTAGTATTTTGTGCAATTGTTTTAATATAAGGTTTGATTACTTTACAAATCTTTGGATATTCAGATTTTGCTACTTTCCATAACTTCTTAGATGTATCTATAATTGTAGGATATTCCATGTAAAGCTTAACACAACGAGTAAGAGTAGCTTTAGGTAATTTATCTGGGTCAGTAGTACATAGTGCCCAAAGTACATGTGACGGTGGTTCTTCAAGAGGTTTAAGCAAATTATTCTTTGCACTAGCTGAAAGTGCATGACAATTGCTACTCAATATATATTTATTATCTCCAATTTTCACAAAGAAATTATGATTGTTTTTTACAGATATATCATATAAGTCTTGTGTAGCATTACGTTTTACAATTTTCTTCACTTTTATGTGGTAAGTACATCTATTTTCTACATGTATTTCTTTAGCTATTATTTGCTTTTGTATATTTAAAAATAATAATTCTTCATCTTCTTGTATATCTTCTGCTTTTATATATTGCTTGCGAGTTACTGACCACCATTTATGATTAGCAGAACAGGGTTGAACTGTTCCATCTTCTAATTCCAACTCAATTACTTCTCTATTTTCCCTTTTAATGCTATCTTCTACCTCATTAGATTCAGTTATGTTTGTTTCAGTGTTGAAAGTAAGTACATTATATGTTTTATCCTTATTTTGATAAATTTCTAATAAAGATATAGTTGAACCATCTTCTAATAATACTTGAGTATCACCTGGAAGACATTCATCTAGTATGAAACATTTAATATTGAATCTAGGAGAAAGTTTCATGTTATCTAACAAATTACGAATACTCTGAACATTACCTTCTTCACCACCTGCATTTAATTCAAAAATGTCAGGGTGTTTATTTTGCATTGCAAGTTTACAACTTGTACATTCTAAGCAAGGTTCAATATTTCCTTGTTTAATGGACTTACCAATATTTTGACAATTTACTGCCATAGCAAGAAGACGAGCTAAAGTTGTTTTACCTGCACCTGGGTCGCCAGACATTAACCAAGTCCTTGGAAGTTGTCCGTTACCAAGAAAACCATGAATAGTTTTAATGTTAGCAGTATTACCAATAATATCTGAAAATTGTTTAGGTCTGTTACGAACTGCTAATGAATCCACCAAAGAAATTGCGCCCATTTTGTCCCCTCTGGATTAATTAATCAGCTTTTACATTATTTTCAGAATCTAAATATAAAGATATATCTTTATTTTTATACAAATTATAATAAAATCTCATGCGTCTAAAATTATCTAATACATCTGGTTCGAGAGATTTCATCATTTTTGTAACGGTTTTTTTATCATTTTTAATAAGTTTTTGCATAATAGGTTGAAGTTGCATTAACATTTCATTTAACTTAATAAATAATTTCTTATTATCTATACAAATAAGACGATTATCTTTTATATAAGAATTAAAATATTTAAAATCATCAGAAAATCCATTACATAATGCTACCATGAATGATTCGTGAACTACAGTTGGAAATGTATTAAGAATTAAATTTATTGTATCAGCTAAATCTGCATCAATACCATGCTGTACAGTTTTAGCTCGTCTAAAAATACATAAATTATGTCTACTCGGAATTGCATCCCAAGTTTCATTAAGTGTAGCTAACATATCTTCAACTCTAAGTTTTTCAAAATAAATAATACCATTTGGCTTAATCATACTATCTACAAATACTACATTTTCAGTTAAAGCCATATGATCTAATACAGTAGCAGTTTCTAATAGAATAGGAGTTTTATTTATAATGTTACGTTCATATGCTGAAACTAAAGAAGTTAAACTAGAGAAAATAATATGATTATCACAATGCTGTAACTTCTTTGAATATACATCAAATTTTATATTATTTTCTTTTAATATCTTTTTAATTTGAAGAATACTAGTATTCAATACTCCAACAATTGAATTTTTCACATTATCCTCTTGGAATTATATAAGTTGCACTTGTCTTATCTGTTTCACTAATAGTAATACTATGAATTTTAAATGTATTAGTTTCTATTTCTTTAATTCTTGAATAAATCCAAGGAGCCATTAATTCACAAGTAGTTTGATTTGCATGAACAATGCAAAACTTATTATTTATTCCTTCCATTAAACTTAGTAACTGCGTATCAGATTCAGCAATTAGTACAGCATGATCTAAATTGCTATCAACAAACTTTTTAATAAAACTAAAATCACGAAAATCAAGAACCATTCCTTTATCATCTAATTTAGAACCTATTAAGGTGGTAGTAATTTTATAAGAATGTCCATGGATTGAGGAACAAGGATGATTAAGATGCATTAAATGTAAACGATGCGCCGCTTCAAAAGTAAAAGTCTTACTTATCTGGTACATATTCTTCTCCTTTGGTTTTTGTTTCTTATATAAAATAAAACTTAAATAAATAACTTCAATTAATATTAATAGCATTACTGTACCTATAAATATCTCCATTATTTCATTTCTTCTAATTCACGTTTATATAAAATAGAACATAAATCTTTACGTCTTCCAATTATTTCAGAAGACATTCTATATAAAATACTACTTCGTACTTTATCATCAACTAAATTTGATTGCAAGGGTTTTGCTCGGCGAATAACTCTACATTGTGGTTTAAATTGAACTAATCCATTTTCAACTTCAATAACACCATATGGACTATCAATATTATCTAAATAAATTTTCATTTTATGAGAGAAAAGTGGACTACCTGCAAAGTAAAAATAATTTGGAACCCAAAGTGATTTACCTTTAGCGTAAACATTATGCTTTTTTATTTTATCTTCTATTCCATATCTTCTATATCCCTTCTTAAACTCATTTTTAAAATCTGCCATTGAATTTTTTACTTCAATTTCGACTACTTTATTATTTGGAGTAATTGCTAACACATCACTATTATATACACCCACTTCAGAAGCAACATAAAAACAACGGCGAGTAAATCTAAAGTAGCTTAAAACTTTGGTAGTAATTAATCTAGTCTGTAGCTTGGAAGATATTTTTTCTTCCAAGCTACAGACTTTTTTACTTTTACGAATAATAGCCATTAATCTATATTAATTAATTTATGCATTTGTACATTTAATCTTAAATCCAATCCATTAGAATTTTCAATTACAAATTTAGAATATTTAGAATATTCCCTCTGTATTGTACAGATAGAAGTTGAATCCAATAAATATTCAGTACCTTTTATAATTGGCGAAATAAACATAGGATTAGGTATATTAATTTCATATAAACCCAGTAAATGTAATATCTTAATCAAAGATTGCTCTGTTGAATTATCTACAAGAAATTTTATATAAACATTGGAAGATAATTTTCCTTCATAAATTCGTGTAATATATTCAACTATATTATCCGTAAATCCATCATTATTATATAACTTAGCAATTGGCAACTTTATATCAACATTGATTGTATCAAAATCTATAGAATTGCGTAACCAATCTGCAGATTCCCAAAAAATACCAGTAGAATCTACAATAAAAGAATCTAATTGAAAATTAACTCCGGGATGTTCTAAATTAAATTTAATATTATTTTTACTAAAAACTTTAGGGTTAGCTTTGGAAATTTCCGTTATGACTTCCTTTATTTCTTTTATATGAAGTAATGGATTACCACCCGTAAATGAAATACGATTGATTCCTCCATTAATTGCATTTTGAATTTTAGACATTAATTGATCTTTATTATAATTGAGTCCTGAAAATTCATCCCACGAATCTTTTGTATCACAAAAAGGACATTTAAAATCACAACCTTGAGTTCTAATAAATAATGTAGGAACACCACTACAAATACCTTCACCTTCTAATGAAGTAAAAATACTATTTATTCTCATGTAATTTCTCCTGAATCAATTCAAGAATTTCAGAATCATTAGCCAAATCATTAAGATTTGTAATATAAAAGAATTTATTTGAAGCTGTAATATACTTTAAAGGCATGTAAACATACGCCACATCATCTGTATCAATAAATCGTTCTGAACCATTAACTTTAAATAATATACTATTTTTCACAGTATCATAAACAATCCCAATTCCATCTTCATTTGGTACAGGTAAGCAGTTAGTTGAAAAGTCATTAACTGTAAAAGTTTTACCACATCCCGGACATTTATATTGTTTTAATCCATTTACCATTTCACCAGTTTCATAATCTTTCCATGTACCTGTTAATTGTTCTTTACAACCAAAGGTAGGACACATAACAAAACTCTTTTGTTTATCTAATTCATCTTTATTATAATTAATAGTAACTGTATTTTCAGGGGTTGAAACTTTGGGTTTCATTTGCATGTTATTCTCCTTGTGCTGGGTCAAATAAATTAATCATTAAATTTCCAATCTTTTTAGATAATCCAAAATTAGAAGGATCAAATTTTCCAAATAAAAGTTTATATGCACGAAGCATATAACCAATAGGTATTTGTTTTAAATATAAACCATCAAAATTAAAATTACTTAATAAGTAACGCATAAAATTAATTCTACTAAAATTATTCCCAACCAAATTATCAAATTCATCATATCTAGCAGTTAAAAGTTTATCATCAAATTCTGTTGACGACAACATCTTTTTCCAGGAAGCTAATACTTGCATACGTTTTTCGTATACAGTTACATCAGAACAGTCACAGTTACATACATCTTGAAAATAATATTCATCAGAATTTTTAATTTGAATCTTCTGTTTTTCACGTTTTTTAACTATAGCACCACATTTAGGACAACATTCAATAATTGCTTCATTATTAAGTAATTTGTAGATATGTTTTGTTTGAAATTTTTCTAATGTGTAATCCATTTTGAGATTCTCAATACCATATTTAAAAAGAATTAAATATATACGCATTAGTTGCACTGAAATATTCACATAATAATTTAATTTATCAGAAGTTAAAGAAGTACAAACCTCTTTAACTCTGGCTGGAATATCATCATTTGGAAAAAATGCACGTCCGTGTAATAATAAACAATGGAATGCCATTTTCTCTGAATTGAAATGACATTCCGTATTAGTGCAAAACTTGGTTATCTTTGCATGTGATTGAATCGAACGTGGGCAAGTTAATTGAGTTCCCTCAATTTGATTTGGAATTATTTCAATTTGATTTGCAAGTTCTGCCCATGCATTTTTTGATAATGTATTATTTCGTATATTTTTTAATAAAATACAATAATCTTCATTACACTTAGTTGTATCTAAGTGTTTATTACAAAAAGCGACCATTGGACAAGCTGGGTTTTCTTCAATTGAAGAAAACCCAGCTTTCTTTAATAATTCATCTGCAGTTGCAAGTAATTCAGCCTCGTTCATATATCACCCTTTATCTCATTTTCTTTCGATGAATACAACCTGAAGTGGCATATTTGTGGAATATTGCGTGATTGATTTGTCATTCACGTTATATATTTAATGTAATTATACCAAAAACATTTGTCAAGCTAATTGCCAAAACTATTTTTTCTTCCACGGGCATGAGCTTTTTTTCTTTTTCCAAAATACCATTCATTTTTGTATTTATACCAATTATAGTTCTTTTTACTGTGTTTAATCATAATAGTTTTAGCTTGTTTTAAGGTTATTTTCTCCTTTTGAATTAGATAATAAATACCCATTGAGATTGCATCTAAAATATGTTCTGGAGCACTATCATTCTCTATTCTAAGATTTTTCTTATTTAAGAAATTCTTCCATGAAGAAGCTAAAATAGGTATGGTAATGCAATCATTATTAGCTTTAATAACTGCTAACATCATACCTATTTTCATACAAGTAATCTCAATTAAATTGCCAAAATACCGTGATCCTCGCGGTACAAAACGCTCAAAAACTAATCGTAATTTTGCACCCTTACTTAATTCTTTAATTTCTTGTAGAAAACCATCAATTTCTGAATTTGCTGCATCTACAGATTTAAGGTCAGTCATAGTATGTCTAAGCATACCAGTTTTAATTAATACACCATGAGGTGTCATAAATGAATATGCAAAATTAAGTTTACCTGGGTCTACTGAAAGAATGATAGTTTTCATCTGGTTTTTCCTCGTTTGACTAAGCAATTTCAATATGTTATTATACAAAAATAATGTTTCACTCGGAGGTTTTAATGGGTAGAGATACAATTTCCCTAAAACGATTTAGTTGTGAAAAACCTTGTAAATCAGCCAGTAAATGTGGGCGACTTCCAATTGAATTACACCGTGATAGAAAAGGTAAAGTTGATATTTTATTTTTAACTGAATTTCCCGGTAAAAATGAAGTTATGGATAAACAATTTCTTACAAGCAATAGTAGACATGGAGCACCTTTTCGTAGAATTATTCAATTGATAGAAGATAAATATGGCAACGATTGGAGTTACGGGATTTGTGGATTATTTAAAGCTCAAGTTACACGCGATAGTTTAAATGGTAAAGATTTAAATCATTGTACTCAACAAGTATTAGAAAAAGAAATTAAATATTGTAATCCGCGTGTTATTATTACTTTAGGTGAATTTGCATTCAAGTATATTTTTAAGCGTGAACCTAAGTTCGGCATGTATGTTGAAAATAATAGATTTTATAGAGATGTAGAAATTTGCGGTGAAAGTAGAGATATACTTTGTCTTCAGCATCCTACATGGGGAATACACCAAAAGGATGCTAATGCTATTGGTTATTTATATGAAGGTATTCGTAGAGCAATTGATTATGTGATGAATGGGATTCATTATAACATTCCAGACAAATTCAAAAGTGAAGTTTTGACTAACTATGATGATGTTAAAGATGTGTTAAAGCGTATGCGTAAAACTCCTGAAATTATAGCTGTTGATACTGAAGATGATAATCTGAATAAAGCTTACGAAAATAATATGTTGAGCTTACAGTTAAGCTGTGATGGTAAAACAGGTTTCGTAATTCCGGTTGACCATTATGAATCACCATTTAAAGGTGATGAACGATTAAAGAAATTGATATATAACTTCTTCACAAAGACAGAAACTAAAACTAAGGGTTATGTATTTGTTAATGCCAAGTTCGACTATCATCAGTTTTATCGTGAAGAAAAAGTATTAGAGTTCAATGCTCCCATTCTTGACTGTAGTTTTGGTGAATTTTCTCTTGATGAAAACTGGACTCGTATTAATGGTTATCCAAAAGAAAAAGGACATTTTTCATTATTTACAATGTCATATAAACGTGGGTTTAATTATTATGCAGATAGTGATAGTAAAGAAATGCGAGCATATTTATCACATCTACCTTTAAGTAAGTGGGCGAAGTATGGTGGTGCAGACGTAGTTGCACCTTGGCAAATATTTAAAACTCAATTACTTCAAGCTAAACGAACTGATTATCTACGAGATTTTAAAAAATTAAATTACATCTTTTTTCAGCACTTAGTTAGATCATGTATGTATTGTGAACATTGTGGGATTTCTATTAACTACAATCAATTATTTTATTTATATAGTCATGCAGGAATCTTTACCTCAGCTATTAATGAAGTTATGGATGAATTTTATAAATGTGATTCTGTTAAACGTGTCAATGACAAGCTGGCTAAAGAATCAACAGGTACATCTGCTACAGGTTTATTTGGAACATCTAAAATATTTAATCCAAGCAAGTCTACACATCGAGAAATATTATACTTTGATGAATTAAAACTTGAACCCGTTGAAGATGATGACGATGATGATAGAAACTCAGGTACTACAGGTAAAGAATTTCAAAAGCAATATAAGGGTGCATATAAGGAAGTTGAATTATTAGAGCAATTCAATACACTTTCAAAGATGAAAACAGGATTCGTTAATCCTGTATTTAATTGGATGAATTTAAAATCTAAAGATAAACATATTGACTTTTACAAAGATAAAAGAGCGCGTAGTAATTTTAGTTATTTAACAGTTACAGGTAGACTACGTTCATTTAAACCAAATAGTCAGCAGCGTCCTTCGCGTGGTAAATATACTAAAGATATTCTTTCAATGTATTGTCCTCCAAAGGGACGTTGCTTAGTAAAGCTTGACTATGTTACATTTGAAGTTAAAGGTTTAGGATTTATTTCTGGCGATAAAGCCATGATTAAATCATTTAGAGAAATGCATGAATTAAAGAAACAATATAGAGCTAATCCTACTTGTTTTTATGAGGAAGGGTATAAAATTGAAAAAGCTTCATTAGATAAAACTAAAAAAGACTTACAAACTAGAAAAAAGCAATTAAAAGTTTTAAAGAAAGCCTCCCGTGAAGATTATAATAAATCTAAAATAACATTTAAAGAAGATTTAGCAAAGTATAAAAAAGATAAAGCAGAGTTTGAACATATATGTGAAACACGACCTCAGGAAATTAGTCACAGATACTTAGTATTTCAAACTGACTTCCATAGACGTAGTGCTGCATTATTTAATAGTTTAGCAATTGAACTTGTTACAAAAGCTATGCGTCAGAATGCAAAGGGTCTGGTTTTTGGCTCAATTTACGGACGTAGTGTTGAATCAATTGCTAAAGAACTTAAAATTGAACTTTCAGAAGCTCAAAAATATTTTGATTTATTTATGAGTAACATGCCACAAGCAGGTGGGTGGTTAAAAGAAAAGCGTGAACAAGGACAAGCTAATCTTTATGTTGAATCCCCATTAGGTAGACGTAGACGTTTATGGGGTTATATTTATGATAATAAATCTGTTAGAAACAAGATGGATAGATTAGCAATGAATACTATTATTCAAGGTATTTGTTCAGATTGTAACTTAATTGCTACAAGTTTATTATTATCTGTAATAGTTGAACATGGTAAATCAAAATATCAAGTTTCAGATTTATTAGCATGGTTTTTAACCAACTTAGTTCATGACTCTTGTGAAATGGAAACTCCTGTATATGATGTATATTATGTTTTATTAACTTTTGAAGCTCTTTATACTAATCTTCTTGAATACTATATTGAAAAGGCATTTGGATTTAAAATTAAAGTTCCGTTGGAAGTTGACTTTACTGTTGGATCTTCATATGCAAAGACAGAAGATTGGGACGGTAGTGAACAACATGCTAAAGAATTACAAAAATGGATTCTTGAAGAATGTGGTAAACGAGATGGTGTAGATTATATGAAAAATTATGATAAATGTATTAATAATCCCATGTTTAAAAATTATAAAGGTGTTGCTAAGAAAGTTGTGGACGACTGGATTAAAAAATCAGAAAAAATCGCAGCATAAAGGAAGCCAAAACAAATGACCAGACGGGTTAAATGTAATTGTTGCAATAGTGAATTTGATTTTGATATTCCAGTATTAAATACTGAGAAAATAAAATTTAATAATGATTTTGAAAATAGTGCAGGTTTACCTAATTTTGATTTACGTTGTACTGAATGTCCTAAATGTAATTGTAGTGGTGGATTAGTAGCATGTTATGCTCCAAATAGTATTGGAGCAGAAAAATCTTTTTATATTAATCCAAAAAATAACATGTATAAATACTTATATTTACAGCATCAGTATCCAATTAAACTTGGAGGGAAAGAATTTAAAAGTATAATGCAATATATTCAATATTGCTGTATATTAAATACATCAGATAAAAATAAATTTCTTAAATGTGAAGAAATACGAGAAAGAGAAAGATTATATAAAACTCTTACATTAATAAGTGATAAACAAATTAAAGAACAAAAATTAAAGAGTTTAGAGAAAATTGTTAAAGCTAAATTTAAACAATGTAAACAATTCAGAGAGCAATTATTTCAATTATCTGGATATATAATATATTACAAAAGTTCAGATTCATTGCTGGGTGTTAAAGCTCAAGGTTTTAGAAAATATGGTGAGAATGCGTATGGATTATTATTAATGAAGCTTTGTAAAGAAATGGAGAAGGAATGATATATTTATTTTATAATAATTTTTATGAAATAGTAAATAATCTTCATATACAAGATGTATCATTTCAGATACGACATATATTTCAAGTAATACGGGACATTGAAAGAGGAATAATAAACAGTGAATCTTTATTATGGAAACATTATAAAAAATCATTAGTAAAATTATTAGCATTATATCTTTATAAATATGATAAAAAACATACTAAATTTCCTAGTATATATGAACATATTGAGATGGAAGAATATTCTGATTCTATACCTAATTTTATGACAAATACACATCACAATAAAATTATGTATACATCTACTAGAGTATTGTTACTACGAAATAATTATGAATATTATAGTAAGTTATTTCCCAAACTAGCGAATCAAGATATTAATTTATATCCATATGGTTTATTTCTTCCAGTATATACTAAGGATTACGAAAAAACAATTTTAAAATGGATTAAATTCTATAAAAATAAATACCCACATGTTTATGAACTAAGTAATTTAGTACAGAAGAGAAGAAAATGAAATTAAGATTAGTTATGACTTTGATTGATGACTCGAATAATGAGGAAGAGCTAATAGTAAAATATGTTCCAATAAGTGTACCTAATGATTTTACAATTGACCAAGTAAGCAGTCATATGAAACAAGAATTACTTGAGGCTCTTAATCTTGGTATGCGAGATGATAGATATATAGATTTAGCTGAGGAGTCTATGAATGATGTAAAAACAAAGAAACAAGATTACTATAAAAAATTAGGTATGCGTCCATTTTATTGGTAATGATACATATCTTAAAAGAAGATTTTAAAACTAATGAATGTGAGATCACTTGTTTATTTAAAGAAGTAACGTCTAAAGATGTTATAGAATTTACAATAAATATTCAAAAGACGGCTTTTGAATATTTATTTATTGTTTCTAAACCACTAAAATTTTCCGAAGATGATAAAGAAGTATTAGAATATTTAATTAATAAATATATACATAAATTACAAAATAAAGAATTAGTAATTCATTAAGGAGGAAAAACAATGAAGGAAATTCAATTCAATAGTTTTGGTGTATTAGCTAAAAAACTTGAGCTTGGAAATGTTTGGGATTCTATAGCAGATACAATTGAGAATGATAATAAAGATAGTAAGGAATATAAGGAAGCTAAAGAAATATTTAAATCATTAACTGACACTTTATCCGATTTAGTTGAAAATGATAATCCAGTTATTCTCTCAAATGATGATTATAATTATATGATAGATAATATATCTGAATTGCTTCAAATATCTCCTCCAATAATTATGGGTAAACCAGAACATTATCCATGTAAAATGAAATATTTTCTAGTTCAAGTTAAAGAATTGAATTTATTATTTTTAACATTTAGTTATTTATTTGTATCTGAATCATGTTATATTGATATAGATATTGATAAAATGCTTGGTTCTGGAAAAGTTGAATGGTCACATTTTGATGTGATTACTGAAAATTTTATTCATGAAAAAGTTAATGAAGTTATGTCTAAATATTCAAAGGAATTTAAAAATGAATCTAGCACTTAAATTTCTAGCACTTAAATTAAAATATGATGAAGCTTTAAAGGATCAACAAAAATTAATTGATTCATTACGATTACAAAATGAAAAAGAAGTATCAGGATTTGAAAAACTTAATTCTTTAATTTCTACATATGAAACTCAGTTTGGGCCCATGTGTCCACCTACAGATTTTCTAATTGAAGCTACAGAAGACAATCCGTGTGGTTGTCCAAAACAAAATATTTCATGTTCTGAATGTAGACGGATGTGGGTTGAACAATGTATTCCAAATAAATAAGTAATGGCTGAAAACTGGCTTAACTGGCTGGTTTTCAGCCATTTTTTAACCTTGATTATTCATTCAAAATGTGGTATAATATATCATAGTAAATGTAAAAAAGACTACAGGAGTAGTTATGAGAAATAGAATGATAATTCAAGTGGAGTTAATGTCCGAGAATAATTTGTATAACTTTAATACCAAGGGAGATGATTATGATTTAGATTGGAACCTAAAAAGGTGGCTAAACCAAATTGGTTCTGAAAATGCCAAATGGAAAAAATGGAATAAAATTCCTGAAACATTTAGTCAAAACATTACTATAATAAAGGTTGTTTATGAAAAAACATTATTAGGAGTTACACAGATTTCCATTAATGATGATCCAAAGTCAATTAGTTTACTTAAAAATTACATTAAAAATCTTATTATTATCACTACTGCTCGCCTGCAAGTTTTGTTGAAAATTGAATTTGATCTTCCAATGGAAATAAGAATGGCAGTGCAAGCTATAATAAATAAGGCAGAATATAGGAGAAAACGCCAGCCATACTATGTCCGATTTACTAGTTGACATTCTAACAAAGTTATGGTATAATATATCAAGTTGAACATTTAATCATATTCGAGGAATACAATGGATGTTGTATACTTTGGTCTTAACGGTTTTGAAAACGGTTTTGTTCCCTTGAACGAAATGGAAAATGCCCAGCAAGCATTGAACACAATTTTGGAAAAAACCACTAACCACTTTACCAACGCAACTTTGCGCATTCGTTTTGATACCAAACTTTCCGGTTTCTTGAAGGAGCAGGTCTTCAAACAGGAAAAAGGAAAGTTTGACAAATTGGATGTTAAAAACTTTCTGTTTCCTTACTTCCACCGGAGAAAAGAATTTCGGGAGGAAGAACGTATAAAGAAATGGGAAGCTGACAGCGACTTTCACGAGATTGAGGAAAAAATCAAATACATGAGCCATGAAAACAAAATGAAGCTCTCTTTGATTTTGCTTCAATCACTTGAGCAGGACAAACAGTAAACATAATGGGGTAAGATGAAAAAACTCATCTTACCCCATTATTACATTTACATTTTGGAGAAAAAATATGCCAAGTTCAAATTATCACCAAACAAAAAGTTCTATTTTCTATCAAACAGCACAACGTAAATTTGAGAAAATTTCTGATAAACCTATTTCAGAAAAAGATGGTTATTTATTCTTATGTGAATATGCTTCATCCCAAATTTTGAAAAACAACATTAAAAATATTTTTATTGGTACATCTTATAATTTGCTTGAACAAATGAAAAATTCTATAAAAGATATATTTCAAGATATACCAAACAAAAAATCTACAGACATAATTAACTATGTAAATGATTGCTGTTTATTTCAATTTATTAATGAATATGAAGAAGATCATATTACAAATTGCGCTAGTTCTTTAGTTTTAAATTTTGATCCTAAAATATTTTATCTGTTAGATAAACATTCTCCTTTTGATAAAATATTTTTTACATTGTTTTCTCAAGCAATTGTAATACGTTTAGATGAAATAATATATCATTGTATGATTAGAAATTGTCTTACTAAAAAACATTTGGCATTTACTTTTAACTTTTCAATAGGACATGAAATGAGCCACATAAAAAGTGGTACTTATAATTCTCAATATGAATATATTGCAAAACATTGGAATAATGCGTTACGGCTATATGATGATTGTGATATATTGGAACAACAGGCAGATAAAGAAGGGTTGATTTTTGCCATCAAAAATCAACTGATCTGAGCCGTAACTTGGCTAAAATAGCCAGTTTTCAGCCATTGACTAATTTTTCAAATTATGGTATAATATACCATACGGCACAGCTTGAACATTCATCACATAAAAGGGAGTGAAAAACTTAGGAGAGGTAAGCATGAAAATAATAACAGACATACTTGTATTCATTACGATATTGGTAGTTGGTACGCCTCTTAAAATTTTCGTAAAGTTAGTTGAACTTGCCAGAAGGGAAGATTACAATTCTTGGGTTATGTTTTTCTTCAAACTTTTTCTGGTAAGATTCATTCTTGAATTTGTAACATGCATTATAAAGGATAGAGAGTTGGACTTTGAATTTTGGTCATGCCTAACAATTTTGGGTATTGCATATGTCACTTACCAGGTTCAACGCAAACTAGATGCTATTGCAATTGTCTTCAATAAGAAGACGTATTATCCTTTTCAGGTATATGACAGGTTTGGTGAACAAACTTTGTTCGGTGTATTTTTCGTCCCAATAGTTGTGGTGTTGTATACTTACAACTTGGTTATGTTTATGACTGACAATCCTATTAACTTTTTAGGATAGCAAGGAGAACGATTATGACTACCTCTAAAAAATTTCTGTTCACGTTGTTTGGAACTTTTATTTCTTGTGTTTGTACTTACGTAGATGTGCAGCCATTCATGCATTTGAAACTTGGTGATATGATGTTTTCTGATTTTGTTGGACTCTTGCCAGACTTTATAGCAACAACAATCATAGGTACTTGTACAGTACACCAATTTATCAAATTAGGTGATTAATTGTGTATTGACAAAATTAACCAGATATGGTATAATGAACCATAATTAAAAAGGAGTAAATCCTATGGCAACTAGCGATACGTCAGTTGTGTTCAATCGTGAAATACTGAGTGATTCAGTCAAGCAGGCCTTTCCGAAGGAATGGATTTTTGAAACTGATGAAGATATTGACTTTTTTGATAATGAAGCAGATGCGTGTGAAGCGCAACGCAAGTACAGAAGACGTAAAGGCTTTGATGAAATCACTGGCCTTCCTATTTAAGAGAGAAACAAATCATGTTGAAAAATTTTGATGATTTTATTGGTATCAATAAGCCTTTCTTTGATTCAACTCAAACAGTTTTTCAGGGTTTGAGAGTATGGAATATAGATGTATATTTTCGGAAAAATGGACAACCTTGGATTGAAATTGGCAGCAAAGTTCAGTTATCAGATTTTTTGAAGCAGACTTACACAGAAGATTTTCGCAAACTTGGGTTTACTCCTCGCAAGGGCTTTATTGTTGAAAAGATTGTAAACATGCAAGCCATGTGTGGGGATATGGGTGGTGATAATGTTTTTGTGTACTTGATACAGGACGGAAAACATTTTTGTTGCAACCTTCAACATTTGATAGTTTAAAGGAAATACCATGAAGACTCTTTTCTTTGCTTTGGTTATGATTTGTGTTTCTGCCAACGCTTTTGCCTTTGGTGAAGATATGACAGAAAAGGAATGGGCAAAGTATGAAAAACAATGCCCGTGGCTTGATGCTGTTGTTACTGACAGCACCGAGTCGAGAGCTTCTTCCGTTCCAGTTGACTGCATTAACTGGAACTCCAAACGTCAAATGTGGGAAGCATGGTACATGGATGAACATGACCGAAAAGTCACAGTATTTTTCGGTCAAGACAAAAAAGTTTTTTCCGCTAAGGGAAAGCTTTCAGTCAAAAATAACAGGGTGACTGCAACACCCTATGATGAATACAAAGTGCAGCAGGACGCAGAGGATAAAGTCAAACAAATGTTTGACTCACCCATTTTGAAATAAGTCATACATGAAGCTCAAGGGTAGGTGTAAAATTACACCTACCCTATTGCCATATTCAGGAGAAAAAATGACAGTATTATCAGACTTCACAAAAAACTTTAACGATGCAATGGATAAAATAAATAAATATTTAACAGAAGATTCTGAACTTAAAATATTTGCTAATTGGTTTATTAATCAAGAAAATAATGCTGATAGTTTTTATTGGCTTCCAGAATATTGGAGCTCTGCTACTGCAAATGCAATATCCTTTGTTAGCTTTTTAAATTATATTCATTATTGCCTAGTAGATGATGGTGATATGTGTTTCGTTGATGTTAATGGTGACATTAGAATGTTGTTTATTCATAAACAAGATGTTTCTCCAGAAACAGTATTAACTTCAACTGAGAAAAATCTTCTTAGATATTCTAAAGAAGAACCAGATTTTCCTATTGAGTATGAAATAAAAATTCTTGATATTACTTTGAATGATTTTCCAAAAGTATATGAGGAATATCAAGTTAACAGATTAAAAGTTAGATTTACAATAGATGTTGGTATAGCAGATAGTTTAGAGGAAGTAGTTAAAGAATACTCCAATAATAAATATTTTGATCCTGCATGGATTGAAGAGTTTAAAAATATGGGGTTTAATTAAGAGGTAAATATGATTTCGGCATTTGAAGATTTCAAAATTAAGCTGCATAATGACTATGTGCATAAAGTATCAGCATTTTCCAGATGGTGCTGGCATGTAATAGATGATACTTCAATTTTAACTAAAAAAGAACTAGAACGATATTTTGAATTTCTTCAAGATGAATATCCTAATGCTAAAGTTAACAAATTTAAAATGTTTACAAGAGAATTTGAACTACTTAAAATATGCTGGCTTATAAAGAATTTTGATTCTTCAAAAACTTCTATATTTTATAACTTTATCAAAGATACTCAAATTGAACAACATACTATTGAGGATGGAAACCATACACTTGCTGCATGTGCATATTTGAAATATTCGCCTTGGATAACTGTTAATTTATCTAATGCAAGGGTAATAAATCAATTGATTAAAGATAAAATCATAATTGATTGTAATTGTACTTTGCGCAATAAGTCTGTAATTGGAAGAAATATTGTTAGCTTCTCAAAAAGACAGACTTATTCATTTATATTTAATGAACAATGTTTATCTGTTGATAAAGTTGATACAAATAATTTAGAAATTAGCTATGTATATAATGAATATGGGTATGTAGGATTTACTAGTGATTTTCCTGTAACTGTAAAAAATAAAGTAATTGATTGTAATCCTGATGAAAAACTTTATGTATTTTTACAAGAAATGGAAAAAGCCACAGGCAATCCATTTACTGATTTATATGAACAATGCAAAGTTAGATACGAGAGGGCACAAAATGGAAACAATAGATGTAACTAAAATTAATGAAATATCAATTAATGATCTTGGTGCTGTTATACTTACACAAAATGAAATTCCTATCGGTATATTTTGTAGTATGACACATACAAATAAGTTTAAAGAATTTAATAAACCTAAAGAAATTCCTAATACTAATCTTAGGAAAATTATTACTTCCATTTTAATTAAACTTATTGAGGAAAATGAAGACTTCGGGACAAATACTATTTTGAATAGTAAAGAATTGAAAGGTTATAAAGAAAAAGATTGCTTAAATATGATTAGTCTTATACTTGAACATTTTACAAAAAAGGGAAATATAAAAAGAGTATATCGAGGACAGTATAAAGTTATTAAACGTATTAAAGTTATTAAAACAAAACTTGATGTTGATGATATAGATGATATTAAAAATATAATGCAAGATTATATAGAACGAGTAGCAAGTAAAGAATATACAATTAAGTCAAGAGATATTGAGTACCATATTTTGACGTTCCTTTATCATCACGAAATTGATATCCATAATATTGTTGTGAATACACCAAAAGTTATGGGCATAATACGAAGATATTTAAAAACAAAAGGGCATAAACATATACATTCTGGCATATATCGTATAAACCTTTCGGAGGTGTAAATGAGTAATCCATTCGACTTGCTTAATGCAAGAAACTTGGCTAACCGTGCTAAGGAGAGTGTACAATATGAAGATTGTGAATCCTGCGAATATTGTGCAAATCGTATTCCTCCATTTCAAAGTAAGGAAATGTATAGTCATGATACATGTAAAGTAGTAATAGGTGTAGTTCAATTAAATAAAGTTTGTAAAGAATTTTCAAGGAGGTCAAAATGAATGAATCTCAAATCTTTGAACGTAAAATACGTTTACTGAAAAATAAAGTAAGAGATCTTGAAGACTCAGTGGAGATTATTCGAGCTTCATCAACTTATTTTAAGTTGGATGAAGTTCAATCAAAGATTGAAAGGACAAGATTACGATTAGACGCTTGGATTGCGGCCTATGATGTTTTTGAACATACACAAGATTCGGAGGAAATATAATGAAAGATCGTGAAATTTTTGAGGAAATGATTGCAGATTATAAAGGCAAATTTGAAAAGGTTACAGAGCAAATTAAATTTGCTCTGGTCAGAAATGATTTTCATAAGTTAAAGGATCTTAATGCCACGGCCCGTAAATACAAGCGTCAGTTTGTAAGTTGGTCTAAGGCGTATATAGCGTATAAAGAAGTTAGAAAGGGTGCGCCTATTCTTGCGCTTCCTTGTGGCATAGAAATTCCACAAGAACAAATCAATTCTGTTATTGAGGAAGTCATTTCTAAAAATGAAGTTAAAAATAGCACTATTGATGTTACGGTTGTAGAAAGTAAAAAAGAATCTACTGACAGTTATAAACCTATGACAAATACTTATAATACTATTATTGTTCCTAAGGAATTTTCTAAGGAACATTTTGCAAAAATTCAATTTAAAGATAATGAGAATATTCAAAATCTTGTTCTTCTTTTTATCAAGTCACAACAGTTGAATACCCGTTTTTCTGTACAAGATATTAGCAATCTTATTTGTACGGAGTCTTCTAATAGATATGATATTATGGCAGTAATTAAAAGTTTTCTTAGCACACTTAAACGATTGGGCATAATTAGCTACGCCAGTAAGACGTACATTATATCTCAAACATTTGAATCTTTGCGCTCTTTGGAAAGAGCCGTAAATAATGCCCGTATTAAGTATGGCACAAATGTTGTGGATAAAATTTGTATATATAATATTATTAAAAAAGAACTTAAAGTTGGTGAATCTTTCTGTAACTCTGATATTAACACTAGAATTAAAAAATTGAATACAAATAAACGTATACTTGATATCTATGTAGTTATGTATATTCGCAGCTTCTTAAAGCTGTGTGTTAAGACTAATCATATATCTTATGAGGCTAATTCACTTACTTATACAGTGATAAAAGATCTCTCTGACATAGAAACTAAAATTATTATTGGGGATAAGGAGAGAGGATTAATTTACAATTCTTTATATTCCTTATTGCATGGAAAAGAATATAGCTTTATTATGAAAGATAAAAGTGTGAACACAATTCAACTACAAAATCTTGTTAATTCAGTAAAAAGCTTTATTAAGGGTAATAAGGAAGATATTTCTTTCATTAAAGATAAAAATATCTTGCGAGTTGTACGAACATATTTGAAATCTCAAAATGTTAGATTGTATAAATGTAAAGTTAACTAGGAGGGATATATGTCACAAATTGAACTATATTCAAAACTAAAAGAAGATAAATATGATACATTTAAAGATGCATTTAAAAGTTGCTTACTACTTACACCGGAAGAAATTAAAAATCATAAACCGGATGGATTTATAGAAGATATGTTTAATACACTTCAAGATTTGAAACCTAACAGAGATTTATTAGTATCATTGGGAAACATTGAACATAAAAATGAAGAGTTACGTTTAAACTATTTGAAATGTAAAGAGGTAACAATGAAAGCCACACAACTTAAATATGAAACAATATTCAGAGATATGTGGAATTGGATTTATCGTAATCCAATTATGTCGCCAAAAGACTGGCCGGGTTGGAAAGTTAATGGTGGTGAACATTATGATGAATATACTTTTAATCCAGCATGTAATGCTGTTGATGGTAAATGTACGCAGTGTCCCGTTAAATGGAAGGGATACGTATGTTTTGAAAGAAATTCTGAACTTGCAAAATTTGAACGTACATGTAATATAAAACGTAGAAAGATGCTTGCTAAACGTATAAGTAAATTTCCATTTAGTATGGATAAATATTTTTCAGCTGTTAAATATAGAGAAGCTATGAAAGTTACGCTAGAAAATGAAAGTGATGACTTTATCAGACGCTGTAATTTAATCAGCAAATTCAGTTAAGATTTTGTATTGACATAATACATTTATTGTGGTATAATATATCAAACAAAAAACAAGGAGCCGTATTATGAAAAAGCTTATCCGCGTTGCAATGTTGGCTGAGGTGTATGCAGAACAATCTTGGAATAAGGAGCGGCGTGAATACGACCTTACCAGAAACGCCGCATGCGACAAAGCAATTGAAGAACTTGAAGTGACACTCGATACAGTTGAACTTCAAATTCTTTATTTGCTTATACATGAATGCTGGAATGAAATCCAAGATTGGTTCATGCATTACTTCGAGTTTGCCGTCAATGTTAAATATGACGATGCAGACTTGATTGCATTTATCAAGGAACATAAATAATTGACTTTGAAAAAATTTGGAGGGTGGTGTATAAAATTAGCCACCCTCCTTTTAATTACTTTAGCTGTAGGATATTTTTTAGGTATATATTTAAAAACTAAACGGACAGAACCAACTTCAACTCCAAAATTTGAAGTTGGTGATTATGTAAAAATTAAATTTAATGATAAGCTTAGATGTGCAGTTAGACTTCATCGTTGGGAAGAACAAACGATGACTGTTAGATATGATTATATTACATTTTATTATTCTTGGCTTTATTATCTTCAATGTAATGATGAAAAACAACATATAGTTGAGGAATATTTTTTAGATAAAGAAAACTAAGGAGAAAAATGAATATTTATTTAGATGATTTAAGGGGTGCTCCACCGGGTTATTCCCTGTTTACAACCGCAGAAGAACTTATTGAGTTTTTACAAACTGCGGCAACCCAAGATATTGAAATTGACATAATGAGTTTAGATAATGATTTGGGAGATGGTTACTTGGAAGGACGCCACGTTCTTAACTGGATGGAGGAATACAAATTTTTTCACCCAAAGTATAAGCTACCAAAACAAATCATTATCCATTCCTCAAATGGAGTTGCTCGTCAATATATGAATAGCATACTTAAAAAATTTAAAGAATTAGGAGTAAAAGTATGAGAATTATTTTTACACTAATATTTATACTGATTTCTTGCACTTGCTTTGCAAAGGATTCAGTATATGTATTATGTGTTGAACGCGCTGACCAAATACAGATAGATGATTATCCGTCATGTATGAGGTTAAACTCAACATTTATTGAAATAACAGGTAAAAAAGGATATTATCATTTTAATAATGATATGATGGAATTTGATGTTGTTACAACAAAAGATTCAATTCTATTTTATTCAAAGGAATTAGATATAGAATTTATAAATACAAAAAATGCTTTAGTTGATGTTGGCGGAAACATTTTTATAAAAATCTTTTAAAGGAAGGGCAACCACAATGGGACGCAAGACTTTGAAACTCCAGCAGGAACGTGCAAATAAAATTCAGGAGTTTACCTCCATTTTGCAGAGTCATGGTGGTTGTTCTGGACAGACTAAACAGAGTGGTCTTAATAATGCTTGGAAAGAGATAGTTATTGAAAACCAACATTTGTGTGTAAGAGATATTTCCAAATTTGAACGTAAACATAAATCGGAACGTAATTACGTTCTTGATTTTTACCGTTTTATGTTTGCAAAGTTTAAATATCCTATGTTTTTTAACAATGTTATTCTTGAACATTGCTACCAGAATAATACTAATCATAATTGGCAAAATCCTAATAAGGAAGCTAATTATAAAAGCCTTCATCTTTTCTTTTATATTGCAAGTGGTAAATCCTTGTATCGGGAAATTTTTAAATATGCTGGTTTCACCAAAAGGGAAACTGTTGATTTTATCAATTGCCCCTCAAGCATTAATAGCTTTAACAAAGCTATTTTGTTTTGTATTATTCGGGGCAACGTAGCAGATAATAATATTGCAAAGCAGTATATTGATATTTTCAGTTCTCGTCTTGAGGATGATTCTTTGAATAGTATTTTGTTGGATAATATTCTGTTTATTATTAAACATCCTAATTATGTTAATGAAGCTTCATTAGAGAAAATATTTATTGAGAATAGAATTGGATATAAAATTAAATCTGAGAAATCTAATATAATTATTAGCCCTGAATTTAAGTTTATTAAAGAAATGATTACTTTCTTTTGTAAGTATGATATAGCTCAAATAAAAGATAATTTTATTGAGTTGTTTGACTATTTTAGCCATCTTGAATATAAATTTAGTTTTAAAAATCGTACATTGAATTCTATTATTCAGTTGTGTAATGCGTGGCATCAGGAACGCATTATTATGGCTAAAGGTTTTGTAGAAAATAGGGAATGGAAAGAATTGCTGAATATGCAGGGTGAAAATATTTTCCGTGGTTGGATTATTGAAGAACTTTGTACTAGCAATCAGTTGGTGCGTGAGGGTAACAGAATGAGTCATTGTGTTGCCTCTTATGTATCCAAATGTATTGAAGGAAAGTGTCATATCTTTTCCATTTATAATAATATTATTTATGAAAGAGCAACTATTGAAGTTGTTGGTAAAAAAATTATTCAGATTCGAGGTAAGTTCAATGCAGCACCGTCTAAGTCTTGCCTTCAGGCAATACGGGATTGGGCCATGCGGTATCAGCTTACCAAGAGTGGATATATAAATTGGTAGGAGGAACAAAATGAAACAGACAATTGAAATTGATGTTAATTCTTTTAAAGATGTAGTTCCTGAATATAATAAAAATATAATGTTTCATGCTAAAATAAGAAAAAATCTTAATGCTGCTAATATTTGGCTGCAAGGGTGTGTTATTGATTATAGTTATGATTGGTCTTGTGATAAATGGTGTGTACAATGCCTTTCAGGTGAAATTTATTATATGAATGAGGTAGACTTTTGGTATTATGTTCCTGATGTTGAAATATCATGAGTGGAGGAACAGTACATGTAGCCGCTGCTATTGCAGCACTTAATACTTCTAGTACAAAAGAACTTCCATATATTGAATTAGAAGAATATAATAAATGTCCTTATTGTGGAGAAATAGAATATAAAGTATTTATGCGTGAAAAACATTTAGTTGAATGTGTTCAATGTGGATATGTATATCCTAGAGAAATACAGGAGGCAGAATGACAAAACTTGAATGTTCCCATATTGATTTGGTAGAGGACTTTCATCTTTCAATGGAATTGGATGACGAACAAGTGACTCAAATATCTTCAATATCCTCTCAAAAAGATATTGAAGTTTATTTTAAAAAATTATTCTCGAGTATTGAATTTAAAGAAAAAATAAAGAAAATATCAAATATTGATGTTGATATACAATATAAAGAATATTCTGATGAATCTGAATTTTGTAATGCATATCAAACTATATTGCAATTCCTTGAAGGAAATTCAAATAATAGAATATTAATAGTTACTCCGGAATCTTTTGGTGCTAATCCTAATGAATATTATCTAATTTGGAGAAACCTTTATAGTGATAATATTGAAGATGATTGGGATGAAGATTATACAATTAAAATTTATAGTGATAAAAATATATTTCATATGAATTTAATTAAAAATCACAGGATTCTTTCTAAGAAAGAAGTTGAAGAAGCTGATGATATGGATTGGGATTAATATGCAAAATTATGGATTTATACTTTCAATTATAGTTAGCATACTGACTATTTCTTTATTTATATATTCATTTAAATATTATAAGAAACATTTAAAGTGGTATAAATTACCTTTGTTTAATCATCTAGTTAATCTAAAGGATAAAGAAACAATTACTTTATTCATTGTATTTTTTATTCCATATATTAATCTATGTATGTTAGCTGCAACTTTAGTTGTTGGATTTTGTTTTGTAGTAATCAGTCTTACAGATATAGTTAGTCATTATATAAATAAATATCTGTAAACAAGGAGGAAGACATGAGAGGATTTGGCGAAGGTGCTCCACTTATGGAATGCATGTCAATGCAGGACGTAATTAAATTTTTGGATTTCCTTAATAGTGATGAAGTAAGAAGCTATGGTGTGTTGTACAGTGGTAAATATGTTAAGATACACATTACTCCTGTTATTGATACTCGTACTATGGAATGCCATCATGTTTCATTACATGGATGGTTTGGTCATAAAGCAGAACTTGATTTTCGTGATGAATATGAAGGTGAAACTCCTACCTTCTTTGATTATGTAAAAAATTATATGATTGGTTGCTATAAAGACTTGCAAGATAGAGTTGCAAAAGATAGGGAGGAAATGCATGCGAATGATTAAGGATAAGATTAAACTTTGCGTTGCTAGTGAACTTTTAGTAGAAAATATTTTTCAAGTAACTGTTCCTAATTCTATTGATGATGCAAATTGTCAAATAATTGATGAGGATTTGTATTTTTGTTACTCATATCAAGATTCAGATAATTATAACAAGGATAATCCCGTTCACCATAAAAAACTAGAACTTGGGATTTTTTATGAATTATACATAAAACATAAAGCTATTAAACGTCCTCTTTTAAATTCATTTATTTTTAATAATATGACTTTTATTGCATATACAAGTGGATTTAATAAAATTAAATAGGAGGCTATATGTGTAGTAAAGATTTTAAAATTATTATTAAAGAAAAAGATATAAAAGCACGAAGGTTGATCCACAAACCTTCTTTAGCATTTAAATCTAAAGTAAAATATAATAGAAAACTTAAACATAAAGATAAGAATTATGACTGAACAAGAAAAAGTTAGAGCTATAATTGATGAAGAACTTAAAAAAGTAAATGGTATGACACCTGAAGAATTTGAAAAATACGTTAAAAATAGTGAACCCCATGACCCAATTTGGGATGATATGTTTAATATTGCTAAGGAGCTAGGATATGGATATGAATCACACAACAGTAAGTGAAATTCTTGGTGATGTTTGTTTGAATGACATTAATGAAATGGATGTAGCTAAACTAATAATCAAAGTTTTCAAAGCTAAAGGGTACGAAGCTTATATGTGTGGAGGATGTGTACGAGATATGCTTCTCGGTAAACCTTCACATGATATAGATATAGCAACTAATTGTCCTATGCATATTACTGAATCTCTATTTAAAACAGTTAATATTGGTCAATCTAAAACCTTTGGCCTTGTAGTGGTAACATTTTACGGATTTTCTTTTGAAGTAGCTAATTTTAGGACTGATGGAACATATAGTGATGGACGTCATCCAGATGATATTAAAATAGCACAGTCTTTTAAAGAAGATTGTGAACGTAGAGATTTTACAATAAATGCTATGGCTATGTGCGAGAATGAAGGTATTCTTGATTATCACAAAGGTATGCAAGACTTAGGTAAAGGAATACTTCGCACTGTTGGTAATGCATATATGAGATTTGAAGAAGATTATCTTAGAATGCTTAGAGCTGTTCGTTTTTGTGCTAAATATAATTTAGAAATGGATTATGAATGCAAGCAAGCAATAAAGAAAAATAGCTTCCATATAACTGAAGTTTCAGTAGAACGTATTTTTAGTGAACTGTATAAAATGGCTTGCTTGTCTGGGCCTAAATTTGCAAAGTGTATTTCAATAATGTATGATGTTAAGCTTCTTGAAGAAATTTTACATGAAATACACTTAATGGGAATATTCTATCATAGCGTTACACATCACCCTGAACGTGCTATTGCTAGAAATAAAGTTACATATGAAACTGAAGCTTATAATCCTAATACTAACTATTCTGAAGATTGGGAAATACAGAAAAGTACGGTACTTGACCATATTATTTCTGCTTTAGAAGTTCAACTTGAAAAAAATAATCCTCTTCTTAACTTTTGCGTACTTCTCCATGATACAGGTAAAATAAAAACTTTTATGTTGAAAGAAGATGGACGTATAACATATCATCAGCATGATAAAGTTTCTGAACGTATGAATCGAGAAATTGGTCAACGATTGAAAATGCCCAAATCTATGATTGAAACTATTGTATTTGTTTCCACTAATCATATGGCATTTAACCAATTTCTTAATACTCGTTATTCTAAAATAGCTAAACGTGTTCAACATAAAGATTTTGAATATCTTTTGAAGACTTGTGTTTGTGATAACTATTGTAGTGAATATATGTTTGATGAAGAGATTTGGATTAAAATAATTAAACGTATTGATGAAACTAAACATAGAATGGAAAATACTCTTTATAAAAAAGTTAATGGTAAATATATAATGGAATTGCTTAATATTCCATCAGGTGAAATAATTGGTAAAATACTTGAGAAAACTCGTAATGCATGCATTGACCAAAATATAACTACATTTGAAAGACTAGATAAATTTATTACTGGATACTATTCCAGTATAAAATAGGAGTGAAGAATGAGTGAAATACTTTTTGTAAAATTTACTATCCGTATTGGAGAGCGTATTTCAAGATATACAACATTCGTAGATTTTGATT